GCCTTGAACATCTTGGTGATGTTCGTGTGCGCCTCCTCCGGGAGGTCGAACACGTTCTGCGGACCGGGCTTCAGGCTGTCCAACAGGGGGTAGAGACGCCCCGTGTCCCCAACGAGCAGGGCGCCATAGGCGCTCGTCTCGTTGCCGTTCCGGTCAGGGAACTTGCTGGAGGTTCCGATGCAAGCATCGCCCAATGCCACGTTGACGTCGTCCATGTAGTCGGCCACGCAACCGATGTTATCCTCGACGATGAGCTCCAAGGCCAGCGTCTGGATGGTCATCAGTTCCTCGGTGACCAGCCGCAGCAGGTCCTCACCGTCCCCCTCCGACCACTCGGTCATGTCGGAGACGGCCTCGTGGTAGTTCTCGCTCAGCAGCGAGAGCCAGTTGAACAGCGCCGGGAAGTGCACCTTCGCGTACTGCTCGACCACCATCGGGATGGCCTCCTCGCCCGTCTCCACCAGGGCCAGGACCGGCACCTTGGTGCAGCCCAGGCTGGTGATGAGGAAGTCCAAGCGGCTCTTGAACATCACGTGCCAGAGCACATCTCCCTGCTGCTCGATGCCGTAGATGGCCAACAGAGGGTCGTTCTCGTCGATGGGAACGGCCTCGCCATTCGCATCAATCTCGTGCAACCGATGACGGTAGCCGACATTGACCTTCGCCGGCCAGACCCGAACGAGGGCCTGGCAGAAGGTCTGACCGTCCCGCACGGTCTCGATGACCTCCCCCACCGGCATGCCCGCGTCGAAGGCCACCCGAGCACCGGGCTCAATCTCGAGGTCCACCGACTTGAACCAGTACTGGCCCTCGTCGTCGGTATAGGACGCCTCCATCACCTTCTGCCCAGGGCTCACCTGCTGGTTGAGCCCCCACTGCTTGACGCCATTCACCTTGACAGTGTAGTCGGCGAAGAAGTCCTTCACCTGGCCCGCGTGGTCCACCCAATCGGTGCTGAGGATGAGGTTGAACAAGTCCACCCCCTCATAGACGGGGTGGAAGACCAACACCTCCACCTCCACCTTGTCGCCCGCCATGGTCGGCATCATCATCGTGGAGGTCTCCACGAGGTTCTTCGGCCACTCCATGCGAACCATCGAGGAGGCGTCATCCGTCAGACCCAAGGAGACGTAGTCCCGCTGGCCATTGGCAGCCGCCATGATGTCCATGATGCCCTGAGCCAACGGGTGGCCTCCGGGGAGGTACACTTCCTCCCCAATCTTCCGACGGCCAATGGGTAGGTCCGAAGCGAACGACCCGGTGTCCCCAAAGAACTGAGTGATGGGGTCCGGAGTGGACATCCCCATGACCTGCTTCTTGAGCCAGGCCTCCTCCGGGTTCTTCAACTCCACCGGGTCGATGTCCTGGAAGCCGGGCTTCGGACGGATGTCCGCGTCGACGTCGAACTCATCGGTGCCGTTGAGGTCACCCCCACCGCCACCGATGCCACCCGTGAGGTTGCCCAGAGCCACCCAGCGGACACTGGGCGTACGTCGCTCCTGCCACGCTTCGAAGGAGTCCGCCCACTTCTCGTGAACGGCCACCACTGCGGCGGTCAACTCCCGATGGGACGGCGGGAACTGACCATTGTTGGCCGTAGTCTCCAGCAGCGTGATGCCACTGTGAGCCTTGACCAGACGGTTCACTCCATCTCGGGTCATCTTGATGGCCGCAAGGCCCTCAATGGTCACCCGGTCGAAGCCATCGCCGTCATCGAAGACGATGTGGTCCAACGAGAGCGCCACCTCGCCACCGGACTTGAGGAAGGCATTCCACGCCTTCTTGCACTTCATCGGCTCCTCCAAGGAGGAGGGCAAGCCCCACCCGTCCGGGATGGCCGGAGAAGGGTCGTACGAGTTGAGGGCGGAGTCCCGCTTCAACTCGTCCTCACCGAGAAGGACCAGCAGCCGCTGTCGGGTCTCTTGCTGCATGAGCAACATCTGGTAGAGCTCAACGGGCTTCAAGCCAGCCTCGCCCATGGCCCAGTGGATGATTTCCACATCATCCTGACTCGGCGGGATGTCCTGTCTCATGGCCTTCATGTACCGCTGCATCGAGCGCAGCAGCTCATCGCTCAGCACGTCTCCCAGGTCATCGACCCAGTCGTTGTGCGTCAAGCGCGTGGCGACACTGTCGATGTAGATGGGGCCACGGCCTTGCGCAGGCCACCTCCCCACCAACTGCTCCCGCGTGCGACAGGAGTACTTCCGCATGTAGGGCGCAAGTGCCTCATCGGTGGCGGCGAGGACTCGCTCGACCACCTCCTCCTGCATCGGCAGGGCCCGGCGCTTAACGGTGACCTCCTGAGTTCCACCACGGAGACTGTGGATGATGATGGTCTCACAGCCATCGGAACCCTCCGGGACCAAGACCAACTGGGTGGTCTCCCCGTAGCGGGTGTTCGAACGGGCCAGCCCGTGCTGACTGACCCCGTGGTGCCACAAGTCGTCCGTCTGGACAAACATGGCGGCACCGCGAACCACGGCCGTATCGGCGAGAATGCGGTCAGTCTTCTTGTCGTGGTCGATGACGGTGCTGTTGTCCACAACACCGTCGCCTGCCTCCTCGAGGAGGGACTTCTCGTCAGCGTTCTTACCAAAAAGAGTATCACTCATCGGACTGTCCGTTCAGCTCAGAGAGCTTGAAGTGCACCTTCGTCGGCGCATGAGAATTTTTCCAACAGTGCTTCGTGCCACCGTCGGCGGGGCCGCTGCCTTCGCCCCAGGTAAAGGCCAACAGGACGTCAGCCTTCCCAACTTCGAGGTTCCGCTGATGGAACCCCACTCCAACATCCACCATCACACCGGGCAGCTGCATGACATCAGCCAACCCCACAAGAGTGTCTGTTCCAACGGCCTGCGTGAAAAGCCGATGATAGTAGTTGGAGATACCACCCGCCTTAGTGGCGGCGTACTTGTCCCCATCAAAGGGGGCCGGCAGGTACAGGTTCAGCCCCTTGAAGGGCTTTCCACACACCAATGCCAGCTTATAGGCGCTCACAGCCACATGGTCAGCCCACGCGGCTCCACCAGACTGAAGTGTCACATCACTCCAATCCTCACAGTTCTTCAACATCATCTGCCAGGCAGCATCCAACATGCTGCCATACAATTTCCGTGTCATCCGATGCTGCGGAGCTTTGCTCCTACCAGCGGTGCCAATAATGGCAATCTTCATACACACTCCTGTCTGCCAACATACACAGGTGTGCATGCCCATAGGGTACAACAACAGTCGTACACTACGTTCATACACACCTATATCAACAACAAAGATAAACAAGGGGAGGTTGCCGGGAGTCGCTCAACCCGTAGGGAACGACTCACCGGACTTCAGGGAGGTGGGATTAGGCCTCGAGCGCCGCGAGGGCGTCGAGGTCCGAGGCGGTGGCCTTGGAGGCGGTCTTGACGCGGTTGGAGCCCTTGGTGGACTGCGCCACCTGGACCTCCTTGCCGTTGATGACGGCCTTCACGCGGCTGGTGTTGGTTGCCCCCTCGAAGGCGGCCCCCTGGAAGACCAGACGACCGAACTTGTTCGGCACCACACGCTGCAACCAACGGAGGGTGTCCATGAGCCCCTCGTCGTTGGTCACGATGCTCTCACCACCACTGGCGGCGCCCACGAAGGACGAGAGCATCAGCTGCACCGCCTTGGTCACCTCCTGCTCGAACGCACCCGCGAAGGCGGGCTTGGAGGCGGTGAAGGCCGGGCCATTGGGGGTGGAGACCGTCGCCTCGCCCATGGTCCCGTAGCAGGTGTGGATGGAGCCGACATCCAGCCCCGGCACCTCGAGCCGAGTCGCGAAGACCCACGTCCCGAGACCGAACTCACTCGCCCCCTTGCTCGTGCGCTGGCTGTCACCACGCTGCCGCTTCTTGCTCGTGTTACCCTCCTGGATGGCCGACACCCGGATGGTGGTCGTGCCATCGTCGTTGGTGTGCTGGTTGAACTTCACCGCAGCGGCGAAGCCCAGCACCCCGATGCAGGTCTCGATGTCCAGCGTCTCCTGCAACTGGTAGCCACCATCCTCCGTCTTCTCGACGAATCCCGCGAACGACACGGGCTGGACCTCGCCGGTGGCGAGCACCTTCCGGAACGGGGCGGTGGTCTCAACGGCGGTCTTCTCGTTCTGCAAATCGAACATGGACTTATCCTTTCTTCAAGTGCCCTCACACGTCTTCGGTAGGGCAACAATGAATACCATCTACTCGGTTCCCCGTTCACTTCGTTCACACGAACTGAAACAGTTCCTGGGCCTACGGTTATGAGGCGTCCAACCTCTTCGCACCCAACCTCCAACATTGGAGGCCTTGTAGCTCACGACTCTGCTCCGGCGAGTCGGCAACCAGTCACATATAAGACTTTAATTCAAAAGTGTGGCGACCTCTGGCCGCCCTCCAATCCCCTAAGGGTCGTCTCTGATGCGATTCACAGTCTCAGCGCCTTTATTTTGAACTAATATCTAAGTAAAGTAAAAGAGGTTCTGCGGTTTCCCTCCGCCTAGTCCAGCATCTTCCTACTCCGGTGAATGTGAACTTGCCCTAGCCGACGAGAGCCTGGAAGCAGGCCACCTTGTGCTCGAAGATGTTGATGGCGTTGGTGGCGAGGCGCTCCGCTTCCGCCTTGACCAGCAAGTCCTCGGAGACCTTGAGCTCCACGATGCCCTTCTCAGAGTTCTCCAGTGCCGTCTTGAGGCCCTCGGCCATCACCTCGTCGCCATTGGCGATGGCCGTGCTCAAGGCCTCCTGGAGGGAGTCCGCATTGGCCTCCTCGATGGTCACCTCCTCCTCGATGGAGGCCTTCACGGTGATGCGGTAGTCCTCGTAGGCCTTGGACTGCTCGGCCCACACATCCCGGCTGTCCACGGGCTCAACGTCCGAGGACATGATGCGCACATGCCCCGTCTTGACATCCTCGATGGTCGAGACCTTGGGCCCCTTGGCCTGGTAGATGCGGGAGGTGAGGGCGATGAAGTTCGGCTGGTTCATTTTTTCTTCCTTCCTATTTCCACTAAGCTTTCAACAACAACAACTAGGCCGTCGGCATTGCCGACTTCAACTGCTCCCGGAGGTCTTTGATGGTGGCCTCCATCTGTCCGATGAGCTCCTCGACCGGAACGCAGAAGCTGTCCACCAGCCTCTGTAGGGGCTCGAGATGGGCGTTGCCGATGATGAGGAAGTCGCCCGTCAAGGTGAGGGTCCAATCGCCGCACTTCGCGGCGAATCGAATCTCTTCGAACTGCCTGTCAATCCAGGCCAGCCGGGTCTCAGTACAATCATCAACGTGATTGAGGACATCCTGACGCTGTTGCGGAGGCAGCTGAATCTCCACCGTCAGCGGCTTGGTCGGGATGTCCCTCACCTTGTACCGGCTCACCATCCCCTCCGGGGGGGTGAGCCGAAGGGATGAGGACGTCCAGAAGTTATCGGGGTCCACGAGCCATCCGAGGGTGGCCCTTTCTCCGTCGCAAAGGTAGAGCGCCACCTTGTAACCCCAAAGTACCCTCTGGAGTTCACAGAGGTCAACTCCCTCAATCGAGGTAAAGGGAACAAACCCCGCCTCGACGTACTCCTTGCACCTCTTCAGTCCCACCCATAACGGGAGGGCGGCGCGGAGTGCCTTGATGGCCGCAATCTTCTTGTGACCGTCCTGAAGAACCAGCTTGATTCCCTTCACAAATACCTCTTTTCTAAGCAACACTTCCTTTTAGGAAAGTGCTATGCTTTCAGTCAAATTAGGGGGAAATCTCTCTCTCACTCCCTCTCACAGAGAAAGTAAAAGAAGAAAACAACCTAAAACCCTAAAAAGATGTCAAACAAAAAGACAACCGGCGAAGCCGGTTCCCCCGCCGACTCCGTCGGCTCCAAAGGCTACGCTTTTGCAGCCAGCTTTCGGGGGATCCAGTCCCCCCAATCGTCGAACTTCCCGGTTTCGGCACACCACTCGAAGGGACCAACGGCGACCTTCTTGTACCGAATGAGGGAAGCAACATTTTCCCTCATGGCACGCATCGCCTCCGTGAGGGAAGGCTCCGAGTTCTCTGTGAAGAACTGTACTTCATACATCTCTTGCAGCTCCTCCTCCTCAGCAGTCTCGAGAATGTTCCCAACAATGGGAGAGATGCACCAACAGGCTCCCCTAAAGTATCCCATCACTGACCGACGAACTCTCAATCCCATTACTTCCTCACTAGTTCCAACATGGCGAGGCTGACCTGACGATCAACCTCAAATGCAGCTTCAACCATCTCTAACCACAGCAGCTCCGCTACTGCAACAGTTGAGGGGAAGCTCTCATACTCCTCCATCGACACCACCCAATCCTTATCTAAGAACAGGGCATAGGCTGCCATGTTTATGACAGTAGCATCCGACTGAGAAAACCCCGCTGCGCACAAGGCAGCAACGGGAAGGTCCATAGCATCCACCACCAGATTCTCATCTTTAGTCATTTGCCAAAGAATGAGCTCCGGAAGGTGGAATCCTCCGCTCTTAAGCTGACCTCCTTCGAGATGCCAGCTTCTTATTCTTCTGACCTCTTTTAGGAGGTTTCTTACCTTTCTCACTCTTCCTCCTAAGCTTGGCCATAGTGGCCTGAGCCCCTGAGCACATCTCCTCAAGAGGTGTGCTAAGTTTACACTTCCAGGGGAACGAACAGGAACATCCAACTATCAGCAATCACGTCCTCCTAACATTCACAGAACTATCCAAAGTAAACACAGCCGGCTCCGCCGGCTCCAAGGGAAGAGGGCCAGAACAACGGACCTACATCCTATTGACCCCACCACATTCGTGGTGAGGCCTAAGTATGTAGCTCCTAGAAGGAGATCAGCTCCCTCTCAGCCAACCAAGCCAAGACGGCCTCTACCTCCTTCACTGCCGAATGCCACTCCACCTCAGGGTCAAGGAGTCGAACCCGCCAGGATTTGTTCTTCACTCCAGTAGAGGTGCTCCAATAATCCTGGCCCACATCGTACCTCAACTGCATGTGAGTGCCATATTCAGTGAAGCTCTCCTTCCAGTGAAGGAGGCAGATGAGAGCATCCTCCCACCCCTCAATAATGTGCTCAGGCATCTCCCAGAAATCCCACAGGGCGTGGAAGGACTTCACCTCCCCACTGGGCGTCCATTCCGGCTCCGCCGCAGCAACCACCTCCTGCTCTTCGAGCTTCTCACACTCCTTCTCATGGTTCATGAGTTCGTCCAGGGGGCCTGCATGGATGGCCTGCAGCTCCTTGAGGGTCAGCATTGAGGAAGGACACAGGCCCATCGTCTTGATGAGCCACTCCTTCTCAAGGATGATATCTTCGATGGTCATATTACTTCATCTCCATGACATCAGCAGGGTTGAAGGCCGCGAAGGTGGAGAACTCCACCTCAACGGGAGGCTCATGAATGAACCCAGCCAAGCTCTTGAAGTCACCACTCTGGATGGCCGCCAAGACCGGGGCGCACTGTCGCTGCAAGTACACCACCCGAGGATGGTGCAACGGTAAGAGGCACGTCCGACCCAGCTCCCGGAGCTCCCGGTAGGGAGGGAAGTGGTGTGCCAGATCATCGGGGTTGCTGAGCAACCGCTTGGCAGCCACCATGATGGTCTCTTCCATGCCACCCTCATGGACCAGCATGTAGTCCCTCACATCTCGGTCGCTCTTGACCTCGATGTATTGAGGACGACTCTCCGGGAACATTGCCCAGATCAACTTCAGCTCCTTCTCCGTCTCGAGGAAGTCCTTCTCGATGTACATCTCCTTCAGATACCCATGGATGTACTTGCATCCATGCAAGGCACACACATTGCCATGTGCCTTGCTGTTGTAGGAGATCGTCTCCTCACAACCGGGCTCCTCACAGGCCACATCCCGATGATTGGGGTGCCACACGGCACTGATGATATCAGCCGCCCAGTAGCGGGTCTCGGCCTGAGGTGCCGCCTTGTTCAGGCAACCCTTGCAGACACCCAGCGTGAACTGTGCCATTGCTCCCTTCGAGGAGACCATCTCCCAGTGGGCGGACTCACCGCAACCAGTAGCGCTGAGGCCGAAGATCTTCCGCAAGGTGTCACCCCCACAGGAGAACCCACTGTCTCCAATCCAGAACAAATTGAACTCAACCTTCGAAGCGAAGAACAGATCAGTACGAATGCGCATTCCTTAACTCCAGTAACCAGTGGGGATGAGGCGGCGGAGCTTATTCTCCAGGACCTCTCGGAACGTTTGAGGCCGACGGGCCTCTTTCAACTGCTCAGTCAACGAAGCGACCTGCTTCGCCAACTCATCTCTCTGTCGAAGCACCAGAACGTTGTGTGCCCGTCGAGTGCTTCCACTCTTCAGCCGCTCAGGATGCACCATCTCCATGTCAAAGTTGTTCCCCTTCTCACTGTTGCACCTCTCACAAGTGAGCTGCAAGTTGAAGAAGGAGTTGTTGCCACCGCAGGCCTTAGGGATGATGTGATCTACGTTGAAGCACTCCAGCCGCCCGTTCACATCTCCAAAGAGATGCAGACTGGTGCCACCATGGGAGTGCCCCCAGTGCACATTCAGCGCCTTAGTCGGAACCAAGCCACAGATGGTGCACTTCTTGTCTCGCTGAAGAAGCTTAATCCTCCTCCTCTCAGCATCAGTGAAACGGCCATCATTCTTGTCCATCTCGAAGCTAAGCAGCTCCTCGATAGGCGTGCTCTTCCCACTCCAGTGGACACTACGACGAGTGAAGACAGTCATGCCACCTCATCCAAGCTGACGATCCGGTACTCCCAGACCGCCGCTTCCTCGGCGATGCTGAGCTCACCGTTGCAGCCATCGAGGGCCGCCGCCAAAACATCCACGTCCTCCAGCCCGACGCAGCTCACCTCGAACTCCCTGGGGAAGCTGAACTCCATCAACTCCCCCTGTTCATCCTCCTCCTTGAAGTAGAGCGGGTCCTTCAACGAGAAGGACCAACCACACCCCAACTCCTTAACCCGAGAGCTCTTCTCGGAGTTCTTCTTGATCTTCCTCTTGGTCAACTTCATCAGCCGCAAGCGCTCACAACGAGCGCAGCGGCCACAGATCGAGTAACAGTTGCGACAGATCTTCCTCATCGGTTCAACCACCAGGACTTCCTGCCAACCGAGTGACCACACTTGCGGCACTTCAGCACCTTCATCAGGTCCTCTCCGGTGTTGGTCAAGCAGTGACCACGCTCATGCACCTCAACGACACGGCCCAAGGCGATGCCCACTCGGTAGTCATGCTTGCAATCGTTCTTGCTCATGGGAACCTCACTTTCGTCGATGTTCTCTTCGTCGAGCATACGCTGCTCATCAGCCTCCAGACAGCGCTCACACTCACACTGACTTCCATGACAGAAGCAGTCCGGTCCACCAAGGACCACCGCGCCGCAAACACACTCGCTAACCTTCACCTTCATCTCCTCCTGATCACAGGCAGGACACTTGAATGTCCTGCCACCATCACAACCACTGTAGTGCTTCATCGGGGCCACCAGGCATTCGTCTCAAGGTAGAAGCAGATGCCCATCAGATGCTCTCCTTGATGCCAATGATCCTCTTCTGAAAGACACGAAACACGTCCTTCATCACCACCGCCGCACAATCATAACCAAGTTCAACACACTCACTGGGAGTAGTGAAAACATCATCACCCTCAGCAACAACACCAGCACGCTGTCGATCCAGCTCGGCCTCAAGCCGAGCCTCCACCCGTTGCAACACCTTGCTAAGAGCTAACAGCTCCTCAGAGTGCACACTAGGAGCAGGAGCCCTTGTGACCTCAAGCTCGTTGCCCCAAGCAACCCACGACACAGAACCACACGACTCCGAAACTCCATGGGCCATTGCAACGCTATGCTTCCCACAAGCCGGACACTTCAAGCCACCCTTGTACCGATAGTCTGACCTAAGCACCTCAAAAGAACCAGGGTCCCTGCTCACAGCTTCCTCCTCTTCGAGAAGTCAGGAAGCACCAGCTCCTGACCTCGGTCCACCATTTCAGCACGCTCACACTGGCGGACACACCAGCGATTACCACACTCGGAAGGAGTACGAGGCTTCCCGTCGGCACCTTCCCAGGTGCCAGGGCACCGCGCCGCAACACCCAGCTCCCCGTCAGAGAGGTACTCCAAGTCATCCTCTCGAAGACCACAAGAGGCAGTAGGACGACTACATCGTCCGAATGCCTTATCACACTCCCCATCACACCCTACAGTGACTTCCTCACCACAGTAGATCTTATCCCAAGACAGAATCATCATTCACCCCTTGTTCTACAGGTACATACTTGGTTGGCTAATATGTACATACTGGCCTGATGGTACATACCTAGTGGCTGGCCAGAAGCCTTGCACTTGGTTGGCTAAAGCCTTGTACCTAGTGGTTCCTTACATTGGAACTATTTAGCCTCGCCTACGTGCGAGGCCTTTTCTATCACTACCTCACCCCATATTAACCAGGAGGGAAGTATGTTGGTGGTCCAGTAGAAAAGATCATTTCAAATACCCCTAATTAGAGATTGCTTAAGTCATTATAATAGAGTATAGCGTGAGTCCTCAGCGGAAACGAAGAAGGTCACGCCCTTCGAGTTGAAGCAGGTAACGAGAGGTATACTCTATTATATGACCAAACGCTTGCAGATTAGACCAAAGTATGATATTCTCTGCGAGTGTTGATCAACGAGGGACGCTACTCTCCTTTGTGCACAGATGGAGTCCCGAGCCACCCGAGAGGTGGCTCTTTCGTTTAGATCTCCTGTCCAGGGTTGGATGAGGGCAAAGACAATCATAAACGAGCAGAGTTGTCCTCCCTCCTCCTCTATGCCCCACCTTAGGATGTCTGCACTCAAAGCTGCTAAGACTCCTCCCGCTGTCACCCCAGCAACAGCGGCCGTTAGGACGCCATCATAGGTCATACAGAGAAGTCTCACACTTATCACCCTGTCCTCACCTAGACCTCCTCCTTTCTCCTCCCTCAGCTGCACATGTCCTGCAGGAAGGCGATCATCTCCGGGGTGTACCCGTAGCGCTCCCACTCCAACAAGTTGGAGCGCCGCTTCCATCGGGACCACATCACATCGGCCTTGTTCTTGCGCAGTCCCTCCTTGAGCCGCTCCAGCCCACCATCGTTCCCCAAGATCACCATGACGGTGTCCCACCACGTGAACATCTGGTACTCATAGGTACCCTCGGGCCGCGCGTCTCCCCAGATGTGATCCAAGAAGTGCACCTCACTGGTGGCAACTCTCACCACCTCCTCCTGCTTACCTGCAGCGATCTTGTCCACCATCCACACCATGATGGCCCGCTGGTACTGACCAGGGGAGGGAAGACGGAACCACCCCTGCTGGCAACCCGAGAAGCAATCCAAGTTGCCCTTATGGGTGTGCTGGTTCTTGATGGCCCACTGCTGCGTGAGCACACCGGTGCCCCCACATCGGAGGCACATGGTCCTCCAGTTAGTCTGACGGCCATCGGCCGTCACGTCACACTCAATCCTCCCCATCTTCATGGAGCGCATGGTGATACCCTCAAGGGAGGGCTCACCCCATCCTGCGCAGATCTTGGTGATGTTGCTGTAGAGGTCACGCATGACCTTGTTACGAGTCGACATATCATTCTCCTTCATTGGTCCAAAAAGCCCTAAGAGGCTTAATCAAGCCGGGCTCATCCTAAGAATCAACCCGAGAGTCAAGCCCCCAAGGGGCTTCTTGGAAATACTCAACGGTACGAATGGCTAGCGTATTCTAGCTACTCGCCTAGAAAGCCCCTAGACTAGGCAGCCTGAGGGGCGGGTGCGCCGGTGACGGACATCATGTTGAAGGTGGTCTCAAAGGAGTTGCCCTTGAGCTTGCCCCACAACAGATGGAACGTGCTCTCGACCATGTTCAACGTGTCGTTGATGGTCAAGAACTGCCGCGCCAAGCCCAATCCGAAGCCACACCCCGCGATGGCCTCGATCCACGTCCAGCCCAAGGCCCAGGGGGTGGCCAGGAGGGCGATGCTCGCCCCCACGGTCGCGCAACCGAGGAGCCTGAAGCCCCAGCGGATGGCTCCGCCGATGCCCATCTTGCCAACGTGGGTGGGGGCACCGGACTGGTACCCCTTGTCATAAACGGCCTTCATCCAGTTGGCCGCATCTCGAATCGTACTATGCCGCAACGGGCACCTCCACAACAGCCACATCAGTGGCATCCTTGACAACCTCGACCACCGGAACAATCAAGTTCCGGAAGATCGAGAAGATGGCACCAAACATGGCGCCAGCCAACCACGCGAGGACGCCCGTTGCCGGACTGAAGAAGATGCTGCAGATCGTCAAGATCGCATCAATCTTACCGCCCCAACGCCGCAGGACCTGCATGGCCCACCCGCTCTCGGTGATCAACATCCACATCAGAACGTTGATCAACAGCGCCGCCGCCATGGCCTGCATCAAGAAGCCGCCCGCCCAGGCAGCTCCTCCCACCACTACAACCCCAGCAACGGCGTAAAGCCGCTGCCGCCCGGTCAGACTGGAGAACCAGTCGAGAGTCGTCTTGACTCCCTCCTTGATCCAGCCGACCAACTTGTCAAACATACCGAACATACTTACTCCTCCAACAGGTTTCCGAACGACGCGCCCAACAGGAGTGCGCCGGTCTCATCCTTGCGGGGCTTCTCGTCGGGGATCAGCTCCGTATCCCTGACGTCCTCGTCCTCCGTCAGAGCCTTGGGCTCAGGCACCTCAGGCTCAGGGTCGTTCCCCAAGATGGGGTTCACCGCACCACCGGTCACACGCAGCAACGTGTTATCGGTGAAGCTCCCATCATGGGCGTAGGTGAGCTCGGGCAGCTCAGCAGCCTGAGCCTTCAAGCTGTCACGCTCATCGGCCACCCGCCGGAGCTCAGCCTCCAGTGCAAGCATGCGCTCGTTGCTCTGAGCCAACAGGGCGTGGCTCTCCAGCGCAGCCTGCTCGATCTGCCCCTGGCGAGCAGCAGCAGTCTGCTTGGCCTGGTTCAGACGCTGATTGGCCTCCACCTGGTCCTGGATGCCAGCGCTCTCAGCGTTCAGCTGATCCGCCTTGTCGCGGGTCGCCCAGGTCTCCCACTTGAAGGCCTTCCAGGCGCGGAGGCACCCACGGACACCAGTCGCCGCCCAGATGCCCATCGGACCGAAGAAGAGCCCCTTCGCCACACCGACGTAGCCCAACTGGATGGCAGTCGGGACAAAACACCAGATGATGAAGGTGATGTATCCGAAGATGACGGCGCGGTTTAGACCTTCCCACCGAACGTAAGACTCACCGTCGCGGTCCACGTGCACGGTGCGCTTGACACCGCCCAGAGCGAAGAACGCAGTGGTACCACGAGCCCACTGGAAGCGGAGGTACCTCATACCCTCAGTTGGGTCGTTGAACACGAGCTTGGCGAACTGCCAAGTCGCACCCACAACCTTGAAAGGAGCACAAACGATTCCACCACCGATGTCCATGCACACGCCCAGGAGGTTCCGCTTCTCGGCGGGACCTCCAACCTTCTCGCTCTTCTCACCAAGCCAGCCCTTAAGGCTGGCCCACTGAGTCTTCAACCATTCCATTTACTTGTTCTCCTTGCGCTTGTTCCACCAGTTGGAGGTAAGCTTTTCAATCATCGAACCAACCACCACGATGCTCAGGAAGATCAGGGCATCCACGGCACCCCAGATGTACCAGATGGCACCAGCCGAGATCAACGCGCCGACTCCGGTGCTCATCACCACGCAGGCCGACAGAACGCCAACCACCGCACTCCCCGCACCAACCGCCACGCTGCCACCCAGCCACACCATGCTCTCCACGAACTTATCATTCTCTTTCTTGACCCAGTTCCACACCTGACTCAACTTCTCACGCAACCAATTCATCATTCATCCCTTAAAGACCAGGGTTCGTACACCCCTCAAGAACATCCCTGAGAGGTCTATATCCCCCTGGTCGTGAAACCAAAAAAAACAATTATCCAGTTTAGCCCAAAGACACCAAGCCCACCTTTAGCAATACAACAGCAAGAGTGATATGCAAGTCCAAATGAAAGAGGGAGAAGCCCTAATCATGAGGATAAGCACACTCTTATGTGCATGCTAGGTGTAGCTACTATGTTCCCATTCATAGTATCGGCGGGGCTTACTCCATGCTTGGGATGGCATGGCAAGTTGCTTTTCGTTACGGGCTTGAAACCGTTTGAATAGTATTTGCCCTATTCAGGCTCTGACGTTTTACCCGCTAGGGATGGCAGTCAGTCCGCCATAGGAACTAGTTGGTGGCGGGGGTGGCCTCGGTGGCCTCGGTCACGACCGCCTCAGCGGCCGGGGTGAAGGGGTTGGCCGTCGAGACCTCCTCCTTCTTCCCGAAGAGGCCGGTCACCCAGCCCCACGCCTTGACCACGGCGTTCTTCGCCTTCACGGCACCACCCCACACGGCCCGCGCCGCCCGCACGACGTGGCGGTCGATGCGGTACCACGCCGCCTTCGGCGCCTCCACCTTCTCCACCTTCGCGGCCTCCTTCGCGGCGACCTTCTCGGCCTTCTTGGCCTTGCGGTTATCGTTCCACGCCACGACCTTCTTGTCCAAACGGTACCAGCTCACGCTGTCCTCCTTCGCGACCTCATCGGCCTTCACCTCGTTGGACTCGGCCACCACGGCCTCATCCTTCTTGACCCAACCGATCACTCGACCGATGGTCTGCTTGTAGCTCCACTTGGCCCCACGGACCAAGTGCTTGTCCAGGCGGTACGCCGGGATGCGGTCAGCCATGGCGGCCGTGACCTCATCCCCGATCACCTCGACGCGGTCCTCACCGAGGATCTCCTCCAGGTGAAGCACGGCGTTGTTGATCGCCTCGGCGTCCTCATCGGTCAACAGGGCGTCCGACTCCTCCTCGGTCATTCCCTTCGCCAGCAGCTTCGCGCTGCATCCGACCTTGACCAGCTCGCGCCAGATCTTCTCGAGCTCCCCCTTATCGGACGTCTCGATCATCTTCTTGGCCAGGCTGGTCTGCCCCTTGACGATCCGCTTCAGGCGGATCGTGTCCACCTTGGAGAGCACCCAACCACCCGAGTGGTCCCAGGTCCACACCGCTCCACCACGCAGGGCGTTGTACACGGTCCGCACGGGCTTGAACATCCCCACGGAGACGCTGGTGCGCCCCTCCATCTGGCAGAGGATGTACGCCTTCTTGCCGATGTCGAGCTTCTCCCAGCCCGCGATGGCCTTCTCCACCCACTTGGCCGCGATCTCCTCGCGGTTCACCTTGGAGAGGCTGATGCCCGGCAGGGCGTGGGAGGCGCCGTTGGCGTCGTCCTTCGTCATCCCCAAGAGGGTCTTGGCCAGTGCGGCCTTCTCCTCATCGGTGATGTTGAGGGCGAGGTCGCCCTCGTTGTACTTGAGGGCCAGCTTGCCGGCCTTCCCCTTGCGGACCAGCAGGCCCAGCAGCAGGACGTGCTTGTCCGCGTGAACCGCGATGCGCGCCTGCTCGAAGCCCATCACCGCGACCTCGTAGGTCTTGCGGTCCTGCTTCATGGTCGTCGCCACCCGCTCCCGGTGGCACATGGCCTTCTTCATGGCCCGCTCCTTGTAGTCCTTGGCCATGGCGAGGAAGTCGGCCTCCTTCCACCACAGCCTGACCTTCTCGATGCGGCCCATCTCGGGCTCATCGGTCTTGGGCTCCACCGGGCAGGGCTCACCCGCCTCGACGGTGGGACCCGCCTTGCACTCGACCGTGGGCTCACCCACGGTGCCCTCCTCGTTGAGCGCCTCCTTGGCGATCTTGAGCTCCGCCGCCAGCAGCGCCGCCGAGGCCTTGGCCTCGATGCGGCCGTGTCCGGCCTCCTTGGCCAGCTCCCTGAGCTCCTCCAGCGTCTCCACCTTTTCGGCCAGCATCTGGTTCAGCCGGGCGGTGCTGCCCGCCTCCTCCTTGATCGCCACCTCCACGGTGGGGGCCTCTTCCTTCATCTCCGTCTTCTCCATCGCCTTTTCGATCGCCGTCTTCATCTTCTTCTCCTCCATCACGGGGGTGGTCACGGTCTCGGTCTCGATGGGCTTGGCCACGGGGGCCTCCTTCTTCACGGGCGTCGTCTTGACGCCCAGGTTCTTGATGGTGCTGGTGACCCAATCGGCCCCCAGCTTCTGGATCTCCACCATGGTGGCAGCGGTGGGCTTGACGCCCAGGCTGCCGTTCCGCTTCACCCCGGAGCGGACCCTCTTGGCCTGCTCCTTCGCGCTGCCCTCCGGCAGCGCCGTCCACACGGCGTGCCAGAAGTTCTTCTTCTGGTCTCGGGGGATGCAGCGCATCTGCTCCTCCATGGAGGTCTCCTCGTCGGTCTTGGTGGCCTTGAGCGCCTTGCGCTCGTTGGCCAACTCGTTGAGGCGGTCGACCGCCTTCTTCATGACTTCGACCACCTCTTCGGCGACCGCCTTCTCATCCGCCATCTTCAGCGTCCCGGCCATCTCCTCCTTCGTGATGTACCCCTGGCCCAACGCCGCCCGCAGCATGCGGGCGAGCTTCTCCCGCGCCTCCGCCTTCTCGGCGGCCTGCTCCTTCTCGAACAGCTCCACCTGGAGCCGATTGTTCTCGTCGTGCTCGCTCTCCATGACCTCCGCCTTCTCCTCCGCCGTGAGGGTGCTTCCCTCGTTGATCGCCGTCTCCACCTGGGTCTCGATGTCGGTCTTCACGTCCTGCTCCTTCTGGGCCTTCTTGGCGGCCTTCTTCGTGGTCTCCAGGGCGTCCCACTTGGTCAGCCCCTCGTCGATGCTCACCATTTGAGCATCGAAGTTCTCGTCGGTGTAGTAGGGCATCAGCTGCTTCCAGCTCTCCACCCCGGTCACCTCCAGGTTGAAGATGATCTTGGCCATCTTCACGCTCGTCCCGAAGGCGTACTCCTGCGCCCGCATCCGGGTGACCAGCTCTTCCTCCGTCTCCTGGATGGCCGCGAAGCGGGCGTGCTTCATCGCCTTCCACTCCTCGTCGGTCAAGGCGTCGAACCACTTGGGCGCCAGCTCCTTGTCGAGCTGCAGGTTCTTCTCCTGCTCCCGCTGGGCGTCGATCTTGGCACCCAGCCCCTCCACGATGACGGCCTCCTCCTCAGTGACCTCCTCCTTGTTCTTGCACTTCTCCAACACCCGACCCACCGCGACGGCCAGATCGGTGCCCTTTCGGACGGCCATGATGATCTCCTTCCCTTCCCCCTCGGAGATCTTCTGTCCCTTCAGCAGGACATTCATGGCATCGATCAAGTTGTTGAAGGCATCGATGTCTACGTTGGCCGCGAGGTCCAGCTCAGCGGCGTAGTCTTCGCTCACCACGCGGTCGCCGATCATCCGACCGAGGGCCTTCGACAGGTGGCGCCAATCGATCAGGCCATCCTTCGCATCGACCTTGATCTCGGCGACGTGCGCCTTCAGGGCCTTGCGGTGGAGGTCCCACAACAGCTCCTCCTGCTCCTTCTGGGCCGCGTGGAGTTCCGCCTCCTTCTTCTTCAAGGCCTCCATCACGGACGCCTTGGTCCAGGTCTCACCCACCTCCTTGCGGACGTAGGCCAAGGCCTTCTCACCGACGGTCTCGCCCACCGGGAGCTCCAGGCAGCTGGCCAGGATGACGCTGAGCGCCCCGTCCTCCTTCTCCTGGTTCACCTTGGCCTCCTCCTGGGCCTTCTGGAAGCGCACCAACAGCGCCCGGCTGTAGGGAGCGAAGTTGCCCCCGTTGATCCGGGAGAGGTCGCGACCCTCCCCGTTGGCGAAGGCCAGCAACGCCTCCGGCTGGAGACCCTCCTGGTTGGCGAGGTTGACGATGCTGGCGTTGAAGTCGAAGTTCTTGTTGCTCATGGTAAATCCCTTTCGAGGATTGTGTCCGTTGGCACCCGCTTACCAAGCGGGGGACATAATAAATACCAACTTACCGTTACCTACGGTTAGAGGTTTGATACTACCTCAGTATCATGAGGGTGGAGTGTTTAGGGCTACTCCACCAAAGCCCTGGACTAAACGGTAGTCCAAGCCGGCCATGACCCATGGCACAAAATGTAAAGCCCTGCTTATTCAGCAAGGCTCCAAAGTGGCGCTTGCTCAGCGCCACAACCATCAGCTACTACCGCTTACACAGCGGCTCTTGCTAATGTCTAGAGCCACCCCCGTAGGGATGAGTCTAGAGCTCAGCAAGAGCTAAGCCCGCCCCGCTTATTCAGCGGGGCAAAATACTATCAGAAGGGGATGGGACCCTCGTAGACGTCCCCCGTCTCCACCGTCTCGCTCCAGGTGAACACCACCTGGCCGGGGATGAAGGTGTTCACCATCATCTCCATCCACTCCCGCTGCTCCCCCACGCTCAGGGCCGAGGAGGAGCTGAACCTCTCCTGGGCCATCTCCAGCCACGCCTCGACGTCGGCCTCGATGCGGACGCGGTCCTCATCGCAGTGCACGCAGATGGACCGGTCGTACCCCCGGTTGTCGCTGAAGATGGTGATGTCGCAAGTGCGGCACGTGCCCGCCTTGGCGTGGCAACCACAGGGGTGCGGCTGGCACCACTTGCAGTCGCCCACGGTTGCGTGGGCCTCCAGGGCATCGGCGAAGTCATCAAGACCCCGCGTCTTGCCCCAGAGGTTGGCCGTCGTGCGGCTCAGCCCTGCACGGGAAGCCATCCCGGCGAGCGCCTGGGTGACGTCGCCCACCTGGGCCGCCCGGTAGGCGGCCACCCGGCAGGCGAAGGCCATCCAGTCCTCCAGCTCCTTCCGGGGCTCCGGGTTCTCGGCGATGTAAGTCGCCATACCCACGAGGGAGTCCTGCTCCCAGGCCTCCATGGAGCGCTTGTTCATGCGCTCCATGTGCTCCTCACACGCCCCCCGCATGTGCGAGGGCGCCACCGCCATCAAGGGCGCTGCGTTCAACTTCCGGAGCATGGGGCTCCGGAGGTTGAGGCTGCAGCTGGCCCGCCCGAGGGCGAGCAAGCCCTTCTCGGCGGTGGCGGAGGCGGAGGACTTGATGGTGTTGAAGATGGCCATGATGTGGCCTTTCAGGTCTTGCGACCAAAGTGGAGCATGATTGCTCCGTTGTGGGGAGTATCCCCTTGCCAGCGGCTCACAACGCAAGCCATTTAATTAGCGCTCTAGCAACGCTAACCCCGGTATTTTACTAATGCGCCCCGGTGGTGGGCGCTTCCAAATGTAAAGCTCTGCGCTTATTCAGCACAAAGCTAAGCGGCGGCGCTTGTTCAGCGCCACCTGTCATGAGGCAACCTATTCGGCTACCCTCGTGACGTCTAGGACCACCACCTATGTGATGAGCCTAGATCCCACGAGGGGGACCGCCCCGCTTATTCAGCGGGGCAAGAGAGAAGATTACTTCTTCTGCGCGGCCTTACGGCGCAGCTTCGCAATCTTCTTCGGGTTGGAGCTCTTGCCCTCCTCCTTGGAGAGCTTCTTACCCTTTGCGGCCATCCGGATGGCCGCGTCCTGGTCCCTCAAGGTGGAGGCCCTGCCGACCTTGGTCGTCACCACCTCCACCTTTTCGAACTGGTGGACCCGCTTGGCCGCCTCGATGGCGGCCTTCGCCTCCTCCACGGCCTTGGCGGGGGAGATGTCCCCCCGGCTCAGGGCGCGGGTGATGGAGCGCCGGGGCCGGCTGGACAGCTGAGCCAGCAGCCCCTCCAGCTCCTCGGAGGCCTCGATGGCCTGCGCCACCTTGGCCTCCTTCTTGGCCTCGATGGCCGCGAAGAAGGCCTCCTCCTGGATCTCCTTCAGGGCCCCGCCCCCTTCGACCCGCGCGGCCCGACGGCCGGCCTCCTGGTGGCGGGGCAAGGGGAGCACCTCCCCGAAGGAGATCCGCTGATCCTCCACCAGGTCCTTCTCCTCCTGGAGGCGCTTGGTCGCCTCCATCAGGTCCTCCCGCGCCGCCTGGAACTCCTCGGCCTTGGCGGCCAGCTGGGCCGCCGTCCCCTCCAGCATACCCTGGAGCTTGCGCCCCAGGTTCTCCTGGATCTGACTCAGGAGGGCCACCCGGCCCTCCAGCAGCCCGAGCCTGTAGGAGCTGTGCTCCAGCCGCGCGCGGGCCTTCATGGCCTCCTTCTTGGCGGCCTCCTTCCTGGCCGCCTCCTCCCGGTTGAGGCGGGCCAGGTCGGCCCGCTTCTCGGCCTCCTCCTTGGCCTTCTCCTCGGCCTTGGCCGCCGCCCAAGCGGCGGCCTCCTCCCTGGCCTTCTTGGCCTCCTTCGAGGCGACCTTCTCGGCCTCCTCCTTGGCCTTCTTGGAGGCGACCAGCGCCTCCAAGTTGATGCTGGTGACATCGGCGAGGATCTGAGCGAGGTCGAAGTTCTTGGTGCTCATGTTGGAGCCTTTCTGCCCTTTCGGGCAACAGTCCCATACGGGACTTGCAGCGTCGGTTACACGCCATTATCCTCCCCCTGTTTTTGGCCGGGGTTGTGCATACTAGCTCTTGGTAACCCTAGAGCCAGGGAGTGTGTTGGGTACACACTAGACCCTCCATGACCCATGGAGAACAGATTGTAAGGGCACTTGTTCAGCACCCTTCTCATACCACGATAGGAGATCGTGATAACAGGAGGGAGTCCTAGTCTATTATAATGCCGGACTAGGTACGGCTGTGGGACTAGTGCTTGGAGGCGCCGTCCCACTCGATGCTCATCTGGTTGTTCCACCAGGCATCGATCTCCTCGGGCGTCACCCCGAGGGCCTGAACCAGTTCATCCCGCTTGACCGGCGGGATAGGCCCGTAGTAGCCAGCCACCGTGGAGGCACAGGCCAAAAGCCTGACCGCCTTCTCGCAGCTCAGCTTCCTCACTTCTCCCCCTTCCAACCCTGACGGCAGGCCCACCAGGCGTCGAAGTCGGTCCCTGCGTGGGCCTTGGCGGCCCACTCCAAGCGGTCGTCCAGGAGTCGCACGGCGTCCTGCGCGGCCTTCACGCAGATGGCCAACTCCTCGGCCTCCGCCACCGACAGGAGCGCCCCCTCCCGCTCCTGCTCGGAGTGGAACCAACAGTACGCCTCCGTCCTCGCGTTGCCCTCGATGGCACAACAGGAGCACTGCCTCTCCTCCACCTTGACCTCCACCTTCACCGCCTCATGCTCGCCACAACAGTGGCAGCTCTCGAAAGTCTCGCCACACCCGCCGCAGTACTCGTACATATCATCGTCCCGGCCAAGGCAGATGGGGTCGTCACAGTTGCGACACCCATTCGGCCCATGGGGCCACCCACAGGTGGAGCACGCCACTTGACCGTCCTTCGGTGCGGGGATGCCGTCATCATCCACCATCTCGTCCACGAAGTTGGGGTCCTCGTGCTGCCCGTTGTCACAACCGGCGCACGAGTGCTTGGCCACCCCGAAGACCGGGCACAGCTCCACGGCCTCCCCCAGCCCACCCTCGATTAGGGTGGGCTGCCAGGGCGCAGGCTCCCCCTCCATCTGCCAGACGGCCTCAGCCACATCTTCCGGCGACATCGTCGCGCAGGAGCAGGAGAACGGGATGTTCCCGCACCCGTCGCACAACTCCTGGGTCTCCTCCCCCTCCACGTCGGCCTTGGCGGCCGACTTGAACGACTCCCACTGCTTCTCAAGCCCCGCCTGGATGGCGTCCTTGACGCCCTGCCGCCCCTTCCAGGCGGGCGTCCCCTCGATGGCCTCCTTGAGCTTCTGGCCCTTCTTGTTCAGCAGCACCAACACCCGCCGCCGAGCGGCGGGGAAGGCGAACAGGAGGGGTCCGGCCAGGAGGGCCATGGTGACCAGGTGCTGGACGATGCCCAGCACGAACTTCGCGATCACGGCCAACATGATGATGCCGATCGCGGCACCCAAGACGAAACCAATCTTCTTGGCAATGTTCTTCACGGTATACTCCTTTACCCCATCACGGGGCTTGGGGATTGGCTACCCCAGTTAAGCAGCTTCCCACCATGGGTTGCTGCTAATGTGAGCAGTTTAACGTCCCAGCTCTCAGGACGACTATCGAATCGTGATTCTAAACTAGAGGGAGGAGAGGATCTCCTTTCGGAACTCCTCGATCCTCTCTTCCAGGAGGGGTTCATCCTGCGCCTCCTGCTCGGCGAGCACGCAGGCCTGACGCGCCGCCTTGCAGCGGCGGGCGTACTCAGCGTCCTTCCACGCCTTCTTGGCGGCCTTCTCCTCCTGGGCCGCGACCCACCGCTTGATGCGCTGCTGCTCAATCCAGTTGCCGATCCGCTTGGACTCGGCCTGTCGGGTCCTGATGGTGGCCTTGCTCTGCTCGATCCACGCCGCCAAACGGGCGTTCTCATCAGCCTTGGCCTGCTCGGTCCAGGCCTCCTCGCAGATCTCCAGCCACTCGGGCCAGCACACCTCCCCCTTGATCTCCAGAGCGGGGAACTCCTGGACCTCCCACTCAGGGGAGGACATCGTCTCGGTCTCCTCGTCGTCGTCCTTGATCACCGCCTTAGTGGGCATCAGCCCCGCCAAGAGGAAGATGAACGAGAAAACGAAACACCCCAACGGCCCGAAGGCCATCGGGTTGGTGCCGCAACCGGCACAGATGAACAGGAGGGCGAGGAGGAGGGAGGAACGAATGAAGGTAGCCATGGTATGGCCTTTCATGTATGCCCAATAGGGCGTGATGGGCGAAACTGCCCAATGGGGACGGCATGTCCCTAGAAACCACATCAGAACGCCAAGGTGCTACCCCTGATGTCCTCATGTGATCCCCCGTCTATTGTAGCCCGACGGGGGAGAGGGCTTATTCAGGCGGCCTGCGCTGCTCTAGTTAGAGCGCACGCGCCACCAGAGGCGATGGGCGGACTGCCCCTTTTGGAAGCCCCAATCCACGTCCACGACGACGCCGTTGGAGAGGATCAACCGGCTGGTGGTGTCATCGTGGTACTGGCCCAACTGCCGGAGCCTGGCAGTCCCCAGCTGGTCCTTCTTCCAGGCGGCCGTGTGGAGGCCGATGATGGCGAACTGCAACAGGCTTCCCGCGCACAAACCATTAACGAAGTTGATGAACTGGCTCTCGTTGCCGACGTTGGACTTGCTCATGGGTGAGCTCCTATCTAATGTGCCCAATAGGGCGTGTATGGTGCGTACCTGCACCAAGGGGTGGCACAACATGTGCCTATGCCCCATATAAGACGCATCCAAGGTGTTACCCCTGATGCGCCTATGTGGAACACCCACCTTTAGCCCGGTGGGGAAGGGCTCATCGGGCGCTAACGCCCGATGAAGATGTGGATCTCCTTGTACTTGTGGGTCTTCTCGTCGAAGTCGACGTCCAGGGTCACCTGGACCCCCTTGCCCTTGACGACCCACTGCTCCCAGGCGAAGACCCTCTGGTCCTCCACACCCGACAACTCCAACACCTCATCGAGGGTGACCCGCTTGGTGGAATCAATCATGACTACTCCTATGCCCCTTGGGGCTGCTTGGACCGGACTTTGGACCGGTCCTGTGGTTTAAACACACGGCTGTCTCACGACAGTCGTGTGCCCCATCACCTTACTCGCTGACCAGCGTCCAGGTGGGGACGCTCAGTCGGTCCCCCACATGGGAGGAGATCCCCTGGAGGGACCTCCCCACGAGGGGGACCTCAGTGCGGAGAAGCCGCTTGGCCTCCTCGTGGGTCACGACGCTGAGGCGCACCTCAACGTCCCTCAACGTCCCTCGCACGTAGCGGGCCCACTCGGTCTTGATGACGTACATATAGTACCCCTATGCCCTACTATACACAGAGGGGGGCTCGGGCTATACACCCCCCTGCTATAGCACACCACCCCATGTGGTATGCCCAGTGGTACCAGTAGCAGGGCTATACCCTACTACCTATACAGTACCCCATATGGGTACACGTAGTAGCATATGGCATACACCATACACCCCACATGTACCCATATGGAGCCCCCTCCGAAGAGGGGTCACCATACCTATGCTACCTAGCCCCCGAACACCTCCTTCCAGTAGGCCCGAGGCATGGGCTTACCATAGTGGGTTCGGGGGTACTTGGGCATGCCACCCTTCACCTTCTTGAAGAGCTCAACCTTGGCCTCCCAGAGGGCCTTGGCCTCAGCCATCTCCCTCTGGTACAGGGCCTCTGCCTCCTCCTCACGGGCCTTGGCCTGTGCCTCCATGGCCACCTCCAGCACCCGGTTGGGCCTATCCCACGCCTTACGGTCCTTGCCCATCGTGCTGCGCTCCAGGTGGAGGGCATCCTCCTTGGTGTAGTCCTCCATGAGGTACCAGTAGTCCTCCACCACGTGCTCATCCTCCACCACCTCAGCATCAGCCTCAGCCTTGGCCTCCTCCTTGGGCTCCAGGTGGCCCTGGATGTTCATCCACTCCTCGTAGGCGAGGCGCACCTCGAGGTCAGTGGGCTCAGCCTTGGCCGCAGGGTACACGATGGTGACCTTCACCTGACTCGTGTGTGCCTGGGGCTCACGAGCATAGGTGTGGGTGAAGGACAGCTTGCTCACATCCATGAGCACCTGCGCGTGACCGGTGACAGCCAGCTTGCGACTGGCCTTGCCCATGATGGAGGCGTTGTACACCACCTCACGCATGACGCTGTCACCCTCACGGGTGAAGGTCTCGGTCTTGTGCCCGTTGTCGATGCGGACCTGTGCGTGGTAGTACCAGATCGCATCGTAGCAGCGCGCCACAGCATCCTGCGTGTCGATCGCGTTGATGAGGGCGTGGTACAGGTGATCGGACAGGGCGATGATGGAGGTGATGATGGACTGCATGATATAACTCCTAAGTCATGCATAGAGAAGACAGACGATATGCCTGCTACTTCTCTGGTTGTTGGACGTTATGCCCAGTGTGATAGCAACATGCTATCCAAGTCGTCGGGGTAGGGGCTCGCACCGATAGGTACCCTACTACTCCCAACACTTACACTAGGTCCTCCCTTATTTTTCCTATGTTTTCCCTATTTTCCTCTATATTCAATCCTTCAGCCTTCCCTTATTTTTCCCCTATATTTCCCTCCCTTTCCCATATTTTTTTAGAACCCATTCTCGTCCCGCACCGGAAGGGCTTTCTATTGTTATTGAACCGTACTCCCGCCTATTGGATGTAATCATGAAAACACTGACCGAACTGAAGAAGCTAACGATAGCTTTGAACAGAAGGGACGATGAGTTGGCAAAGAGGAATTCTCAGCTCGAGGACTTCTACAACTCTTGTCCTGACATGATCTTTATCTTCAACGATTTGATCATAGAAGACTGCAACCCCAGGGCCTTGCGTGAACTGGGGTATTCAAAGAGTGAAATTAAAGGGAGGTCTATCTCCGATATCATTCATCCTGAGGATAGGGAAAAAATCGAAAGGGTTATGCATGCAAGAAGTCCACAAGAGTTGGGGTACTTTGTGACTTCTAATCGGCTGAGGACTAAAGAAGGGGAGTACGTTACAGTTCTTTGGACTAGCTGGTCCAGGCATGACGAGAGTGAGACCTATACCTTTGGTCGCCTCTGGCCCTCTCCTTGTCAAATTTGCCCTAATAGCAAAAAACAGCGGGGAGATCTACAATGAGCAATGATCAAAATGGGTGGAATGAGTGGTCCCGCCATGTGCTAAAAGAACTAGAAAGATTAAATGATAACTATGAAAAGATAAGCGGGGACGTACAAGAACTTAAGGGCAGGATGATAGGCTATCATCCCGAGGAGTTGACCAAACTAAAAGTAAAGGTCAACGTATTGGAATCGAAGGACGTAGATCAAGAGAAGAGGTTGAGGGAGCTAGAGACCACCGGCGCGACCTTTAGTGGGAAGTGGGCGGTCATATCTATTGTCGCTTCTCTCATCGCCGCCGCACTTGTCTCCATGGCCTTTAAGTGGATAGCACCAGACCCGCCAGAGTCTGGTGACAAGAAGACTTCTTCTATCATTGAGATGAATCTCTCACCCGCGCAACTAGAAGAATTAAAGCAAGGATCCCTCCGCACAGTTGCCTCCTAACGCCGCAATAAGGTATAATTTGTAATCCCTTACAAAACCTATGAGGCACTTATGAGCGCACTAGATGCCAGATGCAGAGCCGAACTCGGCTCCTCCCTCCAAGACATACTAAACAACATCCTCCTGATTCACGAGCTACAGAAACTCATGGAAGGCCCTCTCTATGCAGAGAGGTTCGCTGGCATGCTCCGAGCTACGACCAAAGAGGACCCCATGGATTGCACCTACGTAAGAAGGTGTGTAATTGATTGGTTGAAGCAACCTGAAGAATATCAAAGGTTTAAGGAACTAGTTAAGATGCTAGCGGAGAAGTTGTAATGGATGAATGGATCCCAGAATACGAAGATGGTCTTCCTATAGTAGACCAAGAGAAGCCTTCTCCTAAGAAGCTCCCTATACTAGAGAAGGTTCCCAAAGGAGATAAGATGGCACTTGTCTCATTTAATGGGACAGCGATAACTGAAGGCGGGGATGTTGTAAGGCACAACTGGTTCGACGGGATGAAGCTTGCCTCTGGCGCCTATACTGATATTCAACTCACAGCTGAAGAAGCTCGCGGCCTAAGGACCGCTCACCAGCGTATGAAGACTGGTGCTTCTATACAGCAGATCATGACCTGCTGGGGCCCAGAGGTTTGTCCCCGTGCCCGCACCTGTCCTTATGTAAGCCTCCAAGAGGAGATAGATAGATCAGGGGAGAGTCGTCGGGTTGTTCCAATAGGAAGGGCATGCCCAATAGAGACAGACATCCTACATGATGCAGTACAAAAGCTTTCCATAGAGTTTGATGTGACCGGAAGAGAGGAAGAGTATACAGACCAAAGGTTCATACTAGAACTTGCAGAGATAGAACTATTAGAGAGCAGGGTCAACGCAAAGCTTGCGTCGGAGCCTGAACTGCAAGGACTTACAGAAGAGAAGCTTGTTAGTACTACAACTACTAAGGCGGGAGACATTGTAGACAACTATGTAAAGGATGTAGCTGACCTTATGAAGATTAAGGAGAAGTTGTGGGCGCGGAAGGATCGTCTTCGTAAGGAACTAGTAGGGACCAGAAGAGAACAAAGAGTCATGACCGCTCGAGAGGGTGAGAATGTTAAGGACGCTTCTGTGCACATGTCTGAACTAATGAAGAGAGTTAAGCAACTACAGGCACAGATTACTGAGGAAAAGGAGTAGCACTTGTCAGCCATAGACGACTTCGCAGCAGGTAAAACCAATTGGGATGCCTCTAATGATCTGGGCGCTCATGCGAAGCGAGTCTCTAAGCTCATGGGGGGACTCTCTGCAGACGAGCTAAAGGGTGCAAGAGGTCAGGCCGCTTGGGATGTTCTAGACAGTATATATAAGACCACTGGAACTGCTCCTGCTTGGGGCACCCCAGAGCACAAGGTATACGCCCCTAGAGCTCCAGGAGGATGGGCTCATGTTCCTCATGTTCCAACCGCTGAGACAAGTCTGCCATGGCACCCCGATGATATGGCCCTTGCTGCCCCTACAGCCCCCTCTGTGGGGGCTTCTGCCCCTAATCCATCCAACCCTACCGCCTCGGTTGCAACAGCCGCTAAGGAGGCTCCAGAGGGCACTAGCGCACGTGCCATGCGTGGGATCAAAAGCAACTGGAGACTTCTAGCTGGAGGAGCAGCTGCTATTGCTGGCGTTGGGCTACTCTTTTCTGGTTCTGATGATGAATATAACTATATAGAGGGAATGAAGCATGCGGGTTTTGCTGGGCAAACCCGTAAGCACAATACTGACTTTGGTTCTGGTTGGAGGGGGGCCTTAACCAAGGCTAAGGACCTTTGGTCAAGAACCAAAAAATATGGATATGGAGAACTAAGGAGAGAGATCCCCCTCCTAGATCTTGACAGGGCTTTCTCATATATTGGCAGCGGAGGAGCTGGATGGGGCGCGGCGGTCGGCGGAATGGCGGCCTATAGCAGTATAACCCCGTCCCTTACAGCTGCACTCGGCGGAGCCGGGATAGGTCTTGGGCTAAAGGCGGCAAAGGGGCTCTTGGGCAAAGGGGGGCGGAATTATAGAAAGAATCTGGCGGCCTTTAAGAAGTCAAGACCGGAAATTGAACGATACGAAGCAGCCGCAGAAAAGATTAATATACGAGCCGCAGGGCCTGAAAAAACATGGACGCCAAAAAGCACTTTAGATTTAGGAGCGGGGTTCTCTCATGGTGCTCCAAATTACGCCCACGATTCAATTCTCGAGACGCAGCGACTCCTTCCAGGAGGCTCCAATGCTTTGAATGAAGCAGGGAGTGTTGGCGTTTACGGAAGCCGAATGCAAAAGGGGAGCCGTGAGGAGCTTCTGTCTGCGTACGCGAAAAGTTCCGCTACTGGAAACAGCTCTGTATCTGATAGCACCTTCTTCTTTATACCTGAAAAAGAGCTCTCTAAATTAGATATGTCTGAGGGCGCACACCTCTACACTCGTAACCAAAGCATCCGATTCGAAAGCACAGAAAAAAAGATTCTGCGGACTGATATGAAGCCGAGAGATTTTCGGATGCCGAGAATCGGACACGCAGACAAGCCGCACGCTGTCAGAAGTTACGATCCAAAGACTGACGCCGTGACCCTGAGTCGAACTGATTTCATAGAAAGGAGAGAGTTGGAGGGCTTTTCCGCGACCGGAGTTCTAAGAGACTTTTTCCATCAAAAGAAGGTTGAGGGCTTGCGGCGCGGAACGCGCCGGTTAAGGGGAGAAGTTGAAGTAAGAGTTCTGAAAGGAGTTTCGACGGAGGATTATAACCCGTCGCACATTGGACGACCAACAAAGATTGTAAAGGAAGAAGGTGGCATATCTGCAGCATTCTCAAACGCAGAGGCTGCGGGCCTATCAGACCCGAACAACCCTGCTGCTATTGCTGGCGTTGGTGCATTGGCAGATGAGATTGCAGGAATGGGGGGCAATCTATATGTTAAGGGAGGGGTGGCCAGAGAGCATCTGGTGTCAAGTCTTCGTCCCGAATGGACAAGACAGTCTAAGGACATTGACCTTCTTGTTACAGGAGACATCGGCTTAGATAAGGTATATGGGGCAATGGCCAAGCATCAAAGCTTCTTTGATGTGCAAATACAAAAGGACCTTCCCTCATTCTTCAAGGGGACAGACATGACTGCCAACCAAGCGGTCATAGAAGCATCCTCTGGGAGGCTATTGCACACACAGGCTGCTGCAGATGATATTGTTGCAGGAAAAGTTAGATATCTTGACATGTCCGACGCCGGTCGTGCTCACCAGCGCATGTCTAAGTTTCAGGGCTATTATCCCGGGATGCAGATAGAGCCAGGAAAGATTTCTGGGAAGGATGATGCCTATAACGTCATCGAAGGACTTAGGCACGAAGGCTTTAAGGGGCCAGCAAGAAAGAAGACTGCTGACTTTGGTTCTGGCTGGAATGCCCTCAGGGGATTGACTAGAGCTGCAGAGACCTTTGCTGAGATGACAGGATCTCCTGGCTTCCAAGATGCCATCGCCCTTGCTACTCGCGTAAAGAGGCTTGGTGCCGGAGCAAGTGGCGAAGCTCACCTCATGGAGGGCTATTTCAGAGGCCAGTCATTCAATTTTGTTCGTAAGGCCGGGAGAATTCCTAAATCAGAGGTTGCCTTGACAAGCAAGGCTAGCTCCTCAGTTGGGCCAGATGTTTATGCCGCCCGTCCTGGTCGCCAGGGACAGATGGACATGGAATACTTTGAAGGGTCTCCCTTGAAGGACCTGTCCCCTTCTGAGCTAAGAGAGGTTGGCTTGGGTCGCATAAACGAAGCTGTATCAACACTACACGAGCAGATGCGTCATGGAGATCTCAACTTTGGCAACATTGTCTTAACTGCGGACCAGAGAGGCGCCAAGCGCATTGGCATTATTGACTACGGGAGTCCATTGGGACAATGGACAGGCAAAGGAAAGCGTCATGGTGAGATCGTAAGGAAGGAGGGCGGCGGCCGTCAGATCAGAGCGATATCAGAAGAGGCTGCACTGAAGCGCGACAAGCAGGTTGTTAGCACTCTCTATGAGAGACAGGTCCGCTCCAACCGCGCTCTAAATCCAGAGGAGGGCATGGCTCACGGAGGGGGTGTTGCCGACGCCACCAGAAGCAAAAAGACCGACTTCGGTTCCCCTTGGCAGGGGCTAGACCATGCTTTGAACAGGAGGTATGAAGGTCAGATAGGGCAGCAGAAGGTCACAGACTATGAGATAGAAGATGCAGACACCGTAAAGCTTATGCTTAGCGGTGGGAATACTATGTCCTTACGTCTAGCCGGCATTGATGCTCCCGAGGTCTCCCATGGTGATGCGTATGCATCTAATAAAGTATTCCAAGATCAGCCATATGGTGAGAGAGCAACGGAGATGCTCGAAGAGCTAATGGCCTCACAGAGCTCGATGACTGCCGTCTTCGATCCCAACGCAGGATCTACATATGGTCGTACTCCCGCTCTTTTGTTTGGCGATGACAATGTTAACCTCAACTTGCAGCTCGTCCGCCAAGGGGCAGCGGCGAGTCTACCTTTTGGAAAGGCTTCAGACAGAATATTCGATGCGCGTGCTTTTAACAGAGCTCAGGAGGAAGCAGTCGAATCTGAGACTGGAATGTGGTCAGATGCTGGTTGGCGCGCGGCTCACAATATCCAGAAGGGAGCGAAAAGAAAGATTACGCACAATGCGTTTACAGATCTGGAAAGACTATTTGGAAATTTTAGGGCCTCGAGCATTGTCCACAGAATTCGGAATCCAGATACTGAGCTTTCTGCAATGCAGGCTGCGGGAGGACGTGATGATTCCACAATTCAGGAGGGACTCAGACACGGATGGGCCCAAGCCAACAGGCAAGCAAACATTGGAGACTTTGGGTCTGGATACCGAATAGACGGGGTTATTAATACAGTGAAGCGCAGCACGCGCACAAGGCGAGGCCTTATGGAAGGCAATAGGATTGCACGCGGCTGGAGTAAGAGGATGATGAATTCAGAAAATTGGACTCAACACCATATAGGGAATTAACATGGGACTAGCAAATAAGGCAGGGAATCTAGTAGGCAATGTCGCTGAGGTGACCGTACGCGAGGGTCGGCGCCTCAGAAGAGGTGGTAGATCTGGGCTTAATAGGGCCAGGAAAGCACGCGCGGCGCACGGGCCAACCGTTAAGAGGAAGGCGGCAGAAGCAAGGGATCGCGCCAGAAGGGCAGCCGGCGCCACAAGGACCGCCGCCTCAACCAGATTCACGGCCATGAAAGAGCCATTTCAAGGCGAGGGTGGCATGAGCAGTTTGTTTGGGCTTGGGCAGGTTAAGGCTGCTCCAGGAAGGTTCGGGAAGGCACGTGAGAATATTATGTCTGCCCATGGTCCCTCCAGCTCACTCCTCGCGATATCCGGACAGAAAGAAGTCGGTCCTGGAGGTCGAGCGGCTGGACAAGCCTGGGGTGAGGCTAAGATGATGGCAAGAAGTGCCTGGAATTGGGGCTCAGCAGCGGAGCTAGGAGCTAAGGCAAACGGCCCAGGAGGTTGGGCTCGTGCTGGAGCCGTAGGCGCTAGAGGCGCCATGGTCTATGGAGGCATGGCCGCAGCTGACTTTGTAAACCCATTTGGCTTTGGTTGGAATGACTAATGAATTGGTGGGATAAGCTTAAAGCACATAGTGAGGCCCAAAGAAATATTGTTGGGAAGATGGGGAATGCGGTTTATCGCGGTGCCGCCTTCGGAGGGACTGCTGCCTTCCTTGGTGCCAGCACGATTGCCAAGGCTGGCTATCATGGCGTTGCAGGAATAAGCGGAGGGCTACGGAGCGGAGTGGGGGGCTATCGAGCTCACAGAAGGTTCGAGCAGTCCCAAATGAATGCCTTCAGGGCTACTGCTGACACCATGGCAGAGATGGGTCCCAATAGGATGGGAGCTCAAAACTATGCAAGAGCAATGGGCTACGAGCCAGAAGAGTTTGTTAAGCAGTACGGGAAGCAGATTAACCCCAAGACAGGTCAAGCTGTTAGGCGATTCGGAGCCAGATCAGCAGGAGAGCACCTAGGCAGAGTCGGACATAACCTTTGGCAGATGAAAAGCATGGTCAGCCTTGGCGCCACGGCAGGTCTGTCGGCCATGATGACTGATGATAATATCTTTGATCCCATAAACGGGATGCCCAGGCAGCTTGCAAGCAACCTTGGTGCCGAGGCTGGAGCGATTACTGGCGCTGGGCTTGGAGCCGCAGCCGCCATTAAGATGGTTCCTAAGGGTGGGATGCTTGTAGGAGGCATCGGCCTTGTGGCTGGTGGCCTTATAGGAGCTGAAGTTGGCATGATGGCCGCTGAAGGGGTATGGAAGATCTCAGAGTTCGGGAATAGACATGGACGCAGGTCCGTAAACAGAAAGAGTCAGTTCATTGACTCTGATTATGCTGCCACAATGAGGCAGAGGGCGATGCAGTCCATTAGAAGGAGCCAAATGAATGCAAGATCTGCCTTTGGCCAGGAGGCATTGGCTTACCACGCATGAAATCAATAAACGACGAACAGATCTCCAAGATAATCTATAGTCGTATCAAACATGCAGTAAGTATTGTAATAATTTCCAACTCTGAGGCATATGACCACGCAAGAGCGTTGGGATTGGCTAAAGGATTGTCATATTCTTCAAAGATTAGGTCAATAAGTAGCGCAGACATAGCCTCACTCTCCAAGAAAGAGAGGGAACTGCTAATAGATCAGACAGATCTTGTCATCGCCGTAGGATTTGAAGAAGAGTACAGTGAGACACACTGTCTAATTTTAGATTTAAAGAATTCTGGTGCATATGTTATCGGGATTAATGAGATACGTAACAGCTTTATGGAGAACTACAGCAGCTATACCATTACACAACTGCCAGGTGTTATGAGAAAGGTCGTGAGGTTCTGCAAAGGGAGGGACGTTTGCAATGAAGAAGATTATCATATGGTGGTCGGCGACCAAGCTTAGCTTTTGGTTGACTTATTTTGTTAGCAGGGTCGCGAATAAGGTCCACGATACGCTCTGGCCAGGCCTGCCGGTCCCTCGCTACGGCACTGTCATCCAGGCAGTCCAGCGCCTCAACCTCCTGGTTTGGTCTGCGGACGTCGTGGAGGCCTTTGGCCTAAAGATTAAGCACGGCTGGATGAGATCAGCAGAATGGGTAGAAAGAAAGATTAGGACAGGATTGAAATTTCAGACTGATTGCGATGAGTTTGCCATCTATGCGGCCAAGATGCTTCAGTTCGTTCCTGGCGTCTTTGACGTTAAGGTTTTGACCCTTAGGTGGGTTGACGCCTTTGGCGATTTGTCAGGCCACAACACCTGTGTCTTTTCCTACATGAATGAAGATCAGGAGAAGAGGTACGGGACGCTCTGTAATTGGGGCCTTAAGAAGGACTACTCCTCAATGGAGGAGGCCGCACTCTTTTTTGTTAAGGCAAGTAAGGGAACTATGATCGCTTACGCGACCGCCACAGAGGATTTGAAGTTTTTGTCTCATGTTAAGTATGAGTAACGCAGTAGAGAAGAAGCTAAAGGAGCTCGAGAGGAAGAAGAGAGAGCGAGAGAAAAGAAAGGCTAGGAGTACGAAGATTGTTAAATCTTCTCCAAGGAAGCCTCGCAGGAAGAGAAGGACCTCAAGGACTTCGACAGCTTCAGCGACTCTACGAAAGATTCCAAGAAACTATGATGAGGCGAAAGCCTTGTATGGTACACCTTGGTATGCAGATTGGAGGGAGTATATTCTGAAAAGAGATTGCTTCCAGTGTCAAATGTGTGGACGCCTTGGTGGGAAACTAGAGGTGCATCACATTAGGCCGAAGTATTTATTTCCAGAGAAGACTTTGGATGTAAAAAATGGTATAACATTATGCAAGTCCTGTCATCAAGATAGGGTCACACGACATGAATCTAAGTTCTACTTTATATTCGATCGTATGGTTGCATTGAACTCAAGGAGCTAGCGATGGGCGGCTATAATCAAATGAACGGCTCGTACAACGAGCAGCCTGGGGTCAACTGGGGAAAGATTGCAGCATATGGTGCAGGCTCAGTCATGGCCGTTGGCATGATGAGAATGGGGATGAGAGGCTTTTCAAAGGCTGCCGCAAGAGGCAAGACTGCAGTAAGAGCACAGGGCGCAGCTGCGCGTCGTAGGGCTCACCGTGCTGGCGCAGGAATTAGGTCAGCTCGAGACGAGTTTATGGCAGGGGCCAGAGGCCAGGGGCCAATGGGACCTCAGCCATTTATTGGACCTGTGCAACGCAATAAATTCAAGACCTCAAAGTATAGGGATCACTCCAGGCGGACAGCTCGCGCCGTAGGCGCTCCCCCCAGGCCAATGGCGGACCTTCAAGCCTTAGATCCCTTTCAGAGATCAAGAAACATCGGATCGCCACCAGCCAAGAGACATGCAGGAGATGGCATGATAAGAGCAGCAGACCCCTTTCAGTCGGCTGCGAATATACCTCCAAGTCATGTGCGGAGTCGACTCCCAACGAGAGCGGACATGTCAACTGGCACATCAAGCTTTGTAAACAGGCGGAAGCCAGTGCGAGCTGATCCGGGGACGTTGTCCTATCAGGCCGGCGCAAGACGCAGTCCATTTGGAACTATCCCGACTGGCTTGATCTAAGGAATTAAATGATAGAAGCTAAAGATCTCCATCCCGGATGTGTAATGTGCATCCAAAGAAATAAGGCTACCTCTGATATAATTGATGAGGAGAGCGGCAAGACCATAGTTGCTAAGGGTGAGTTCGCGATTAAGTGCGACGGCATCCCAGCAGATCCTATGACTCATGTCGTTCAGATTACAGACCCTATTATTCAGCAGGCCCTTGGCCAGCGGGGAATGGAGACCTACGCCAGGACTAAGGATCCAGTGCTCTGGGCTGAGGACAATATTACTGTCCCTGATATGGAGACAAAGATAAGAGGCCCTTGGCTCCCTCAGGGAGCCTCGGGTGAGAATGTTGAAAGGTATGACCTAGATCCGTCGTCTATCTACTATCAGGAGATGATGGTTAAATGCACTGCCCGTAGACAGATCTATAGGATTGGCCGGCGAAGTGGAAAGACCTGGACTCTTGTAATGAAGATGCTCCACCGGATGTTCACAGAGGAAGGATATAGAATCCTTGTCATCACTCCTAACATCGCACAGCTGGACATCATCTTTAGCATCGCTATGGAGTTCATCAAGACCTCCTCCACATTAGACTCCCCTGGTAACCGCTTTGTTAAGACACCCCAAAGGTTTCTTAAGCTAGCCAACGGATCCTTCATGAGAGGCTTCGTATCGGGAAATGAAACAATTCGTGGCCAGTCGGCAGATATGATTGTTATCGACGAGGGCGACTACCTAACCACAAGCGACCTCTCTGCTATCGTAGCAATCCTCTCAGAGCACAAGGACACAGTAATGTGCGTGTCCTCTACTCCCTCAGGAGCGAGAGAGCAGTTCTGGAAGTGGGACCTAAACCCCAAGTTTAGATCCTTCCACTATCCTTCTATGTGTCGTCCCAATTGGGATGAGGACATGGAGATAGAACAGAAGAGAGAGAACTTAGGCGTTAAGTACATTCATGAGATTCTTGCTGAGTACGGCGAGCTTAATGAGGGCGTATTCCAGCATGGCCATATTGATGTGGCCATTGATGACGGAGACTACTTCTACAGTGATCAGGTATTCACTCCAGGGTGGATCTATGCAATGGGAGTTGACTGGAACCCAGTCAACGGTACAGAGTGCTATGTGATAGGAGTAGACCCCTCTGCAGACTTTAAGCAGTGGAAGGTTGTCGATAAGGGGCAGGTCTTCAGAGAAGGCAACACGCAGTATCAGGCTATCCAAGAGCTCATAAGGCTAAACAGGAAGTGGAACCCTGTCGCAATTTATGTTGATCGCGGCGCAGGCTCAATGCAGATCGAATATCTAAATGAGTTCGGCAGAGCAGCAGCTCCCAATACAGCAGACAAGAGACTAGAGTCAATTGTCGAGGCAATTGACTTTGGCAGCAAGATTGAAATCCGCCACCCAACCACAGGGCAGACGCATAAGGTCTATGCAAAGCCTGCCATTGTAGAGAATGCAATCAGAGCCTTCGAAGAGATGAACATACAGCTAAGTAAGTATGACGCAGACCTGGAGAGGCAGCTTAGAGGTTATGTAATCGACAAGATTGGAATGAACGGAAGACCATCCTACAAGATGGTCTCAGACGATTTGCCGGACCACGCCCTTGATGCGTTCATTCTTGCCCTCTTTGCATTTGCTATGAAGTTCACAAAGATGGGGAATCCTGAGATTATTCCTATTGTTAGATTTACAGGACACCCAGGAAGCGATACAATCAGCTCTGTACCTGAATCAAGTAGGCCTAGATCTAGAGCTATCCATAAGCTAGCGATGAGCAATAAGAAAGAAGAGATGGCCGAAGCAGATAAGGGTTACATACCTCCTTCTCACATTCGAACCTCCGGTGGAGCCATGCCAACAAAGGAAGCAGTGGATCACGTAAGAGGACAGATAGCGAGAAGAAATGGATCAAAGCCCGGAGGCCGTGGTCCGATTAGAAGATCAAACTTACTTAGAGGCAGAAGATAATGGCAGTAAAGATCTATAGGCTTGATGAGTCTACTCTCCTATTTACAGAGGTTACGGCTACAACCTTTGGAGATCCGATAGCAGTTGGGATTCGTCCAGGAGGAACGGGCTTCGTAAAGAAGCTATTCCTCAGGAATGACGATGCGGCAAAGTGGTATGATGCCATTGAGATTAAGCCAACCTCTACCGCTGGCGCGGACATTGTCGATGGGACAGTCTCCATCAAGCTCCTGTCTGGAGACAATAAGCCGACCGATGCAGAGTGGGCTGCCGCACCAAGCAACGCCCTAGCCACGCTCGCATCTCCCCTGATCAACGGGGACACCTCAACCGTACCAGAGCTAGGAGCAGTAGGATCCCCTGATAGGATTTACTACCCCTTCTGGATCTATGTATCAATGTCTAAGGCCGCCCCAATAGGTACGTCGCAGTTCTCCTTGCAGGTGACGCACACTGAGAGCAATGTCTAATGGCTATCATTACTACCAGGTTTGACATTGCGGTAACAGTATCTTCTCCTGCAGTAGCCAAGGGCCTATCCGAGGACAATAGAGGAGCGCTCTTTCGCAAGCCTAAGGTAGACAAGTCTAAGTCTAAGGAAGCCGGAGCAGTTGGGACAGCACAGAGCGCAGTGGCAGAAGAAGAGGATGTTAGCCTATCCTTAGTCGAACTCTCAGAGGGATATACAGAACTAATAGACAGAGCCGATAGCATTCTAGATAAGCTCGTTGAAAGAAATGATAAGCTTGTGTTTGAGTTTGACCCAAATGAATTCCCAGCACTCTCTGAATCTGTTGCTGCCATCTTCCAGGGCGTTAACGACCGCATCGACTATAAGATGTATGTCGCCGCCCTAAAGTTAGACAAGGATATTGCAGTCCAAATAGGAGAGGCAGAGAATGGCATTATTAGATAGTCTGATCTCGTCTCTAACGAGATCTCCAGGGGATGTAGCTAAGGAACAATTTAAAAAGTTGTACCTAAGGCTATACCCCTACATAGTGGGAGACTTCTATCATAAGGGCGACATGGACGCAGCAATGGCCACCGTCCTTGCGGAGCTCCAAGAAACTAAGGCAATCCTACAGCTTCACATCCACCCGGTTACAGGTGTATCTACCGGACCCTCTGCATTCCCCGTCTTCCCGGTATCTCCCACAGTTAAGCCAACTCCGACAATAGGAGAAAGTCTTATTGTACGAGGAGGTGTACCTCAACCGACTGGCGCCGGTATCTCTTTCCAGGAGAGTCGCATAGACCCTAACCCTCTTGCTATTCCTCCCATCAATCCTTTGGATCCCTCAGTATGAATAGAGACCTAGCATTAGAGATGAGGCAGAACCTCGGCTCCATCATTAAGGGGTACGAGGATTATCTTCAGGGGCAGATGCTCAATGGAGATAACTCAATCCTTGCAATAGAAGGGTTTGTCGCAAGAGATGTTGTCCGCACAATAGGGATGAGTGAAGTAGGAAGAACTCGAGCAGACAGAGTCACAAAGGACCCCCAGAAGGATGCACACGACCCCGCCCAGGATGCAGTCGTCTCATCTACAACAGCTCCTCTATTCGCAGAGGGCGGCCGCATAGGGTCAGCCCTCCAGCCGTCAGAAAGAACAGGGGGAGATAGTGACTCCCTCTTTAAGAACCTGGAAGATTGTATCCCCTGCAATAAGAGTTGGGAGTGGAAGGACTTTGATTGGGACAGACTAAAAGATATTCTTAATGCAGACCTAATGGCTCGCTTTGGATGGCTCACAAAGATTGAAGACATGTTGATAGGAAACGAAGTAATAGAACAACTCTGTGCCTTCCTCCACATGTTTAGAAACCTATGTCCACAGGACCTGTTGGTGCTAATAGCAGCACTTACTGCTTGGCTAGTTAAGACCATAGAGAGCATAAAGTTTAATGCATCAGGCATCCTAAAGGATATCCTAGGTATGATACTCAAGCCCTACATCGCAGGGCTTGAAGACTTCCTTAATATGTACATACAGTTCTATGTAGATCAGATAGAGTGTATAATGAATGCAATCATTGTTTCCGCCGAGGGGCTGAGGGACATGAAGGTATCAAATACATTAGGTCCGGACATCCTTCACTTCGAAGCTGATGTAATCACAGGCAGGGGAGATAAATTCCTTGATAAGACCGCCGGCCTAACCAAGAAGGTAAGAAAGACCATCAGAGAGGAACCAAGGAAAGCGACCAGCTTCATTGCCAATGATATCCCCGCCTACTTGGTTAGCATTATCAGAGAGGTCACAGACTGGATTGAGCTTCAGGTAATTAAAACACAAGATGCTGTTATGGATCTATTAGGAGGAGAGTGGCTTCTTACAAGTAAGAACATATCCTTCATTCAGCAGATGAGAAGCGTTTTAACAATAATTCAGATCTTGAAGATCATAGTGTCACTAGGTGACATCGATGAACTCTGTAGTGAAGACAATGTCAGAAGAGTAGTCGATGAGGCCAATGATAGATTCCCAGATGATATTGTAATTGAAGAGGATTCTGATACAGGAGGCGGAGACGGTGACCCCGACCCTCTTCCACCGAACGCCAATGATAGACCGTTGGCTCCGGTAGCTAACCAACAACCCACCCCCGGTGGCACAGCAGCGGACCGCACTGCAAGCAATGCTAGAGTTAGGATTCCTATTTCTCTATCGCAGTGTCTCCAGCGCTCCAGCGGTGTGAGCGAAGATCAGCTTCGCCAATGGATGAGTGAGCTAAGTTAATGACAGAGACAAACATTAAAATCTTTTCTGCGGAAGAGATGCCGGAGTCTGAGCAGGACGCCAATCCTCCTTCAATAGGATTGATTAAGAGAATCCCTGGAACAATTAAGAGGGAGTCGATGACATACATCGCTCCCGTTCCAAATGCTAGGGCAGACGACCATGGATACCATGAGTCTGAGTACCCTTTGATTGACATCGGGGCGGCAGAGGATACTGACTCATACATTTTCCAAGCGAACCTAAAGAAGCTTGCTCTTGCCATGAAGGAAGGGCATACCCTCGTCGGAAAGAACAAGGAAACAATTAAGTACATCAAGGAACGCTTCCGCCAGATTGAAGTTGCACAGGACCAGACACTAAGGTCCTTCTTAATCGAGATCATGGGAACTCTACTTAGATACCACAACTGCTATATAATCAAAGCAAGGAGTGTGGATAAATCAGGGGGTAAGGTTAGGACTGCTGGGACGAGGAAGTTGAAGCCCGTCGCCGGATACTTTGTAGTGTCACCAGACACTATGAGAGTTAAGCCCGGCACAAACAACAGAATCATTTCCTACAAGCACATCATGCCAGATGGAAGGTTTAAGATTTATAGACCTGAAGATGTAATCTTCATCTCTGTGAACAAGAAGCCTCACTTCCTAACTGCAACCCCACCGTGGCACCCAGTTATAGAAGATGTTACAGCTCTACGAAGGATAGAGGAGCATGTAGAGAACCTTGTCTACCAGCACATATACCCCCTGTTTCAATATAAGGTTGGAACAGAAAGCGCACCGATGCAAAGGTATGAGGACGGCGTAACAGAGGTAGATATCGTCAGGGCAATGGTAAGAGACATGCCTTCCGATGGAATGCTTGTAACCCCAGAGAGACATGAGATTTCTGGACTTGGCGCGGAGAGTCGTTCTATCAGACCAGAGCCTTTCATTGAGCACTTCAAGAAGAGGGTCATCACAGGTTCAGGAATGTCTCAGCTCGACTTCGGCGACGGAGACACGGCCAACCGAGCAACAGCAGACTCAATGTCTAAGCTGGCTCACGGTAACGTTAAGTTCTACCAGCAGTGTCTTGCAGACTCATTCAACTTTGAAATCCTAAGGGAGCTCTTACTTGAGAGCACCTTCGGCTTTGACCCATTGTCAGAAGAGAACAATGTAGAACTCCGCTTTACAGAGATTGATCACGAAGCACAGATCAAACTGCAGAACCACTACATGCTGCTCTTCACATCCAACCTAATCTCAAGGACAGAAGCTAGAAGTCTATCCGGCTGGGAAGCTATGACTGAAGAGGAATCAGAGGACTGTGCCTTGTGTGTAGTTGAGATTCCTAAGATGGAGAAGCAAGGGGAACTGGAGGTGGAGAAGACAGAGGCCACCAGTAGGGCTCAGGCGGCCAACAGGGCCGCTACAGCTAAGCAGCAACCCTCTAACCAGCACGGCACATCTACCGGCCCTACAAAGGCCAGGAGCTCAGTTCAGGACGGTGTGGCCGCAGAGATATATGGCTCTCTTGCGAGAGACCTCAAGGAGGTTAGAAGCGGGGAGATAAACCTAGGTTTCATCCGCCAAATCTTCATGGCTGCAGAAGGACAGATAAAGAGGCGCTTCAAGACAACGATTGACAGAGCATCCATCTCAGGCCTGCAAGGGTTTTCCGCAAGCAGTGCCCTGTTGCAGAGAGTCCGTAATATTTCAGATAGAATTCATGGACAGTTTGAGACAGACGTCACAAGACTCTTCAGAGCTACTGCGGGAAGAACTGCAGCAGAGCTGGCAGTTGGCAGAAGAGATAACTTGACTATCGACAGACTAGAGTATAGGATCCGCTTTATAGAGAGAACTCTAACACACAGAGCAAGAATCTTATCAAAGGTTGCTGCAATGAAGGCCAGTGGGTTCGATACAGCTGTAATTAAGGCTACTCCAGGTGGAGAAGACTTCGACGTATGGAACAACATTGTTATTGAATTAGACAGTGTTACACAAGAAGACCTTCCTCCGTTCCATCCAAATTGCAGATGTGAGCTAGAGCCCATAGGAGAAATTCAGAATGGCCGATAATAGTTTTGCAGACTGGGTAAAGCCAATTGCAAGAAGCGACTATGCACACATGGTCGCGGAACCAATTGCTGTAGAGCCCGGAAAGAGACTGATGCTCGAGACGAAAGACTCAGTATCACTGACAGGACACTCTCTCCGAGCGAAGGTCCGAATGACCTTCTCAGGGCTAACCACAAAGAACAAGGCAATCTATCTGCCAGATGAGATGTTTAGAGGGGCGCGATCCTTCGTCAGCCCATTCAACAAGCCCGTCCTCAAGCACCACGATGAGGGCAAGGATCCAATAGGAAGAGTAATCGACGTTCGCTATATCGATACAACCAACCAAGCGATCCTTGTTGACTCTCGAGTGCAAAGCGCCATGTCGCCCTTCAGGGACGCAAAGACCACAAAGAAAAACCGCCTCAAATCAGTCCCCCTGTTTCAGGAGCTATCCAGCACAGATGGCTACAGAGGAGTAGGACACATCCAGGGACTGTGGAACATCACAGACCCTGATGCAATTCAGAAGGTACTAGATGGAAGATACCTAACAGTATCAACTTCATTTATGCCAAAGGGTGCACACTGTTCCACTTGCGCTTTAGATGGAGAGCTAGTAGACTGGCGTAACGAGGACTGCGGTCACGATAGAGGTCGCTTCTATGACGGAAAGGAATGCGTTGCAGTTCCTTTCGGATTCGACTATGAAGAAGTATCTCCAGTAAACAACCCCGCAGCCCCACATGCACAGATTTTAGAGTTCGGAGAGAACCTATCATTCGCAGATGCATCCTCAGGTCTGCAGACTCTTATGACACATCAAATCTTCTCAGGCCATGTGCTGGTAAAGAAGTCTGAAGATGGAACAAGTAAGGGTTATAGAATCAGCGATGCCACAGAAGTAGAGATTCCTACTTCACTTAATGCTAAGGGCGAAGGCAAAGAGCAAGACGCTCTTCAAGAAGATTCAAAAAATCAACAGTCTAGCCCCTCTGTACCGCCCGAAAATCCCGCAGAGGAAAAGGCCGATGCAGTAATTGGAAGAAATGAACAACGTGAGGAAGTCTCCTCGCAAGGAAATACCATGAATTTCGCCGATCTAACTAAGGACACAGAGTCCAACTACCAGGAGATTCTCAAGTTCCTCCCGTCAGACGCAGCGCGCCTTACAGGTGACTTGCTGACTGGTTTGGAAGATAGTGTTTTCATCGGTCCTAACAAGACTTTCCCTGCTAAGGACATCGCTCACTGCGAAGCCATTAAGGGACTGCTTGAGACAGTTGAAGATTCTGACGCCAAGGCCACTCTACTTGAGATCCTTGATGAGAAGCTAGTCAAGCTAGCTCCTACTCCAGAAGAGCCCGAAGCGGATAGCGCTGCAGTTCCCGAGCCCGAAGCGGCTGCGGAGGAAGAGAAGGTCTCAGACAAGGTAGAAATTTCAGAAGAGGAGCTAACTGCCCTCAAAGAAAAGGCTGCTAAGACTGATGACCTGACAGCAACAAGAGACATGCTTAAGCTAAGAGTCACATCCCTAAAGGATGAGATCTCACAGCTAGAAGCAGCAAACATCGAGCTGATGAAAGATCAGAAGCAGATGTTGGCAGAAACTCTTGTAGATGCGCAGATCAAGAAGGGGCTTAGAGTTACTGATAGAACAGAGAAGCTAACCGAGCTCTCAACAAGAAGCATCCAGTCTCTAAGAGATTCACTTTCAGATCTTGAAAGTGAGCCTGAGAATGGGATGGCTAGAAAGCCTGATGGCGAGAAGCTTGATGGTCTAGGGGCCGAGCAAGATAGCGCAGCACCTGAAAGAGAAGAAGTGGATACCTCAGCGTATGCTGCTATCCTTGACCGTTACTACGAAAAATCCATTGGCCCTGGTGGCCAGCGTGCGGCAGACATGTTCTTGGTAGAGCAGAAGCGCAGAGGTTATCTGCCGGCCCACATCAACCCATAATTGGAGGAATTTTAGGAAATGTCCTACGATGCAAATATCCCAGTAAAGAAGTACGATAGAGATCTCGGAAGAGTCATTCCTAACGTACGAATTTGCCCCTCAGAGCGCCCGCGCCTCGACACTGGACCGGCTCCTTACTTGCCTCTCCAGTTTGAGAACGATCGGCATGATGAGTTCTACGTTATCCTAACAGGTAAGGTAGTCGCCCTTGACGACCGTGGCTTTATTGTCCCCGCTGGACTTGCTTATCAGCTGCAGATCCTAGAAGATGACATGGCGGTCCAAGCAGGCCTTGGCGCTACCATGGATCTTTCTACAGCTCGCACACCGGAGCTTGATCTTCTTTGGCGCTATGATGCAACAGACGTTGCCAATGGTGTGGTAAATGCTCGCGGTGAAGTGGCCACCCTAAATGAGCCAGTAGTCCTGTCATTCATAACATGGCTATCAGGTGCGGTCCAGCAGAGAGTCCAGTACGATGAGTCTGTCGCCCTTGGCGCAGCCTCAACAGCGATTCCTCTCGACAACCCGCCAACACCAGTTCGCACCTTCGACATTGGTCGTCACATTGGCTTCGCCCCCTACAGCATGCTTCGTGCAGCTTCGGATGTTATGGAGCGTGCTCTAAATGAGAACGAGCTTCACCCAGCCGCAGCAAGTGGCCCTGAGGCCCTTAAGCCTTACAGCCCCACACAGTTGCGTAACCTCGCATGGGAGCTACAGAACAAGGTCACCGTCCTCGTTGCAAATGAGTGCATGGAATACCCTGTAGCAGCTGACAGAACAGGCGTTCTACTAGAAGGTCAGGTAATTGCGATTGGTGCAATGGCAGACTTTGTAAACGGTGGCTATGTTACCTTTGACCATGAGTCAGACATCGTACCGGTTACGAACACTTGCCTTGCTGTATCGCAGGGAACTCCTGACTGGTCAGCCGTTGGCGCTGCCGCTGATGCCCTTGCAAGCATTGCAATGCTAGACCTAATGAACCGAATCGTCGGTCAGGTTGTTCGCAAGAGTACTCGCTACCCAAGCTCATACCTTGATAAGGTAAGAACTCGTTGGGAGACCTCAATTCAAGGATTTGATGGCCTAGATCGTATGCCTGGTACAGCTACCTCAGGATACCCTTGGCACATGCACACAGCGGGATCGACTCTGGGTACTGTCCAGATCTCCCCACTAATGCGATAAGGAGCTATAGTAATGAGTGATATTCGTTCAAAGAATAGACGCCAGCTCAAGTTCGCTGATTTCCGCGAGGTTGATGCCTCTGCTGCGCCAGGAGAGAAGTTTAGAGACTTTGAGTACGCCTGGAAGAACAGCGGTGTCCGCCCCGACGGCAGGTTGCTCGGCAAAGAAGGAAGAATTAGCGATGCGCTCGCAATGTGGGAATCCCCGCTATTCATCCCCAAGGTCGTAAACAACGCCGTACAGGAAGCAGTTGAGCCTCTGTTGATTGCGACCTCTCTTCTACAAAAAATCCCGTATCAGCCTGGAACAATGGTTGACCTCCCAGTAATGGGTGCCGTTGACGGCGACTTCGACGTCGGCGAGGAAGAGTCCCTTCCTGAGCTACGTGTTGCGTACGGACCGGGTTCTGAGATTGGCAAGATCGGAAAGCAGGGTGTGGCTGTAAAGTTCACCGAGGAAGTACTTCGTTACTCCACTTTCGATGTTGTTACAATGGCAGTCCGTCAGGCCGGCCGAGCAATGGCTCGTAACAAGGAAGAGAAGATCTTCAACATGTGGTATAGCGTAGCGAACACCACACACGACAACCAGACCCCGCTTGCCTCGAACTTCGGTACGACTACAGGACGTGATCTTCTAGGTGCCCAGAACGGTACCCTGACAATGGACGACATCTTCGAGATGTTTGCCTCGATCATGCACAACGGATTCATTCCCGACATGCTCCTGCTCCACCCGTTGACCTGGCTAATGTTCGTTCAGGACGCTCAGCTCCGCGCTTTCGCCCAGATGAACCAGGGAGCCTTCTTCGGAAGTCAGTGGACTGGATCGCCTGCGAAGAATGACTTTGCTTCATCGTTTGGTGGTGAAGGTGTTGCCGGTGGTATCCATCGCTCGCACCCTGCTCATCAGCCTGTTCCGGCAGTTCCGGCTGCTCCTGGTGCCCAAGAGCCTCAGGATGGACATGGTAACGTCATCACCCAGAACCCGTTGGACTTCAGCCAGAACCTAAATTCTGCGCCTGTGTTGCCTAACTATCTGGGAATTCCGTTCCGCGTAATCGTAAGCCCCTTCGTGCCTTATGATGCGCTGAACAACACTACTACAATCCTCATGGCAGACTCCAACGAGCTTGGCTTCTACGTAGAGGATCACCCGATCATGACTTCTGAGTGGACGGACCCCGAGACTGATATCCTCAAGATTAAGTTGAAGGAGAGGTTCACCCTTCGTGAGAAGAACAGAGGAATGGGAATTGCAGTAGCGAAGAACGTCGTAGTTGGTGCAAACCAGATCATCCTGCCTGCTCAGAGCACAATTGATGTTGGTGGTAGCATTGGCGCCCTAGACCGTAACCAGGTCGTACCTACACCTTAATTAGGTAAGGGGAGGGGCTAAACCCCCTCCCCGCCATCTTCCAATAGGAGAATATAATGGCACAAAGAGACCTAAGTAAGACAGGTATTGCTGACGTTGCGGACGCAGCGTCGACCGCCTCAACAAACCTTGCAGCCTCGATGCCCAACAGCATTGCTGTTGCGGTTGGCATCGAAGGAGCAGGTCTTGCTGAAGAGATTATTGTGACCTGTCAGGTAAGCGATTATCTTGCGGCTCCAGTAGCTGGAACAGCAAATTTCACTTGGCGACTATTCACAGATGCGGGCGGGCTGAGCACTTCGACTGAAGTTGTAGCCGCTGCCACAACTGGCACTATTGTTGCTGGCATAATCAGCAACGAGGGTATCGCGACCTCTGATGTCAACGGAGCACTAGTCCTAACGTTCACCGAACAGGGCCCAGTCCAAGACGACGTCTATACACTTGAGCTTCTCACAAATGGGGCTCTACCTGCAGTAGCAGTACTTGACTTTAGCATAGTGGTATAAGCCACGCTGTATTTTGATCAAGTGGAGGAGGGGGCTTTTTAGTCCCCTTTTCTATTTTAAGGAGTAAAACAAATGGCACAGCTAGACCTAAGCAGCAAGGGGATCAGAGATCTTCTTGACTCAACAGAAGCCAGGGTTACTGTCGTAGAGGGAGCTGGAGGAGGCTCAACTAATGTCACCACAGCAGTCCGCCTCACACTCACTCCTGCTCAGGGAGCTCAGTATTACGATACCGATCTAGATTCATTCTGGATCGGAGATGGAGTAACACTCGGAGGAGTAGCTCAAGGTGGAGGTGGTGCACACCTTCTAGGCAGTGCAACTCACACAGCTGATACGCTAGCCAACCTTAATGCTAAGGTAAGTGACGCAACCCTACTGGACGAAACGGACATTGTCCGCGTAGACGGAAGCAACGCTCAGACACTCGCCACCTTCACACCCGGAGCGGCCCCTGGTCACACAGAGGGTCAGGTCTACTACGATAGCACCGAGAAGGCGCTGTCTGTAGACGTTTCAGATGGGTCAACAATTTCAGTCGGACAAGAGGTGGTGATCAGAGTCCTAAATAAGACTGGTGTTCAAATTAATGACGGACAGGTAGTTTATACTAGTGGCGCGCAAGGAAATAGACCAACAGTTGAACTCGCCGACGCCGACTTAGAATCAACCTCCGAGGGAACAATTGGCATAGCAACGGCCGATATTGCGAACAACCAAGAGGGGTTCATCACTCACATTGGCCTTGTTAGGGGCCTGGATACAACAGGAGGAGGGGAAGTCTGGGCTGCTGGAGAAAGGCTTTACCTTTCGTCTACTCCGGGAGTCTTAACAAACGTTCTGCCAGTCGCTCCCACGCATGGCACAGCTGTAGGGTGGGTCCTAAACGCCCACGCTACCCAGGGAATTCTATTGGTCAATATCAATGACCAAGGGCATCTCCAAGATCTTCATGACGCCAACATCGACACCCCTCTTGATGGAGAGGTCTTAACGTATGTCACAGCTAACAGTCGCTGGGAAAATGTTGCAGCCGCAGGCGGAGGAGCCCCAAACGGCGACACGATCCTGACCGGGCCGACCACCGACACAATCGACTCGACCACGGACGGAATGTTCTGGTGTGACGCCCTGCTCGGGGTGATCACCATCACCCTCGATGCCGCTGCCCCCACGGGCTACGAGGTCAAGGTTGCGGACTCGACTGGATCTGCCACCACAGCGAACATCACCGTACAGCAAGTCGCTGCGGAGACGATCAACGGGGCGGCGAGTTACACGCTCACCGAGAACTGGCAGTCGATTACCCTGCGGAAGAAGGCGGACGGGAACTGGGGGCTGGTGTAATGGGCTATACACCAGATCCATGGCCGATAGCACCTGCGACTCCGATCTTTGACCTCAACCCGATGGTCAACACGCTGTTCAACAGTGGGAGCGTGTCACTGGTTCCGGAGGTCATCAGCACCCCTACCTTCGTTCGCAACGGTGGGGGTATCCCCTACGTCACCTTCGGTGGCGGGGCTGCTTTGAGATACGGGACCGGGCTGGGCGTTCCGGCCGAATGGACGGTCATCGCCGTGGCCGAGGCGACGACACAAAATCGTTACTTGTGTGGTAACTGCAACTCTGGTGCCAACAACCGGGATCAGTGGGCGACAATCCGAACCACCAACAACTCGCCGCCAAACTACGGGTCGCAGGTAGGTGACGGAACGAATGGCGTGCTATGTATCACCACCGGGACTTTCAACTTCACGCTGAACAACGTCTACTGCCTGACAACGCGGTACACCACAGGCGACAACTTCTGTGATATGTGGGTGAACGGCGCGAAGAAGGTCACAACGAACACGCCAAGTCCTACCGGCACCAAGCCGGTCGTGTCCACGCCCGCAGGTGGCACTTGGTCTGTTGGTGCTGACGGGGCTTACAACAGTCTTCGTTGGATCGGAGACGTGTACCGTTTGGCAGTGTGGGATCGCCCGCTGTCCGATGCAGAGCGCCTCGCCTTTGAAACCGCCTGCGCACGCTTCTACCCTGTGAGTTAACCATGAGCTATACACCCCTACCTCTACCCCTACTTCCCAAGGTGCCACTTCTGTTCTGGGAGCCGCCCATCGGCAGGCTCTACAACCAGCGACAGGTTGTACCGTTTGAGACTCTGGCTACTGCGGTTGGCACGCCTGACGCCGAGCTAGACGCTGGCGGGCAGTGGGTCTACAACTACGCGGTTGGTGAGTATCACAACCTCCCTGCCCAGGTCGCCATCACAGACAGTCACACGATGATGATTGCTGTGAAGTTCGACGCCTTCTCCGCAGCTAACGACCAGTTCTTCGTGGGGAGCTACGTCTCCGGGTCGGCCAACAGCCTACTGGTGTGCAAAATCGAGGTTAACGGGGGCGCGGCTGATTACCTTGAGGTTCAGTTTGGCAATTCGGCGGTCTGGAGCGTCACACAGACAAGCGCGTGGGCACCCGTGGCAGGGCAGTGGTACATCATCACTGTAAGGCACACTTCTGGTGACACCGACGTTGACATTTGGATCGATGGGGTAGTGCAAGCCACTACGAACCCTACTGCAAACACGGGCAACGCCACCCCAAGCTCGCAGAACTTCGCCATTGGACTCTCTGGTAATGTGAGCGTCAAGCAGTTTGACGGCAAGATTGGCCACTGTGTTGTTTTCGGCGAGGCTCTATCAGACTTCAACCGCGCTCTGGTAGAAGCTGGACTCAAGACGTTATACGGCGTAGCCTAAGTTTGGAATTCGTGTGACTTTTATCGAGCGAGTGCATAGCAGAAGTTAAATAGTCTAGACATTTCGGTTATTTCTACCTATACTTACATTGTCAATTGACTAGGAGTATAGGTTATGTTCATTTTTCTAAATCCGCCTCGCCCATTTTGGGCTATTCCCGACACAGATATCCTTCTGACTCGATCGCACCCATTCTATGAATTGGAAGAAGAGGAGCTAAAGGATCTCTCACCAGAGCAGATGGCGATCTTTAATGCTGGAAAGGAATCTGGTGTTATCACCGAGGTGAGCTCAGGCTTTGTGCCGAAGAACTTTGGAAAGGCCGGCGTTGATTACATCGTAACCCGCCCGGCTTCAGAAATTCAGAAGCGCTATGTTTCAAAGATGATCATGGCTAAGGACGGAAAGGGACTTAAGTCACTAAGAGATGCAGAGGGTGCGAAGGATCGCCCTCGAGCTTCTGTTATTCAAATGATTGAATATGCCTTGCGCCAGATCTCATCTTCAGATGAAGAGAGATTCTATAATGCGATTCAAGAGATCGAAGATGATGATGGCGGGAAGCTAGAGTTGGAACTGGAGGTAGAGGTTGAGCCAACAACTCGACCTGCCGGAAACGCTAGGACTAGAGTCTCTAGATTAAACTAAGGAAAGCAAATGCCACTAATTAATGAAACCATACAAATGGGATCTCTTCTTAAGGAGCCAGCTCTAGCCGTAACAGGCTTTGGAGTGGAGGCGGTTGCAGTAGTAGATACTAAGACTTTCCTTCGAGATCCAACGGACGCTGACACAGACGTAATCTTTACCGGTGGGCGAGGATTCGATGCAGCTGGGGAATTAGTGAGAGTGGATGCCTGGGAGTTGACAAACGATCCCACCATTACTGCCATCACCACAGACCAGCCAACAAATACTGAGATCAGACTTACAGGAACTACTACGCTAACAATCCTTGGAAACACCTTCGGTGCAGCCGTAGGTGACATTCAGGTTATTGCTCACGTCCTTCCAGCTGACACAGCTAATGGTCCGGCTCCATACAACCGAAAGCGAATCGCCGACAACAGAATGCCAGTTGCGACGGTCATCACTGCATCTGCAAACCTGGATGATGCGGCACCTCCTGGAAATGCTTCCATCACAGCAACGATAGTCATGCCCAGAAAGTGGGGGGCAAAGAATGCAGCCGTCGGAGCGGTAGAGATTTCAGTCCACAACACCAAGCGGATGTTAGTGAGTGAAAGATTCACAGGACTTACTGTAGAGATCTAACAGTCAATCTATTCATTTAAGAAGCCCAGGCCTTGTGCCTGGGCTTTTCTTATTGTAGAATCTACCTACACATTTACTTTTCTATGTAATTGGAGGAACAGATGGCTGAGAAGCAATTAACAGAAGCGGACCGTAAATTGGTCCAAGCAGTACTCTTACAGCGCGATCAATATGTGCAGGCACACTCGAGGGTGCGCCTGCAGTATTTGCATGCTGAGGGTGCAATTCTTAACAAAATGGAATCCCTCAACTCGGAATTGGAGAACCTCTTTAAGGGCCTCGCTGCACGACTTGGAATTGAAGATCCAGAAAACTGGCGACTAAGCCAAGAAGATTGGGCATTCATTCGAGTCAAAGGAGAGGGGGAAGAAGAGAAGTCTCCAGATGAAGTTGTAGAGGAGATCCGCAAAAAGCATCAGTGATAACACATGGTTATAAACGATACCACTCCAGACAACGGCGATGTGGGGATTCCTCTTGAGCAGACCATTTCGGTGGTCTTCGATGAAGAGGTTGACTTAGATACAATCCTTACTGCCGGCAACTTTGTCGTTGTCTCTTCTGCCGATAAGCTCACCTCTCGCGGCCCAGGATTTGAAGACTGGTCTCCAACAGACGACGACCTACTAGACTCTCAAGTCTTTACTGGATTCATAGAAGGCGAGATCACAACAAGTGACTCGCTAACATTTGTCTTCACTCCGACCGTAGACCTAGAACCAAACAAGACATATAGAGTAATCCTCGGAACGAAGCTAACCAGCAGGACGATTAATGCAATCGCACCTGATGGTGGTAACACCTCTACGGGAAGCTTTACTACAGTCGGCCCCTACACGGGAGCAGCTGACCCAGACACCTGGACAATAGACATTGCCTCTGGCGGCCTACTTGGTACAGCGACGTTCACATATACGAGAACGTCGACAGGCCTTACTTCAGAAGCTATCCCCACAGATAGATCAGTAGAACTAGAGGATGGCGTATTCCTTAACTTCACTGCTGGAACCTTCGTAGTTGCAGATCAGTGGGTGTTTGTATCACAGCCGGGGACCGCCCTCGCCGCGATAACCGAGTTCTCTTTCGCCACAGGATCATCCTCCCATGTTGAAGTCTCAGAGGACACTCCATCTCTAAGAATACAAGAGAGGGAAGTAGAAGGGATCCTTAGGATCGATCAAGTCCCGGCAGTAGATAGCAGCACATTGGCATTGGTATCAATTGAACCTGACGTACAGGATTCAAATGTTCCTACCTCCAGGCGCACAATCATACTGACCTTCAATAAGCCTATTGATGCAGCAAGTCTAACGACAGCAACAATTGAAGTCCTAATGGAAAGCCTTCCTCTGGACGAGAGTCAGAGAACCTCAACAGCTCTTAGGGTCACACCCACAGTAAGTGGGTCAACCCTAACCTTAACCTTTACTGGATAATCATGGCAGTTACAGTTTATTTACAAGAATGGAATGGGCCGGGAGCGGGTGCGCCCACCGCAAAGAATGGTGGGCAGACTATCCAATTCAAGAGCGCAGACAATCCTGCAGTTGAGGTTTGGCCGGTAGTTACAGAAGGCCTAACAAAGCCTAACGCTGGAGTCTTTAGATCATACGAGAAGTACCTTAAGACGCGACTCAACGCCATTGCCCTTCCCTCTGTCGACATCCGAAACATTGAGGTCTTCATTAGCGGATCTGCTCCAGATGATGGAACGGCCATCTATGCCAAGAAGGAGGCAGCTTATACCCCTCCACTAGCAGGAGGGTATGATGCTGGCGGTGCAATGGTTGGGCCAAAGGTAGACCTCTTTACCTATACTTCGGCTGCACCTCTATCTCTAGACGATGGTGCAACGCCTTACGTTATCGCAGGCGACGTTGGCGACCACCTGGTCTTACAGATGGAAGTGTATCCCACCGCTAGTACCGGGGCCTCCTCAAGCTTCAATATGGTTCTCCGTTACGACGAGACAACCTAATGCACCAACTCCTCTATGAGTGGCATGTAACGTTCTCATTGGGAGATGAGTCCCTCACGCTAAATGAAACCCATCCTGAGTTCAAAGAGATAAGAGACATTGAGGGAATAGTAGTAGAGTCTGTGACTCTAATAGATCGACAGAAGTTCAGCTTGATGGACACAGAGTCTCAGCAGATGGAATCAATAGTTCACTTCGTTCAGTTCTCAAAGAGGCCAAGATTGGTTAGGCAGTTCAGGAGAACAGAGCAAGAGTTATTGAGAGGGAACACAAGGGTTGTCCCTGCTTTAGAATTTCTGATTGATGGCCAGACAAAGTATCTCTTTGCTTTCCATGATGAATACATAATCACAGAAGACCTAAAGTACCACAGAGAGGAGTGGCCAGATGCCGACTAATGAGCACGGACTAAATGCAATCATGCTTCCCGCCCGTCCGGTGGAGAACAGGATCATTCATATTACCGTAGAGGGCATCGTCGCAGTCGATGGCTCTACTATGGCTGGCCCAATCACTTCCTTCTACACAACCTCCTTCAATCCATTCTATTCCAGCGCAATGAGAGTGAGATTGATAGCGGGAGAGTTCCTTACAGAGGTTCCAGACGATACAATAAATCAACTGGTCTGGTATTATTCAAAAGAAGCCGACCTCAAGAACTATGTGCCCGATGCTTCGGCAGTCAACCCCACCACATACACCAACTATAAGGCTCGATATGTGACAGCAGCTGCTATAGTAACGCTGCTCTCTGGCACGTCCATAAACTCCGACATGTCCAAAAGGCTAGGTGACCTATCTGTTAAGCGTAACGGAGCCGCACGGGACCTTCTAGACAGCATGAGAGACGAATTAGGATGGCTCTGTGGAGTGCTCGAGGATGGCGGCTACTATGGACGCTCTCCTCTGACCACTTCGAAGGGCTCAGGACATCCCGATGCACCTATCATCGGACGGCTCTTTGCAAGAGCTGACACCCACGCAAGCAGGAACATCCCTGGAGCAAACATCAGATCTCCATTCTACCGAACCTCTGACGGCAGATCTCAGAAGAGGTGGAAGAAGACCTGGGGCAGATCCTAATGAAATCATTCAAGCCCTATCCAGTGTCTGGCCTTAAAGAGTTGGACCTAAGAAAGGAGTTGAACAGAACATTCTTTGGGGCTGCAGATGAGATTCCAAAGGGTGCGTTCAACATCCTTCGCCGCATGAGATTACAAGATGGCATCATCTATCCTGTAAGGTCTGAGGACCTACAGGAATGCGAGTGTAGAACAAACGGGTTCGAGAACGAACCCGACAAAGACTACCCCTGTGACATATGTGAAGGAGAGGGCTATCTCTTCGATGACGAGATAGTAGCAGCATACAAGACAAACAGATATGAGTACCAAGATGTAGAGAAGTACCACGCATGGGGGAAGAACACTGTTGCAATGTCCTTCTTCTATGTGGAGTACCATGAGTCCATCTCTAGGTTCGACAAGATTCTTGAACCTGTAATCGACCTCGACGGCCACATCACCACCCCTGTTAAGCTCCTCCATAGGCACAACATTCATATGGCCGAAGCCTTCAGGGCAGACAACTCAAGAGTCGAGTATTGGCGCCTCAGTTGCTGGACCGACTAATCAGAATTCAATACCCTGACCACTCCCACTTCAAATGTTATTGGTAGAAAAGATGGACAAAGAACTCATAACGGCAGCCATTGGTAAGTACCTAGAAGAGCTAGCTATTAATGCCACGGAAGCTGAGACAAGTCCAAGGCTTCGATCGCCGAGGCCAGCAACAGATATAGATGGCTTCTTCCGACTAGTTGGACAGGTCATTCAGAAGCAGCAAGAAGTAGAAGGAGTGACAAAACCTTTAACTTACTCAGAAGACTTCCCCGAAAAGGATGATAACATCGAAGGGGAAGTAATTACATACTGTGTAAAGCAAAGGAAGCCAGGGGTATTTGAACAAGTTCCTGTCTCCCAGGCAATGAGTCCGCGTCGTTCAAGAGCTAGAGTCAAGATGTTCCGAGAGGCTCTTGATGATCCAGACAACGCGGGGATGAAGATTTATACCTACGGTCAAGAGTACGACAATATTGTCCTATTCAAGATCTGGGCTAAAACAAACAAGACCGCCAACAGGCGGGCCATTTGGTTCGAGAGCCTCATTGAAGAATGGAGATGGTTCTTTCAAGCAAGTGGCGTAAAGCACGTGTACTTTGAGGAACGAGGTGAAGACATGCACCTCTCCCCAGAAAATAGAAAGCTTGTCTGTCGACCGCTTTCTTTCTACGTGAGGACCGAAAAAGTATCAACAGTTAGAGAGTATTCTCTACGAAGTCTAGTGGTCGATTCGTCGACTTAATAGGAGTCACAAAATGGCAGATAAGTTCTCCAATCTACCAAGCCAGCCCGCTGTTATCAACGAGAGCAGATTGCTAAGAGAAGCTGCTCCGGCGGGAAACATCGTAGCAGTACTTGGTAGTGCTAAAAAGGGTCCGACAAATGAGTCGGCCGTCCTCAGTGGCGCGTCAGCTATTACAAAGTATGGAGCGGATGGATCGCTAGGCCGTGGCCTAGCAGAGGCATTCCAGGGTGGAGCGCGACAGGCAGTGGGCCTTCGTCTATTCACAACTACAGGAAAGGTCGAGCACATTGCTGACGCCACAGGCGCAGCAGGGTACACAATCGAGACTGTAGTTGAAGGCGAGGATGCACTGGAGCTTTACAGCGTACTCTACAACCAGCAGACAGATCAGCTAAAGGTATATGACGTAGCCAGCGGCGTAGTTGTCTACGACGCAACTGGTGCGACCGTAGCAACAGACCTCGGCCTCGTTACTGTAACTGGCTCGGCTGTCAATGATGAGTCCGTAACTGACCAGATCTTTGGTTCAGTTGGAAAGGCACTTCCCGTTCAGGACGACGAGTCACTACAGCTCTGCACAAGCGCAGAGACTGCAGTCTTCACAATGGTTGCAGGCACTGGCCTTAACCTTGGGAAGCTTGGATTTGTTGATGCAACCAGCACTCCGATCATGTGCCAGATTCGTGCAAACGATGGAACCACATTGTTTGAGGAGACTGTTGCATCTGTCGACGTAGGGGCTGGGACTGTTACTCTATCGGCAGCAGTTGCCGCTGGTTACTTTACCGCGAACTCCGCTGGGGCGGCCATAAAGTATTCAGTAGCGATTAATGTTGCCACTCCCGCGCACCACCGTATCCGCTTCGTATCTCTCTCAGCAGGGGCGAGAATGGATGAGATCAACCTGAACAGATTGGCTGCAGCAGCGCATCCTCGTTTGCAGCCGGAGATCCTTGCGACTCCTGGATCAAGCTTCAACGGTCTTCCTTTGGTCTTGGCCGAGGCAGGCAACGTCGCTGACGCAGCCCTAGAAGAGGTAGAGCCTCACAAGATGAACCTCTTCGAGGGGCTATCGGATGCAGCTCTGATTCTAGAGGCTTCGGACATTGACGTTCTAGTCATGATGGACGCCTACATGGATGACCCTGCCCTAGACGGTCAGACCTCTGGAGAGACTCTTCTTCCGACAACTGCCGCTCAGGGTCTTATGTTGGACTCAGCTTCTAACGCACTTGCCGGAGACGGAGCAAAGGTCATTGCGCCTGCTACAATCGCAAGTGTTGGCAACCGCCTGGACTTGACGTATGCAGACGCGGCGCACAGGACTCTAGCGACATCACTACTCTCAGCAGCGGGAAGAGGCTCCTCATGGATTCGCTTCAGCACTCCACAGGCAGCAGCCTTTGGCAACAACAGAGAGAAGGATGAGATCGTCCGCATGGCGAGAGTCCTCAACTGGGAAAACACTGCGCCAGAGGTAGCTGTAGTTACACTCATGCCAGACGCGGCCGGTCCAAACGATCTTCTTAACAAATATTGGACATTCAGCGATGGAACCACAGATTGGTATGTTTGGCACAATGATGTAACTCTTGGCACAGGAGTAGATCCTGCCCCAGCTGGATTCTCAGAAATTCAAGTGGATTACGATACAGGAGACATTCTTGCCGACATTGCAATCCTCACAACTTCGGCCATTAATGCCAGCCCAGCAAGGGTCATTGCGACCGCTCAGGCGACTAGCACGACTCTAACAATGAGAGACGGAGGGGATGTAACAAATCCACTTATAGGAACCATCCCAGCTGGCTGGGGTGTGGTTGTTAACCCCGAAGGTTCTGCCGGCACTACTCAGACACTTTACTTCGACCGTGACATCGGCTTCTCACTGGACGGTGTTGGCGGTGCCATTGTTGTCGCTCAGGCGCCTGCATTCCAGGTCTTCACAAGCGACCTTCTCTTCTTCCACAGGGAGAAAGAGATCGAGGGAGAGCTTACTCACTTCTGGTACTCGGCTAAGAGCGACCCGGAAGGGAATGCCTTCAGCGAAGTAAACTTTGCTTACAAGCTTGGTCAGCTCTGCCACGATCTTACAGAAAATGAAACTACTGTTATTGGTAGCATTGGGGTGAGACCTCCGTCGAACCACTTCAACCCAGCGGCAGTTGCCACTTGGATTGGCAAGAGCCCTTCATACGATGAAGATGGCGATGTTACCCTAAACGGTTCAGGACTACTTGGAAACAAGTTCCTTGCAGGACGCGGCCTCAACAACATCTACCTTGCTGCAAACCAGTTTGACCCGGGCTTCCTGGCGACTGTAAGCGGAGAGCTTGATGACGTAGACGCTGAGCTTGATACCAACGGATTCCAGAAGGATCTTGGTAAGTACTTGAGCCTCGTAGCCTCATGGCCGACGATGACAAACGCAAGTGACTCATCTGGTGTTGGTTACATTGCTTCCGGTGCTGCTCTTTACTCTGGTCTGCTAGCTGGACTCGAGCCCTGGAGAGGCACCACAGCGAAGCCGATTGGTGGATCGAATGTTCGTCTGCCCACAAGACTGGCCAAGCGTCACTTGAACTCACTGACTGGCATCAACTACGTACTCTTCACTGAGACTCTAGGTCAGGTGACAGTTGTAGATGGACCTTCAGCAGCGCTCTCGGACTCAGATTACACACGCAACATGACCATGCGTCTAGTTGCAGAAGCAATCACAAGATTGCGTGATGCTGGACGACCGTTCTTGGGTGACCCGCTTGATGCCATCCGCAAGTCGGCTCTTGAAACAAAGCTTAAGTTTGAGCTTAACGAACTACAACGATCCTCGGGAGGGGCTCTTGAGAGCTTCAATCTTGGGGTCACACAGTCGCCTCTTGACAGAGTCAGAGGGACCGCAAAGGTGACTGTTTCCATGTCAATCATCAACGAGTTGCGCAAGCTAACCTTTGATGTTGCATTGACACTATAAGGAGTATTTGAAAGATGGCACTAAGTAGTGAATTCATTCAGTCGTACAACTCCTTCTCAGGGTGTGACATCAGAGCGGTCTTCGGTGACCGCGTTGTTGGAACGCTCCAGGGCATCTCCTGGAGCGTTACCCGTGAGAAGGCACCTATTTATACAATGGGCGACCCCGACCCTCGAGCCTTCGCAAGAGGAAAGAGAGGAATTGCAGGGTCGATGGTCTTCATCCAGTTCGACCGCCACGCGCTCGCTCAAGAGATGGCCGATGCCCGCTTCTGGTCAGACAAGGATTCCCTTCGTCCAGACAAGGATTCAACAGGCAATATTATCACTGCCGGAAGATCCGACCGGACCACAGCAAGCACCGCCTTCACACAGGAGACATTCTCTGGCAATGTAACAGACCCTCGAGACGATCAGATCTCCTCTGATGCTTGGTTTGTGGATCAGCTTCCTCCTTTCGATATCACCCTCCATGCTGCAAATGAGTACGGAGCGGCGGCTATCATGAGAATCTATGGTGTTGAAATCTTGAACGAGGGATCAGGCGTAAGCATTGACGACATCGTAATCGAGCATCAGATGACTTATGTCTGTCGAACAATCACACCTTGGCACTCACAGGGCTTCGAACAGGCCACGTGATCCAACGGTTTCAGTTCTAATTGAATTGGAGTAATTGAAGGGAGAGCTCAGTCATGGTAGACTGGGCCCTCCCTTTTTTATTTTATCCAAGGAAATTATGGCATCCCAACCCCAGACGGCCGCAGCGTTGTTGAAGCAGTACAACTCCTTCTCGGGAGCTGATGTTAATATCCTGTTTGCAATGCCCTCCGCCCCTACATCACAAAATGAGAATCCCCCTCCGATTACAAGAGTGATGACCAACGTGCAGACGCTGTCATACTCAGTGTTCAGAGAGAAGTCCGCCGCCCGCTCATTGGGCTTCGTTGGAGAGAAGGGAAGAGCAAGAGGGACTAGAACCATTGCTGGTTCTATTGTCTTTACAGTCTTCGACAGGCATCCAATGTTTGACCTTATGAGACTGCACCCAAATGATGCTCCCGCAGATGCGGTAACCCCCACCGGGTTAGCCAACCTTTCCTACGTCCACCCCGACCAGCTCCCTCCCTTTGATATCATCATCCACTTTGCTAATGAGTATGGAAGTCTCTCAGAGCTCGTGCTCTTTGGAGTTGAGTTCTCTTCAGAGGGCCAGGTCCACTCAGTGCAGGACATGCTCACAGAGAATGTCATGCAGTACACAGCAAGACATGTTGCTATCATGAGACCAGGTGGATTCCTAGAGGCCTATGTGGAGACCCCTGCAGGAAGATCTTCCAAGAAGACATTTGAAAGCATCATGAGAAGCAAGCACAGTGGCGACCTTCAGACTCTTGTAGAAAAGTCTCATAACCCATTTAGGTAAGACATGGCAACCGAAGACGTAGTTAGATTCACAAGAGAAGAGACTAGGGCTGTACAAAGGCTGGTTGATGCCACAACAGTAAATGAAGTAGCCAACTTCCGGCCAGCCCCTTCTCCGACAGTCTCCCAGTATAAGACATACTACTACTCTGGAGGTCAGGCTCAGATCTACATGGAGGACATCTTCATAGATGAACTCTTTGCCTTGCAGTTCTCGACGGTAACAAACAAGACCCCCATCTACGGATACTCTTCAAAGAGATTCGATACGGTTGCTGACGGCAACCTTCTAGTGACAGGCTCCTTTACTGTAAACTTTGTTAATGCGAACTACATGAGCATCCTTTCAAAGTACCTTCAAGGCAACAAGGCAGAGTTAGAAAGGTCAAGGGCCGGCCGGCTCCGCCCAGCAGGCGATCAAACACTAGTCCAAGCAGCAAACAACCCCAGCGCCCTAAGCCCCTTCGAGTTGACTCAGGCTTTAAATCAGATAAGAGGGCTGGGCAACAAAGAATTTAGAGAGCTACAGTCAGCAATACAAGAACTAAATGTGATAGAAGTAGAACATGATATGTTCTACGACATCCCACCATTCGATGTCTTTGCTGTCTTTGGTGATGAAACAGACCCGAACGCTAACCATACGTTAAGAAAAATTATAGATGTCTATTTAACTGCACAGGCACAAGTGGTAAACTCTAGTGGTGAAGTGATACAAGAGCAATTCAGCTTTATCGCTAGAGACATAGAATAGATAAATTAGGAGTAAGATATGAGCAACTTGTTAAACCCCAACGCAAAGGGTTCCCTAGAAGAAGCAGTAGAAGAAGTAGAGACCCCCGAGGAGGAGCAGGATGCTCTGGACCTTCTAAGGCTTGACTTCGGAGATTTGATTCCCGAGAGATCCATAATTGAAGGATGGAAGGCAATGTACGGTGGAGTCAATTGCTACATCCCCTCAGCAGACGAGTTCTTTATGTTCCGTTCGCTCAAGAGGCTGGAGCATCGAAACATCAGCAGAGACATGCAGAGGCTACAGGAGTCAGCATCAGCTGAGCAGGATCCTACAATCGTAGAAGACCAGCTTCACGAGAGAGTCGTTCAGGCTTGCATTCTGCTTCCTTCAGATCTGATGTCTGCCGACAGGCTAAACAACGCACCCGCCGGGCTGTTCAGGACTCTGTTCAACCTAATCATGGAGCACTCACACTTCGTTGCACCAGAACGCGCCCTCGCTTCTTGCATCCGACTATAAGGAACAATATGAAAAGAGACACAGTTGAAGTAGCTAAGGGATCGATTAGCATCAATCCCGAAACGGGAAGGCTGGAGGGGAGCGGCCTGGACAGCCTGAAGAGGGCCATGGAGGATAGGCCTGTCTTCAAGTTTCACTGGGAGACCGCAGACCTTAAGCTGGTAGGCGAAGGCGAGAACCCAGGTGACATCAGAGCCTTTGTTAAGGCTGGAGACGAATGGGTGCCGCTAAAGAGCGTCACAGGGTTTGACCTCCGTCTGAGAGCTGATGACATTGTTCCGGAGTTTAGGCTGCATCTTGTCGGCGCCTTGCCAATCGACGATGCCTAAGGCAACCATCCCCGTCAACGGAAGCATCCCCAAGCCCGACAGAGGGACCCCAATCATACCAAAGAAGTAATCAATGAACTACCTAGACCACAAGCTGGAATCAAAGACAGCTCTTTTTAGAACCGACTTTGATGACGGCTATGTCGTGTGGAAGTGCCTCCAGTGGAGGGACTATAGGAAGTACAGGGATGCCCGAGGCATCCTCGGTTCTAAGGTTGACCTAGAGATAGAGGAGTCAGTTTTCAACAGCTGTGTAATCTTCTCCTCATTCGACGACTCACCACCCCCTGATTTAGAAGAAGATCTCGCGCCGTTCTGGCAAGAGAAGTCTAGAGAAGAGCAACCAGCCGGTGTTATATCGACTGTAGTTAAGCTCATCATGTACGCGAGTGGGGCCACCAATGGCCCCACCATATTACAGCAACTAGACCAGCACCGCCCCAACGCAGAGAACATTGAAGACCAACTTGTCGTTGCAATATGCAGGGCCTTCCCTGCATATACTCCAGAACAGGTGGAGGCCATGGATTGGCAGCTGCTGCTGAAGAGGGCAGCACAAGCTGAGAATATCTTGGGGACCAGATTTGAGATTGTCGACCATGAGGCAGAAGAGAGGAAGCGAATAGCTGATCAGAAGTTTAACCTAGAGAAGGAGATCCGAGAGCAGACGAAGATAACAGGCACAAAGAGATTGGCTCAGGAGAGGGCGGAAGCCGGAGCAGAGAGAAGAGCAGAGATGGGAAAGCTAAGGGAAGAGTATCTTAGGAGCAGGGGCAATGGGTAGTCTAATCAGAGGGATTGATAGAAGGCCCTATGTAGAAGTTGAGAACTACCAGGAGACTGAATCTAAGATTGCTAAGGCCGCAGCATACGCGGCCCTTAGCTTTTTAGGACTCAGGGGCGTACAGTTCGCAGCGCAGAACGTACACATAAAGATCGATCCCTCCAAGCTTAGCTATCTTCACGAGGGGCTATCAACTCCAGGGAATGAGTGGTGGAAGGTTGCCGGGCTTGAGCTAGACTCAGACGGCAAGGCCCCTGTCCGCCTTAAGGACTTCTTCCTCGAGGGGGTTAAGCGAACAGAGGAAACTCTGGGCGGCATCCCCAGAACCTTTGGGGTCTTTGGCTATGCATCGCGAGATGTATTTACTTCCCCCGCGACCCGCCTATCCATCTCCCCTGATGATCTTCTAGGGGCAGAGCCGCACTATCGTGCTCTAATGGAGAATGCAGGAGAAAAGCTAAAGCCGTCTGATATGCTAAGGGGACTAGAGGTTGCTCCGCACCAAGGCAAGCTCGGGCTATTCGGAAAGACAGCAAGCGGCGAACTGGAGGCGTCTCCATTAGTAAGTGATGTGGATGTCCAGGTTAGAAGGTGGTCTCCAGAAGGCGCACCAGATAGATTCAACCATAGAATCAGAGATGCAGATATTGTCACTGAGTTCATGGGCGGAACGAAGATTCGTGGGGCAGAGATAGGAGAGTCTAACCCCGCTAGGTTCATGGTTTCCAAGGCAAGCGGCGACTTAAAGATAACAGGCATCACAAGAGAATTCTTAGAGCCCTTTGGCGATGTCACAAAGATGGAAGAGAGGCTCTCAGCCAACCTGCCTGAAGGTGCTCATAAGGGCATTAGGGATGCACATGTATTTGCAAAGCGCATGTCTGAAAGATACATGCGCATCCTTGACGCTCCTCTAGAGTTCTATGAAGAGTTAATTCATGGAGGGCCAGGAGCAGAAGGCGGGTTGCTTAAGAAGGCTCAGAGCTCCTCTGCGTATGGCTTCTTTAAGAACCTCCTTGGGACAGGAGGAGACTACTCTGGAAGTGTAATAGACCTCTGGGCTCGTCATGCTGGCAGGATAGGCCTAGTGGCTGGTGGTCTGGCCTTAGGCTATGAGGCAGGCTCTGCTATAACGAATCTCTTCCTTGACAAGAATGTTGCTCAAGTAGGAGCAGAAGTTGTAGGCGCCGCACAAAGAACATACGCCGCAACCTCTGACCTGACAGGTCTAACCGCTCTCGGACAGTATCAAGAGGAGCAAGCTCCCGGCTCTAGCAGGATGATGGCTCACATAGGCTTTGGCCTATCTGGCTTCCTGACTGGCCACATGGTAGCTTCTGCTACGGCGCCCCTAGTAAAAGAAGCAGGGGAGTTCGGTTGGAGAGCCGCAAGAGAAGAGATCCATGAACTACCTTCAGCCCTTAAGCGCCTAGAGGATACCCCTCTCATAGGCAATATGTTTAAGGGAGCAAAGACTAGAGGAGGAAGGTTTGGAGCAATAGGTGCAGTAGTGGGCGGCCTACTAGCCGCCCCATTCGCATTGGGCTCACTTGGTTCTTCTAAGAGCTACGATGAAACCCTTGCAGAACAGTCTGGTGAAACTGAGGTAGCAGTACGTAAGGGTGCCTATTGGGAAATGGGCAGGACAGACATAGAGGGAGAGGGGATAGATTACTATCGTCCAGGCTGGTTCGCCCGCGCCAAAGATGACGCCTTCGGTGACCTGCAACATGACGAGTACGCCGACAGGCCGTTCTCTAGATTCATTAAGGGGCTCATCGATCCATACTGGAGAGAAAAGAAGTTCTACTATGAGAGACCCTATCCAGTAACAGGACCAGAGACATCAGGCTTCGGCCCCCTTGGTACACTATGGGGGGCCACTGTAGGAAGGGTTCTAAAGAACCCCGCATACATGCACACAGATGAGCTTGGCTCAGGTGGGACCGAAGGAGCTGACGATGGCGAAGTTATCCAATATGGGACATCCGTCTCAGATGCGCCTGAAGGTACCTTAGGCGGCCTTGGACCCACACCCGCTGCATCACCCTACTCTGCCTCCTTCCTGGGCGGTGAGGCGGCCTACAAGGCCACAGAAGCGGCAGGTCTGCCGGGCTTCGTGTTCACTGCTATCAAAAAGGCGATAACAGGTGAACAGGACTTCGGAACTGAAGACCCAGTATTGGAATCCTTCTCACAGATGGGGTCAGTCGGAGACAACTATTGGGACCTCAACATTGGTGGTGGATTTGGAACGACAGAGGCCTTCAGAAGAATCTTTCCAAATGAAAGATTCCAACTACAGAAGGTCAACCCAATTGCAAATGAAATGCCAGACTGGATGCCGGGCGCTGAGTACTTCAACGACTTCCAGCATGGAGACCCATACGCATCAATCCAAGAAGGTGAGTATAGACTCCCAGGCTCAGGGTATGAAAGCAGGTTCCCTGAACTAGAGGGCACTTCATTAGAAGACTATCCTGACATCCACAAGTACAGGATTCTTGCTGATGTCGCTCCATACTCCAAGCAGTTTAAAGACGTAAGTCAAAGAATGGATTCAATGGCTGATTCTAATCAGCTGTCAGATCAAGATGAAATGCTGTACCGTGCCACAAGAGCCGAGACAGAGGAGAAGAGCCGCAAGGTTCCATTCGGAGAGCACAAAGGGATCATTGGCGGTTATTGGGAAATGCTTAAGAAGGTTGGTAGGGCCAATCCTGTTGAGCATTTAATTCCCTTATCTCCAGTACACAAGTTTGCTGGAGCCCTGGATCCAATCTCTGAGTACGAGTCGAAGAACGTCTATTCAGTAGCATCCCCCTCCTGGGGAGACCCACTTGACGACTTCGTCGCCCCGGCTGTTACGAATGCAGCCCGGATGTTTGGCTACGATGGCATTCCTCAGGCAGAGTCTCAGCGGAGAGAGCTGACTGGATACTTCGATAAGCTCGAGTTTATGAAGTATAAGAAGCTTGAGGGAGCTGCGAGGGCGCAGGACGATGGCTCCGCTGCTTTCGCATATGCCAGAAAAGCTGAGTACACAATGTATGGAGCCGACCCCTATGGGACAGTAGACTCCATCATGAAGTCCCTGCCCAGAGAGGAGAAGCCTTTCTTTAAGGACTTCATAGCCGCAGAAACATCTGAAGAGAAGGGTAGGATACTAGAACTTGTTCCAGAGTATACAAAGAAGTTCTACCTTGGCCAGTGGCAAAAGCAGATTCATGCATCCTTAGCTGCAAAGGGAGACCTAAGTAGTGATGAAGTCTCAATGGTTCAGCAGATTGAAGCAGCTCGAGCACTAGAGGGAGAGAGTTCTTCCAGATCAACTTGGGGAGAGTATCAATCTGAAGTAGCAAGTGGGTCAGTTCGTGCGAATACATTCCCAGACTTCATAAGAGGCAAGAGACTAGGGGGATACTTTGACGATGAGTCTCCACTGGATGCGCCTCCAACTGACTGGCTTGGATATGACCCTGCCATTGCAATGGATGATGTAAAGCTTAGAGTCGTAGAGAATCTAGGATTGGACCATCATGACTTCAACATCTGGGAAGATGATGTAGCTATGGCGAGAAGAAAGCCCTACTTGGATGTAGCTGCTGAAGAGCTGCTCCAAGGCAAGGCAGAAGAAAGAGACTATATTACAAAGTCCTTGCAACAAATGGAATTGCATAACTTAGATGTTCAAATAGTCGCAACTGGTGGTAATGAAACAAGAATTGTTTTTGACATTGACGCAGATAGATCTGGTCAACTCGCCTCAGCCCTTGAACGGGCCGGCGTTAGGTATGGTACATAATGTCTGATTTTTTTGGAGAGTACGTAGCTCCCGGTATGCTAGCAACTGGCGTAGGCATGTCTGGTGTCAGGGCTCTGCGCGACATCAATGCAGCTGGTACTGTCACAAGAAGATGGGACGCACAGAAGTCCACAGAGACTTTTCTCGCCGCAGTAAAGGAAGCAAGGGAAGGCAGATATGAAATGACTGCAGCTGACCTTACTAGAGAAATGTGGTTAGACACCGGAAGAAGATACTCAAGCCCCGAGGCCAGCTCCTTCTTTAGCAATCCAGATGTAAAAGAAGCCTTTGGAGCAGGAAGAGACAGGGCTACCAGAAGTTTGATTAAAAACTTTGGACTGCACGACGCAGCTCGAAGACTCGGCATAACCAGCGACCCTTCGACCATCACCGGTGGCCCTGATGGATCCTTTAGAAAGCTGCTAGACATAAGCCCAAAGCACGTTCGCCATGTTGAGAAGGTGGCCAGAAGCTTTGGAATGCTCAGTCTGACAAACATTGACACAACCGACCCACTAACAAGTCGAGCTCTCTCTCAGAGAGCAGAGTCATCGGCCGCCTCAATCATCAGGTCCAATGAAGCATTCAAGACAACACAAACTGTAGGCGAACTCATGAAGGCGGACGAGGCATTAAACAACGCACTAAGCGCTTCAAATAGATCCAGATCTGTAAGGATCTCCGGCATTGATCAAATTCAAGAACTGATGGGTGGACTAAATAGAGCCGACCGGGGCGACCTGGTCAGCATGACACATGAGCTCTTTGAAGAAGCTTCAAAGATGAACATGAGCATGAGACTTCAGTATCTACAGCAAGGAGGAAGGGAGATAATCTCTGGAGTCCGCATTAAGTCAAACGTACCATACAGCTCCCCAATAGACGTCCCTCTTGTCCAGGAGAACGGCAGCGTTCGTCTTGGTTACTACGGACAAGACCGAGGTTATGCTCGCCGAGTTCTTACTGAGAATGCCTCGAGGTTTGCAGCAGGAGAGCGGGTCCCGATCGAGTCGCTTACTGAATCTCTAGATGTGGCTCTTCTTCGAGGCGTGAAAGAGAAGCTATCCGCTGGCAAGCTTACATCTGAATCTCATAGAGAATTCATGAGAGGCATACAGACAAGCTACCATGATGAGGTGGGAGGCCTAATCATCTCTGATTCGGCCAACCCTATGCTCAACAAGAAGCATGCATCTCAATTCAGATTCAAGGGAAGCCCTCTTGGAGAAAGCCTGACGGATACCGGAATCAAAGCAATAAACGAGCGCGCCCATGAGCTTGGTCTCAGCTTCACAACTGGCATCTCTCCTTCGCAGGAGGTTGCGGGTGTAGGCATACTTCCATCAGATAGGACGATAGGAACAGGAGCATTTGGAGGCCTTGTCGGCGACAACAAGACCGTTTCGCAGGCCACAAGAGGAACCGTAGTATCAAGCAGGAATAGAGGAGTGACAGCAATCCAGGGAATGCTCCAGGAGCAGATGGGAGATGTAAGGAACTACAACAGAACAGCTGCTGCACCTGAAGGCATTATGAGAGCAATGCTTAGAGGTTCCAGCAGGCCTGATATAGGGCTGCATGAAGACGTCAATATTCTCATAGATGATAACATCAGGATCAAGGCCCACAAGACAGTAAGGATCCAAGGGGATTCTCCCGTAACGGAATTCTTGTCAGAGCTTCTGACAGGAGATGAGAGCGAGCTTGCGAGGAGATCGGCATCAAGAACCGATGGAATCTCTGGGACTATTGCCAGACATGAAGCAAGGTTGGCGGAGGATCTCCCAGATGGACTTAGAACCCGGCTCCAAGAGCAGCTAAAGGCATTAAGAGAGGGGAGGCAGATAGGTCCAGATGTTATCGTAGGAGAGCTCGCCGAGGGCGGACTGCAGCACGCATCAAAGGTGGGCACCTTTAACCTTGACCGTATGGACTACGTAAAAAGAAGAGGGGGTCCAGGGGAAGACAGGGTTGGAGAGCTTGTTCTTAGGGGCCACACAGAAGAAGAACTGACCGTCGGATCTAAGATGTTTGACCAGAAGAGAGTCGCGGGTGCACAGCTAGGAAGGTCAGAAGGTCGCTTCATGGCAGCTCTCTCTATTGCAGCTCCATGGGAAGATACCGCTGAAGGCCACCAGAAGTACACGGCGGCACTAGAAGAGTTTAGGATAGGTCATGCGGAAGAATGGATGAAGAACCCTGATGGAAGGGCGCCTTTACTTCACAAGTTCAAGCCAAAGGGAGTGAAGAGAGGAGCTTGGGAAAGCGCATTGAGGCAGGCTCGAGGTGTCCAAACTCTTGAGACTCAGGGACTAAAGAAGATTGGATCAAAGTCTCTTGCAAAAACAGCAGAGGTCCTTGCCAGCGAGCTGGCAACAGAGCATACAAATCTAACCAGGGAGCTGGCCAGCATAGGAGAGGAAGAATTTGCACCAGGCGCGACAGAGTATCCAGGAAGAGACAAGGTAAGGACCAAGGTCATAAAAAGGCAGGCAGAGCGTGCCGCCATTGAGGACGCCCTCTCGAGGAGTGGCGTAACCTTCCAAGATGGAAGGTTCGTTGTTGATGAAACTAAGACCAACATTGTAGAGAGCTTCGAGCAACTGCTCGAAGAGACAATGCATGAGGGCACTCACCACAAGGTGCGACGTTGGTCGGCCAAGCAGCTCTTCACAGATATGAGCGTCAACGAGGAGATGTTTGACGAAGCGTCCAGGGCAATGTTTAAGGCTAAGGCCAATCTAAGCGCAGGAGAAAGAAGAGCCGAAGCGCTTAAGATGCTGCGCGGTGAAGAGGGGATGAGGAACAAGATGTTAGCCTCCCTTCAAGGTCAGATGCAGTATGGCGTTATGAACATGTCCTTCTCGGCAAACCAAAGCCCAACCCTGACCGTAGGCTCAGGCAAGGCCGGCTCCTTCAACCTCCCCATGATGAAGCACATGCAAGCCCAGGGCGGGGTAATGGCAGACCTTGGGATTGAGTTCGCAGGGAGACTGACAGGAGACAAGACGGCTGAGGCAAAGGATGTCTACAAGAGGATGGGTGCGTTCTATAAGGGGGTCGGAGAATCCGCTGCCAAATCCACCATAGACATGAAGGCCTTTGGGAAGGCCTTTGGAGGGCCCGGTGATACCGTCCTGTCTTCTCTATTCGGGAGGAACCAAAAAGAGCGTAGCAATGCCTTCGAAGTAGTAAGAAAAAAGTTTGGAGTCAACACATCAGGCCACCTCCTGTTTGATCTAGGGGACGGGAGGCAAATCTTCCACCCCGAAGGGATAAGCACACACACAGGAGGATTCAGAACTGCTGGTGGGGACATCACCACAAGTCCAATAGATAAGGCTACAAAGAATATTGCCAAAGCTCATTGGGACGACAAGGTGGATGATGTAGCTAAGGGGGTAGCGGCATACGACGAAGGGGTTCAAGACATCATCCTTGGGAAGAAGCAAGCCCCTTCTGCCATGTACTCAGGAAAACTACAGGGGTCCCTCCGCCAGCAGGCGAGGGCTCAGATCGCAGATGATGTCTTAGAGTTCATGGGGAAAGAGTTCACCCATAAGGTTGGAATTAGAGAGTCTCAGTTCGAGCGAATCTTAGGAGAGATGGGTGCAGTAGGGGGCGGCCAGCTTGATGAGCGTATGACAGCTCTCCGCCAAGGCAAGGCTGCGGGCGTGGTGGCAAGGCAGCCAGGCACAGAGTTACACCGTATCTCTTCTGTAGAGATGTTCTCAGTCGATGAGGCAATGAGACGCTATACGTCTCAGCGCATGAGCGGCCTTTCAGCTAGTGAGATTTCAAGAGAGTTCTTCTCTCTCGATAAGTCTAGGCATGACACAGCAAGAAAGGCATTGCTGGAGGGGGGAGACCTCTGGGATGAGTTCCATCAGCAGGCCATCAGAGAGGCAAGAGGAAGAAGAATCGGATTCGAGGAGGACCTTAAAACGCTTAAGGAATCTGGAAGGAAAAGGAAAGGGGGGAAGAAAAGAAGCAGTAAGAGTATCACCAAAGAGAGGAACAGAATACATAAGCAGATTAAAGCAATCGACGACGGCAGCTGGGCCGCTAAGCAGGCGAACATCCAAGCTGAGACACTAAAGGGGTCAGCGGACTACTGGAAGGGGCAGTACACAGAAGGTCTCCTTAGCCAGTATGATAAGCATGCCCTATGGCTGCCTAAGCAGATGGAACAAATCTTGGGCGCCGACTTCGACGACGACCAGCTTGACCTAATCTTAGGCAAGGATAGAAGCGGCGTCTCCCGACTTAGGGAGCGCGCAGGCTTCATGGGAGAGATGCTCACGGAAGGAGCCACAGCAGAAGAAGCCATAGCCCGCGCCACAACAACTGAGCAAAAGCTTGCAGCAGAAGACTATGTCTATAAGATCAGACAGAGGGAGCTATACAAGGGCCTAAAGGATAGAGACATCCCCGCTCTAACTAGAGCGGATGTCACAAGAGGGTCCCCTGCCTGGAAAAAGCAGCAAGCAGGCATGGCAATGATGGCAGAGATGGAGAAGGGATACATCGGCTCCATGACCAATGCAACGGACTTTGTTCGTGAGCACCTCAGAGCTACAACAACAGGACAGAAGGCAGAGGGAAGGCTCTTCACGGAAATGCTTTTGGGAATCATGCCGGAGACAGCACTTAAGGCAAAGCAGGCTGGTGCTGGCGGACTTATGGAATACAGAGAGAAGTTCAAAGAGTCCATCGGAGAATCCATTGATCAGATGCATGACATCTTGACAGGAAGGGGAGTTGGGAAGCTGTCAAGGCAAGAACAGATTGACACAATGACCAACGCCTTCAAGAACATCCACGACCCAAGAGGGGCGTCAAAGCTAGTGCCAAAGCTGCTAGAGTATATCCCACAGGTTATAGATGCTGTAATTGCAAACCCAGGAAACGAAGACGAGAACATCATCACTAAGACCCTGAAGAAAAGGGAAGGGGTCGACATGATGAGGCTGACAGATAGAGTTCTTGATGCTACAACCCCCTCTCCTCATTCTGCATTCGGCAGAAAGGCTATGGAAGAGATAGGCATTCAGGGACCAGGTGCCACTAAGTCACACCTGAAGACAGCTGCAGGAACCTTTAAGGATCTTCTTTCGGCGGTCAAGAGGCACAAGCGGCCAGCGCTCATAGGCGCGGCAGCGGCAGTCGCCACATCGTTACTACTCAGCTCCCCTGGTAATGTAACAGCAGAAATGGCCAATGAAGCCGGAGCTCGTCACTCCGCTGGTCGTCCAACAGAAGATGGCCCAGGCTTTGGGGAATCAGCACCAGTTTCTGCAGGACCTGGAAGGTCCATCAGAATAAGCGGTAGAACTAATGGTGACATTGACACAAGTGCTGCAACAAGAATGATGCAGGAACGCTTCCCTGGAGCAAATGTTTCATATACAATGAACGACTACAGAGAGCGAATCAATGAAGAGTACCTAAGGAAGAGGCTTAATCGATGAAAGAATTTCAGATTAAAGCTGGGAATCTCCCAGAAGAATTCAACCGCGTCTCGAAGAGTCAAAGGGTCGTGTACCATACAGACCAGAATGGCACAGCCCTTGTGCCTGGACCTCTGCTTCACGGTCAGTTCGAAATCAATGGGATCCGCTTTCCAGTAGATCCTCAGGGGATATCTATCTCAGAAGAGAACTTTAACCACAAGTATCAGACTCTCAGAACTAGAGAGTCGTCAAAGGTACGAAGTGGCCACAGCAGAATCAACATCTCGGTTAGAGCCATCTTTACTGGCATCACAGGGCGCGAAGCGCGAGTGCCAACAAGTGGCGCAAGCGCTCTAAGAACATTAAACGAGACCTTGATGCCTATCCTCTACAGTCTAAAGAAGATGCCCATGTGCTTCCTGGACAACGAGTTGCTGCGCAGAAACCTTCCCATTGCTTCCTACAAGAAGGTCGTTAAGCTTGGCGATGCAGATTATGAGGTGCTAACAGGCGAGAACATAGGAGCCTTCATTCAGTCGGTGAACATCAGCACTGTACCTGGCATGCCAAATGCCATAACAGCAGAGTTTCAATTTGTGTGGTTTAACCACCGCCCCTTCATGCCTAAGATAAAGTTCAGGACAGAGTGGGCTGATGGAACTAAGGGTGTTGTAAAAGGGATGTCTGATAGATATTGGGACGGCAGCACAGAGAAGGACAGAGCTGAGCACCCAGGCAGGGCCAAGTTCATTGAGAACTATGGCCACCCTTCAGTGGCCTTCAATGCCGCTGCAGCAAGAACTAACTCAGAGGACATCCATAAAGCCAGGCCCCTGCATGAGTACCTATGGCCGTATAGATACGAGTCAACAAATATTGGGGATAAGATGGGAGGCGTCCAGTCCTCAGCTGCTGCATCTCTTCTTCAGTTCCCTCCCTATGTTCTTGACTCCTTTGACAAGGATATCTCCTTTGGGTTCGACATAATAAAGTCACCTCCCAAAGAGGTTCTAGATTCTATCATTAAGATCACTGATGCTGAGGCAGACGTCCAGCTTGAGAAAGAGAGAAAAGAAAGAAGATCAAGGGGTCTTGACGTTAGCACCACTTCGGGAACCCTAAGGGAAGGTGACATAGTCACCTGGGCAAGGAAGTTGAATGTCCATGAGGACATCCTTGTTGCTGCTATTGTTCTCAACTCAGAGCAGCCTAGAGGATCTCTAGAAGAGAGGCAGGCCATCATCCATTCGCTATTCAACAATGCCCTAAGAAAAGGCAGAAGTGTATGGTGGTATGCCGTGGGTCCTGGCAACGTAACAGGAAAGCAGGGTGGCAGAAGAAAGTATTCCAGCGCTAGGGTTCCCAAGGCGGCCACGCTGGACACAAGGATAGAGCAGGTCAAGGCAGTACTTGACATAAGAAGAACTGGAGAGTCACTGCAGGGAGTTACAAGCTTTATCCATCCCCTGAGCATGAAGGGTAAGACCAGAGATGACAGGATCGCCTCAGCAGATAGGGTCGGATCAAAGTGGGAGAAGGGAGGGGCCAATAGGCTAACGGTCCTTGGGATCACACAAGCCGTTAGTGCCGTTAGGTTCTATCGTCAGGGTAAAGGTTCAACAGAGGAGCGTGTGCAGCAGCAGGCAGAGAGGCTTCTAAAGGGGAACGTCAGCACCAGTAAGACCAAGATGGAAGAGGTTGTAGACATTGATCCGAACGATGCTGTAACTATCATTGCCGAAGGCCTTGGCGTGGAGGGCATTCAGGGACCAGCTCTTAACGCCGAGGTCCGCCGTCAACTAAACAAGTCTCCTCAGATTGACCAGGGAACCAGAAAGGTCTACGACGCCATAGTCGAGCTAGCTTCAACAGGATGGCTTTTAAGAAAGAATGTCATCACAGGGAAGCCTGCTATGATTAAGGGCATCACACTGGCAGTTCCTGACGAATCAGTTGGAGTGATCCCCTTGGCAATCAGCGTTGGCTTTGCCACCAACCTAGCTATGATCCCACTAGAGGGGCACAGGTTCCCGACAGTGCAGTACACTGGAGGGCAGCACACAGCTGCGACCATCTCACTAAGATGCGAAGGTGAGGCAGGCAGAGAGTTCCTTTCTCAGCTGAAGTCTCTAGTTAACTCTTCAGAAGAGGCGGCCATCTACTTCAGAGAGTTCTCCGACAAGAGGGGCATTCGCATAAAGAACGCCCTCCTCAACTCCATGAACCTCAGAGAGGTGATGATAGAGAACCTCACAGTAGACACGGTCCCTGGGAACCCCAATGGTCTGATCGTCAACCTATCGGTAATCGACGCCACGACTAACCCAGCCCTACGCCCCTTGTTAACCGGAACGGATAGCCTAGATCTAGACACCATCTTCCATGAAGGCCTCATAAGGATCCTTCAGAACGGTTGGATAGTACCCCACGCAAAGAAAGGGGCGGTATCTAATAAGTCAGTAGACCCTAAGCTAGAACTAGCCAAGGCAGCGCTGCAAGAGATTGAAGCCAAGGGCCCTAACGCCATCTACAATGGCGTTAGGATTGGGCAAAAGAGCTGGGACCTTTTGCGCTTCGAAGCCCAGAACAAAGTAGAATTCTTTGAGCAGTTGACATCCAACAACGCCAGCGCAGGGGCTGTCGTTTTTAATGCCAATCCTTCGATTCCTGTGGTTGGGAAAACTCTGCAGGACATAGCAGATCTATCCTCTAGTGTGGCCACCAGTAGAAGGATCTCCTTAAGCGGATCGTTTGAAGGGCGCCGTATAATCTCCGGAGAAGAGTATTCAAAGGCATATGGCAAAAACATCCCACCTCAGTATGTTGCCATAGATTTTCCAGAGGCTGTATGGATCATTCTATTTGGATCCAAGAAGCGCAGATCTTTAAAGGATTACTTTGGCTTAGATCTGGGAATGGCTTCGCCAGAAGGACCGGACCACACTACACTAAAGGCCCTTGTAAGAAGAGTCATCACAATCGCAGGAACAGCAGAGGACGGCCTTGGGGATCTAGCCTTCCCTAAGATCCTGAAGAAGATCACAAAGGCGCGGGCATACCAGCCACAGCACGAGGCGTACCCAGACCTCCTCCTCCCGCCCAACCCCATAACAGGCCTTGCTATAGACATGACTCCAGACTTCTTTTTGTACAACGAGTCTGACGTTAAGCTATGCAACTCGAACCTATTGGAGATTGTGCACGGATCAGCAGTCAATGGAATGCCAAAGAAGCTAGGCATAAGGGAATCATTCAAAGCTATGGACGATTCCGTACAAGGGCACAGGCACGCTTACGGGGTCGACCCCGCAGTGGACGGTGGCATTCGCCCCGTCCACGAAGGCCAAGACGGCTCATACCTTAAGCAGAATGGAGGGGAGTTCAAGGGGTATGTGAACGGACAGAAGCAATTCCGTGAAGACTTTGTAACAGCAGCAATAGGGGGTGGTCCAGTAGGACCTGACCTTCAGGGAGCAATGATCTCTGGAGCCAGAGGAAAGCTGGGGCAACCTGGAGTAAGCAGAACCACCCAAGGCATCGACAGAAGATTTAAGAACAGAGAGGGAAAGAAGACTTACAAGAGAAAGAAGTCCTTGAACATGCATATGCAGAACTCCCCTGCAAAGGCCGACTTCACAGAAGACTCCTTCAACTTGAACAAGACAATGCACATATTTGAAGAGGGTGAGTATAAGAAGATCTTTCAGAAGTTCGCCACCTCATACGAATCAGACCATTACACAGCGAGAAGATGCTTCCCCACATTCAAGGTATTCTTCGTCGAAGAGAACGGAGAGGAGTCGCGCAACTCGGACACCAAGCTCGAGGCCAAGCTCTTCACATCCTACGCCCTTGATGATTTCTACGGAGTCAACTCTGTCAAGGAAGTCCGCATCATTAAGAGCAAGACTATGGCAGCGGACGTTTGTGTCATGCAGATCATGGACCTCGACGGAGTTCTTTATAATAGGAAGTACCTAAAGGAAGGAGATGCATTCGGTAATCGACTGACCAAGTCTCAGGGAGCGAGAAACCCTTTCTTGGATACCGTAATCAAAGAGGGAATGAAGGTCGTAGTCAAGTTTGGATACAGCAATGACCCAGCTCAACTAGAGACAATGTTCGTCGGCCAGATTGCCTCATGGTCCGGCTCTCACTTGGTAGAGATTATTGCTCAGAGCTATGGCTCAGAGCTCGTCTCGCATCGCTTTGGGACAGACCCCTCAGCGAATGCTGACCAATGGAACGTAGAGACATCAGATCTATTGCATGACTGCATGGACAGAGAGGAAGTTCGCCACTTCGGAAGATGGCACCTCAAGGACATTGACCTGCTCGGTCCACTCTTTGGGACAGAGAAGCTTCGGCCAGATGGCCAGACTAAAAGAGTCTGGACATGGAAGCCAGGCGCTCAAGATGACAACATCTTCATACCTGACTTCGAAACCTATTCATCTGGATGGGAAAGATTCTGGGGAGACCTAGAGTATGTCTTCTTCGACACCACGGTGTGGGATGTTTTTAAGGAAGCAGAGCTCCGCCACCCCGGTTATATAGCTTATCCAGTCCCCTATGGGGACGGCATCGACGCCCGTATGACAATGTTCTTCGGCCATCCATCAATGGAATATCTATATCGTCCCGCAAAAACATCACAAGAACGAGAAGCCGAGGCGCTCGGAAACAAGATGGATTTTGACAAGAGGGAAAGCATCGTTGGCCTTGGATACGACACCCAGAAGCGGCAACTGGATGCCCTCTCTTCTCAGTCGAGTCCGCTCAGCCAGGAGCTGGCGGACCAGGGGCAGGACGTCCTCCTCCAGCAGTCTAGAAAAGAGCTCTTCTCTCAGGGTACAAGGGTCCTTGCGAGCGGGAACAGATTCGGCGAAAGTGTTGATGACCTAGCAGTTTATCAACCTCATGCAAAGGAGCAGTACAAAAGAATCCAGGAGATGGCAGCCCTTACAGAGGAGGGAGACATAAAATCTATCCCTGATGCTAAGTTCTGGAAGTCGACAATGTATCATCAAGAGGGAAGGATGAGGTCTTTCAGGAACTACGAGCTTGTTACGAGCATGCATGATATAATCAGCAACAACATAAGGTGCGACCATCGAGACACGTTCAACAGCGTCGAGCTTAGATACTCAGACAATAATGTCAATCTAGCCGACTTTGACGACGGCGGCTCAGCCGAGTCACTTATCGTAAATGCTGATGACAATATCAAAGAGCATCACATAAGAAGGGTCATCGAGAGTTGGCCAAACTGCTCAACAAGCAACCTCGCAAGAAGGTATGCTTCTCAGCTTATGGCCAACTCACTAAAGAGAACCTATAAGGGAGATATCATTATCGTAGGGAAGCCAAAGCTGAAGCCGTATGATTATGTATGGATCTATGATAACTATTCAGACATGGCTGGACCTGTGGAGATTGAGGAGGTTGTGCATACCTTGTCCTCAGACGTAGGCTTCATTACAGAGGTTGTGCCTAATATGATTGTAGAAGTAAAGGAGGGGCTTACAGTTACCATGGCAGACGCCATGGGCGCTTTCTTTACTGAGACTATTAAGGACTTCACAAACTCCGCCATATCTGGAGCAGGAACAGCTGCTATTGGAGGAGGGGCTCTTGCAACGTCTGCGCTAGCGGGAGCCACAGTGTCGGCTACGGCTACGGGTGCTGCAGCCGCAGCATCTGGCGCTGTAGCTGGAGTTGGTCTCACATCTGGAGTGGGTGGTGTTATTGCAGGAGGGTTAGGAGTAGTTGCTACAGCCGGCCTTCCCATCACAGTTGCAGTCTCTGGGATTGTCGCTGGCTCACTTCTATACAAGTTCTTGAAGTACAACCTCACAAGAGAACCCATAATCATCGTTCCTTTGATTAAGCAGGGAAAGCCCTTCATCGCAGGAGTAGAGGGAATGGAGTCCGATGGGCTTGTTGTGAAGGACATCTTCAGCGCCGACGAAGAGACATCTGATAGGGCGCTTGGAGCAATTATAACGAGAAAGTGGAAGTACTTTGGGGATGGCCTTTCTGAAGCGGTTAAGGTCGCTGATCAGGGTTGGGCCAACTGGGTGGCAAGATGATAGCGGGACATATTAAAAGACTCGAGTCTCTTATCGGCTCTGTTATGCAACAGGTCATGCAGCTACCAAAGCCTATAAGAATAAAAGAATGGTTCCCCAAGGAGAATATGGTTACGGTCATTATCTCTGGGGATACGATAGGCGACGGAGGAGAGGTCATAAAAGGAAAGGTAGGGGACACAAAGTTTCCCCTACTGCTTCCAGGAAGAGGCGCGGAAGATATTGCCCCTCAGCCTGGAGAGTCTGGTATGATCTTCTTCATTGGATCACAGTACAAAAAGGGGTTCGTAATGATGGGACACGAAGAGGGTGGCGATGAGGCCATGTCTTATGTTCCCATTAGAGGCTCCTGGGCAGTAAGCTAATGGCAGTCTTAGAAAACCTTGAGGAAAGAGCCAGGTCTGCTGAGACAGAAGACCAGCTAGCCGTGCTTGTGAAGATTCGCAATCGCCCCAGAGGGCGCAGGACAAGACTTCTAAAGGGTGGGAGTGGAGCAACGGGATGCGTTGCCATCGGCACAAACATCGTGGACATCTCAACTCCAGAGGCTGAAGATGCAGAGCCACTCGGCGTCTCGGTCGTAGGAGGAACTGGCACCGTACTCAGAGGGCCAGTAGGATTCACAAACTCACCATCATCGATTCGTATTGCAGGGCTCTGGGTGCTCAATGATTTACTACTTTCGGCCGCACCGTCAACAATCATGACGCCCATCCCTGTAATGCAATTCTCTCCCCCTCTTGAGGCTGTCGCTCTCTACGTTAAGACCACAGCAGTAGTCGCTGCAATGGCTGGACTACTATGAGCAAGTACACAGAAGTAGACCTATGGTTCTCAGACATCGGAGATCTTGATATAGATTCATCTGGGGACCTGAGGGATACCAAGCCCACCTATGGGCGGGCTGTGATACAAGAGATCAGAGACAGGCTCAAGGCAGATCAAGGTGACTGGAAGTTGGCTCCATCGATTGGAGCCAACTTAGCTTCATTCTTAGGAGACGCCGCAACAGCAGAGCACATAAACAGGATCGTAAGACGAGTAGAAGACGCTCTAACATTTGACCGACTGCTACAGGCAGGCGAATTTGAAGTCGTTCCCATTCAAGTAGGAACGAGCATTGCCCTATTCAGAATAATCATTTCAACTTCAGAAGGTGAGTTAGATGTTACGATTGGATATGACTCTGACACCCAGCGCTTCATAGGATACTAAATGGCAGACCTAACAACAGAACGAGCGTCCGACATTCTCGAGCGCGCGCTAGACCAACTGGACAACAGCTCGCAGCTAACACGCTTCTCCCCTGGTTCAAAGACCCGGTCCCTCTTGTCTGTCATGGCCGCAGAAGCAGAGAGACTAGAAGACATAGTCTCAGCTAACGTAGTGCTAAGCCTGTTGAGCGGAGCCAAAGGAGTCTACCTAGACTTTCTTGGCTCTCTTGTAGGAGCTCCCAGAAAGCAATCCACCTCAGCGGCGGTCACGTCAGGCAGCCAAACGATGAGGATCTCATCCCCATCAGGCACCTCATTCAGCGACTTGAACAATGGAACCCCAATCACAATTCCAAGTGGAACGATACTACAGAGCACAGATGGCGTGTTCAAGTACTCAACAAGCGGCTCGCTGACTCTGGTCCCAACGGACACAGAGGACTTCGTAGGCGCAAGGGCGTTGGACTCAGGCATCGACGGCAACGTCTCAGCAGGCACCATTACCGAGATAGACTTCACAGCATACTCCGCCCACCCATCGCTAGAGCTTGTAGTAGAGAATGTTTCTGCAATTGATAGCGGCACAGAAGAGGAGCTGGATGACTTCTATAGGTTCAGAATCCAAAATGCAGTTCTCTCAGCTGAGACAGCAAACGCTGTCGCAATCAGATTGGGCATCCTTCAGCTCCCTTCCGTTTCGGATGTTGTAACACTAGACCTCTTCAGAGGGATAGGAACAGCAGATATGATAATCGACACCGTGAGCGGCGAGGTCTCAAACACTACACTCATCCAAGCGCAAGACAAAATCTCTAGGCTGTCTGCGGTAGGCATGAACATTCAGATAAGAGCTCCTCGTTTGATTGGCCTTGAGGTTGTCATTAAGTTGAAGTTCGCCTCCGGGACTTCGGAAGCTCTAAAGAGCCAGTCAAGAAGTGCAGTCAGAAATGCTATCGCAAGACTTGTCGCAGAGATAGAGATTGGTGGTGTCATGCTAGTCAACGACATAGCCTTCGCTGCCACCTCAGCACACGAGGCAATCCTTGACATCGGCCGCCCAAACAGACCTCTTGAAGAGGTGGTTATATGGAGAGACAGTGAGCTTAGCGGGAGGGCTCCCCTGCGCCTTCAGCAGAACAAGGACATCGAACTAAAGATCGATCAGCGCCTAACGATGGAAGGAAGTCTGACTGATGCAGTGAAGTTTGTAGAATGATTACAACCTTTGACATAACAGCACCACTAGCCCCGCAGGCACCTGGTACAATTAATATCACAATAGATATTATAAGCAACAATGAGCCTGCGTCCTTCGAGGATAGCTTCCAGGTTTGGATTAATGATATTGAATTCACAGGCTTTGGTGCATCTACCGCACTAGGGACTTGGACAATTGATTTAGATGTCAGCCTAATGGGACCTCAAGATGTAAAGGTTACAGCAACAGCAACAGACCTGGACGAGACAGTATCAAAGAACTGGGCGTTCAGTGTCACGACTGAAGCACTAACCTTCTCAACAATCCTACAAAGACGCGCACCCTACACAGAGGTATTGGCAGGATACTTCCCTTCTCACACAAAGGCCCGAGGAGAGATGAACTCTCTTTATAGACAGTTCATGAACCCACTCGGCGACCAGCTTGACAACACAAGACTAAAGCTACACTTAAGGAACGTGAGTCTAAACGCAGAGAAGGCAGATTATAAAGATCCAGATTGGTTGTATCAGTATTACCTTTCCACAGGGGAGGCGTTCACGACAAGGATAGATGAGGGAGGAGAAGAGGTCTACGAACTGCCCAGCGTATGGGGAATCAAAGATTGGAACAAGCTTGCTCTAACTGGAACGGATACATTTGTAGACTTCTGGAGAGGCGCCTTGCCAAGTCGATACACGTCTGAAGACCAGGGCACAATAAACACTCAGCTAACAGCATCAACCTCACTCCACGACGTCTCAATCATCCCAGCCTTCGACGTCCCTGTTCCAGGGATTCTTTACATCTGGACACACAGTCTCGCCAATGCGATTCAGGCTGGGGATGTACTGATCACATCTTCAATCCTCTTGAAGGGAGAAGGCCCTGAGGGCCTAGCCCAAACAGAGAGGGTCATCCTCCTAAGGAATGGAACTATCCCCACAATGAAAGCATGGGGGAGAGTAGAAGAGATCTCCTTCTTAGACGGCCTAGAGAATACCACTGGAGAGATTGTCATTCTTAACTTCCCCATGAGGATCTCAAACAAGATGGATCCTTTATTTCGATCTCCAGACGAAGAGCCCATGCAGTGGGCCTACGGAGAAGATTTAGCTGGGTCCTACTTGGACCAGCAGAGCTCAGGTCAGGGATATCTGTCCGACCTTGTGAAGCTAGAGGATACATTCCAGACCGTAGCACGCAGGCCTCTAAGGGATGTGGCTGGCACAAATGTGACCATAACGGACTTCTCACTTGACCCTACCAGCAACTGGTTATATGCAGTTGATGCAACCAAGCTGTACGTCTATGACAGAAGGGAAGTCCTACCAACAGGACTAGAGGAACTCAACACAGCCACCAATACTCCAGAGCAGAGCTTCTTCATGGAGGGATACAACTTCATAGAGGACACTGGAGCTGGGAGAGAGAGGGTGATCCCCATTGAGATGGACACACCTCGCGGCGCAAACACTATCCGCAGATGGTATTGGAGCATGGTGCTGCCCAGCGGAACCAGAACCTACCTGGACCTAGAGTTCAACACAGTTCATACGGCCCCTCAGTGGAAGTATAATACCCTCCCCTTGATTTACTATGGCATTACACCAAGGACACGAGAGCTTACATCAACAGTTGAGGGGTCCTTCATCCTAGAGATGAACACAGAGTTCATGGGTGGCGGGACGGAGACAGTAAAGAAGGTCTTCATCAACCAGGTCGATAACGCCCTGGCAGAGTATAAGATCGATCATCTGGTTACAGTCTCGGGCCCCAACAGAGTTGCGGCCCTGGAAGATGGCAGGGTGGTAGTAATAAACAAAGGCAGCTCTTGGATTCTAACTCCTATGTATGACTCCTTCATCGCAGACTTTGCTGGCAGTGCTCTCTTCTTCAGAGAGGACTTTGATTTCATCGAGGTAAAGTTCAATGAGTCGTAAGAGTTTTGCGGGCACAGTAACCATCGGGGTAAATGTATTCAATGTCACAGGAACCCTAATTAAGCAGGGCCTCCGCGTCCAGGGGACACTTGTCTTCACGGCAGACCCTGTAAGGGTCATGCCCATCAATGTCTTCATTGATTCCCTTGGGACCTCATTCACAACTCCCGCCAATCAGTTCTTCCTAGATCCCAATGGTGACACGGTACGCATAGACCCCATCCTAATTGCCGACTCTGCCATCGACACCGCCTTCACCGCTATGGATCTGGTGGCCACCCCAATAGAGATCAACGCAGTTCCAGACACAATGGATATGAACATAGACGAAGTGGCAGATACCTCGTCTATTGGATTCGTTGACGAAGACGAGGAGATCTCTCCAGCTACGCTCCGCTCGCTCGAGCCCATTAGAATCAATGAGGTAGGCAATCAGTTCGACCACTTCGGAAGCCTTCTGTCAACCCCAAGGTTGCCAGAGGAAAAGAACAAGGCTTATCTAAGCCGCATTCTTTCCGTAGCAGGCCGTCCGTCAAACTCAACCTACGTCGGACTCACGAATGGGATCAACAGAGAGCTTGGTCTTGCCCCAGCAAAGGCCATCAAGATAACAACTAAGGCATCTCCTCTGGCAGACCCCCTGAAGATGAGGCTCTTCTTAAATGAGAAGGAGGCGACCATCTATACAGAGTGGGTCCCTCAGCTCATTCAAGAGGCAGGAGCGACTCCAGTCGTAGAACAGACCATAGAGTACGGCGACATGACCATAGGCGCCCTCATAGATTGGATCAACCTGAGCGACAACTACGAGGCGACTCTAGCATCAGAAGCCACCTCCGCCGCACGACACCTCCTGGTTACAGACTCCAGACTCCTTCACACAGAGACACTCCCCTCTCAAGAAGTAATGGAACTAGAGTATGATAAGATAGTCGAAGGTTCACTATCATTTAACCCCTCTCCAGAACTAAGAGTAGAGGTAGGTGTTACCCCTGTAGCTCGAGGTGAGTACCAAGTAGACTACACCAATGGTAAGATCACTGCCTTCACTCAGCCAGGAAGAAGAATAGAATTCACATATACCTCTAATAGAGATGAGTTCTACATCTGGCATTCACCAGTAAAGGTCATTGACATAACCTCAGAAGGCGGACAGGACATCTACTTCAACCAAGTGACGAGAGAGTTCTACACGAACGAAGTCAACCATTATGTTAATGGCTTACCAAATAATGAGGGGTATGGTATCATCCGAGACATATTAACTGCTGGGGAGTTCCCCCAGTTCTGGGGTGAGTGATGGCAATAATTGAAAAGTTCGAGCTAGCAGTAAAGCCTGAAGGGAAGGCCGTCTTCAGGAACCTCCCCGGATGGAAGTTTGATGAAGGCGTCTGGAATGCAAGGTCCTTAGAGAACAAGGACTTCAGGCTACCTCTGCGTTCAGACATCGATCTTACCTCAATCCCAGAGGCATACTATAAGAGCGGCGTAACAGAGCAACAGGATCTTGAGTTCGAGGAGATCAACTTCGAAGACCAAAGGCTCCAGGAAGGCTGGACCCCTGCAGTAAAGAGAGGGAAGTATTTCTCTCATGCAACATCAGCCAACCTCCACGGAACACAGAGCATCATCGAGCTTTGCAAAGATGAGCTCTCCGGGGGCAGGTCCACTCTTGACCTCGACCAGAGACCCTCTCCCTTTCTCCCCATCACAGTTGAGTACCTGCAGAGAGACGTCAACACCTTAGCGGTAGAGTCTTCGGGGCTCTTTAGTAAGGTGGTAAAGTTTAAGGGCGTGGCCTCATTGAACGGAAGAGAGATGGACGGAGATGTGTTTGCCAACACAGATACAACAGTGAATCAGTTTAAGATTGAGGCATATGACTCAGAGCCAAAGCTCAACGTGGACATTGCAGTTGGAACAAACTTCACAGAGATCGAACCGGTTCAAGATATATGGGCCATTACTATTCTTGATTCGCCAGTCAGATGGTGGAAGGTTACATTCTCCAGGCCAGACATCTTTAGAACAGAGCTGTCTTTTGAGACTTTCCTAGCGAGGCTGGGAGCGGCTACGCTTGTGGAAGGTGACTATGCAGTGGGATACAAAGGGCACTGGACCGAAGGCATGGGAGTCCGCGCATACCTACCAGTGGCCTATGCAGACTATGGGACAATATCCTACAAGCCAACATGTGACGCCAACGTCACATTCAACAAGGACGTTCGAGTCACACAGACCGTGAACTTCCCCAACACTGCAAACGCCACAGTATTCTATCTTCCTAGCTTCCCAGTCCTTGACCTAAGTTCTTACCAGGACGGCGATCTGGCTGGCCCGCTAGTGTTAGATCCATCCAGCACAATAGTTACAGTCGACCCAGGAGGAGCCGCCACCGTGTGGGACAGAGTAGCTGACCTTACAGCCTCCCTCCCTGCGGATACACACTACGAACTTGATCCTCTGTACGGGACCATTACATTTGGAGATGGCGTCAAGGGCGCCACTCCAGCTGCAGATATTCAAGTCGACTGGACTCAGGTCCCGCTAATTCAATACGACACTGTAGATGCGCGAGAGCTCTTTGACGACCCGCGCGAAGACCTTGACCCCCTTGTTAACTCTCTCAAGCAAGGCTTCTTGGTTCTAGACAACAGGCGTGTAGTAGCAAGTAAGATAGAACTGTGTGCAAATGGTCCCATCACAACAAGGACAGATGGCTCAACATGCTATGGTCCATTGAATGTACCAGTAGCAGATGAGAGTGATCTTCTAGTAGTGAGAGCTAGAGTCACCGCCAATGGAGTTCCCAGGGTTGGCGTTCCTAATGTTCCAGTCGAGTTCAGATCTCTAGATGGTCTAATCATCTTCTCTCAGAACTTCTCTGTCACAGACGGAGAAGGCTATGCATATACAGAAGCTCAAGGTGTAAGCACCATCAATGAGTTCATTGCATCAGAGTGGTTGTACGACCCAATGGACCCTGCCGTTCCAGACTATCTAAACCCAGACCCAGCAGCAGGCGACCTGGTCGCGCTGCCAACGCCAATAGTAGGTGGCGCTCCAGATACGATCCTGGTTAAGGAAAGATTTGATGGAAACATTGCTGACGTCTACATGCTTATCCAAAGCATCCCAAGTCTTGGGGCTGACTTTGAGATCTATGCTAATGGCCCCGTCCTTGCAGAGGACTGGCCAGAACCATACGATAGCAGAACTAGAAGAGGTGGACTGACGGCCGTCTGGCACAGGACCGTTGCTGGAGCCGAAGAGGTTGTCCACCCAATTGCCTTTGCTGCCGGGGCAAACCCAGCATGGACAGAATTCCAATTTCCTGACCCCATCCCGACGGGCCAACTCATAGTAGCGTACAAGTTAGTTATTGAGAGAAGTGCTCAGATAGTGGCGTACACAATTGAAGATCCAATCCTGGTCAGCAACCAGGTAGAGATATGCCTTCAGCTGAATGACTCCATGAAGGGACAGTGGAAGCTTCCAAACCTCCCCTCTCCAGATGAGGTTGAGTTCTTAGAGAATCCCGCTGCTGTACTTAATGACGATGGGTCAAGACTCACGTCAGCTGTGTACATGAGTCCGAATGATCTTACTGTCACAGACATGCGCACTTCGGCTGCGCCCGGGGTGCCAATTGCGGCGGTTACAGTTGGAACCGATGTTATAATAAATGGACTCAGCTTTCCAACTACAGCAGAACTAGAGATGTCAGTCTACATAATTAAGGTAGACACAGACGATAAGATCACAGCAGTAAAGGACATCACAGCTGACGTCACTTACATAGATGCTACAACAATTAGAATCCAGAGCTTTCCAACCCCACCCACCTTAGTGTATGGTATACCTTACTGGGTTGCGGTTGCAGGCTTCCATCCCGATGATGGAGCTGGTGTGAGAAAGACAGCAACACTAATTACAATCAATGTTTAATGAGGATCGCTAATGGCTGCTGACGCTTTTTCAGATCTATACCCAATCCCGGTAGAGTTCACCGATGGACAACAGCCAACGGCTGCATTCCTTAATGCTTGGGCTGAACAAATAGACCTAGCCTTCGTTCTGCTAAGCCAGATGGTCGGCGACTTCGACGGCACCGGTGATGCTGCGGATACGTATTCAACAAACATTCTCCGTGCAATCGGAGTGATGGGTTGGATCAACACACGCCTTCCCGCAGACCTATCGATCCCCACACCCACTGGCGGTGGGGCAGGAGGCACCCTTCCCTTTATTACAGAAGAGCTAGATAGTGCATTCACAGGGGAGAAGTTAGCTGAGCTAACCTTCCTGCCATACTGGATCGAAGCAACCAATGCTGAGATCACAGCTGCCGGCCCAAGCCTTACCACAGCCAAGGCCGGTGGAGTTATCCAGAGATCAACTACCCTTACCGCTGCAGGCGATTGGGTTCTGGATGGAAAGAAGGTTATGTCTGCGACTGCTATTGCAGCAGGCGACATGGTCAGCTATCCAATAGACCCAACCTCGGACCTATGGAAGGACTCCTATGGGAGCTCCACTGGAGCAAACCTAGTCCCATCCATCTATGAGATTGGATCGACCTTGGTAAATCTGTGCACCCTAGACAGGCCGGGAGGATATGGCCTCCAAGAGAGAAGGATTAGCTTTCCAGAAGTAAGACGTATTATGAACCCGGCCAAGCCGTTTTCTATCGTTGAGACAGACACGATCAATCTAGACAATCCGATTGGAGCCCCAAGCCCTGTCTACTGGGACACAACTGGAGGTCGCACGGCTCCTCTCTATAGGATCCCTCAATACATAGTTGACATAGCAAGTGCAGCGGCCCTGCGCATTCCGAATGGGATGGCAAGCCTTTGGCTGCAGACAGGCGGGGCGATAACAAGAATCCGTCCGGCGGCCTCTCTTGGGGACATTCAGTTTGATCTACTCCCTGGTGAACCCCATGCAGTTAGGATCACATTCCCAGTTGGATATACAATCCCCGCCCTGGGAGACAACGATGGAGTCAACCCGGCTGGAGCAGACTATCAAAGATGGATCGTCGCCTTTGCTGGCACCTCAGTAGCCGAAGCGCTCAACCATGAGCGCGCCAGAAGTCTACACCACGGTCACGACGGACAGGACGGCAGCCTAGTAAGCGCTCAGCACCTTAAGGACGCATTCGATCCAGGCGACTTCTTCCACTCGCAGACTCCATATCATCCCTTCCCTCAGTATCTTGGAAGGGCGGGATACGACTCTGGGGACGTTCTAAACAGATTGAACTCAATGCTGGGCGACCTTCACATTTCACATGTGAATGCAACCCCATCTGCGGTAGGGATTGATCCTGATAACGTTACGGTGAATAGCTGGAAGCTAACATTCGGCGACCATGCTTTGGGTCCACGAATCTGGTTTAACTTTGGGGACGTCTCAGGGGCTCATAATGTAGGCAAGCTTCAGTTGGATCAGTATCCCCTGAGGATCCTCAGCGACCTGTACCTAGGAGATACAGCGAATACGATGCGGCTTACAGCATACCGCACGGACCTCGGCGGTGGGGCAATGAGGACCATAATTTCAGCCCAGCCGGATCCCATAGGATTAGACCCAGCCCTATCGATTGTTAGCTCTCATATGCTTAGAGCTCGTGGCGCAAGAATCTACTTTGGCTCAACAGTGCCAGAAGCAGACACAGTTGTCGGGTGGACAGATGCGATACTCAACGTAACAAGCGGAGTAGATACAGAGTACATCTTCAATGGACACACAGGAGCGGCTACTACTCGAGTAGTAGTAGCAGAGGTAAGTGCGAACAGCTATTCCCTGCAGGCTCCCTCTGACTTCAAGATTCACATTGGCCCCGAAGATATGACGGTCTCAACATACAAAAATATGATAGACCTAACTGCATCATACAATTTTGGCGGAGGTGGGACTGGAGCAACGCTGGGCTCCACTCCTGCAGCCGATTCTAATATTGATAGCGTCATTCCCCGCCAAGATTGGTACTTAGAGTCTCCAATCGATGCTGGCGGAGATCGACATGGAGTCGCAACGAACCCAACTGGAGGCTCCAAGTCGAACGCTCTCGATGATGGAGCTGGTACAACAGGATCTCCTCAAATTAGAATCATAGCTCCAGTAAGATTCCCTTCCATCAACTCCCCTATTCAGGCTGCCTCGGGTCTTAGGATCAAGTCGATGCACTATAGAGTATCTGGAACTGAAGACCCATCGGCATTCAATATACAAATGGGACGGCGCCCAGGCGCAGACCTAGACCCGGTTGCGAACCCAGGAACCCTGCCGATTGCCGGCTTTACAAGCGCAGCCATTCCTGGCGTAGCTGCAGACCCAGACAACATTGTCTACACAACAATTGACCCAGCAGACCACACAGTTGACCATGACTATCAGTACTATGTCGCGGTAACAATTGACATGACCAATGCAGGACTCCTTGGCTCTCCCTTCCTCCTGGAGGGGATAACTCTTGTCTGTGAAGCGGATAACATTTAATGCTTCCAATAAGATTCAACCTCTCTGGTGTCACCTCTGTTAGATCAGTGGCTGACATCAGAGTAAACAATAAAGACGAATATAGAAATCTCGTGTACATCGGCAAGCCCTTGCCGCACCAGATACCTATATCCTTTATTGGAATGCCGGAGCCAACCTCACTCTCAATCAAAATCATCGACTCCAACGAATCTCCAACAGCACTAGAGATGATAGAGAACTCCCATCTGATTAGATTCAGACAGGTGCAGACAGCTAAGATATTCGACCTCCCCGTTAGGTCGGCCGACATCACAGACGTGACAAACACAGACACAAGGGGAGAGCCTATCCCTCTCTTCTGGCGTCATGAGATCACAGATGGATTGGCCAACGTACCGTCAGTAGTGGACCAAGAGCTTCGCCCAGTATCAGGGGATAGGTTCAAGCTCTTGGTTGAAGGCGGGAACATCAACGTCTTCCACAACTTAAGGCCTAAGGTGAACTTCGAGAACCTTAGAACAGAAGCATTCTACATCCGATACACAAATACATCTGGTGAACAGATCTTCTCACTCTTAGATTCTCAGCGAGCCTACAGCAAGGCGAACATCCTTGATGGCCTAGACCCTCTCAAGAGAACCTATTCAGTAAGAGAGAGGGGGACCACATATCAGTTTAGGATTCTATATCAAGGTGGCGGGCCCTTCTACGTTCAGATTGATGAAGCAGACCAGCTAAAGCTGACTCGACCTCTCTTCGTCAGAGGGAACGAATCTTGGAACCTCGAAGTCACAGATGGAGAGCTCTTTGCGGGCGACGGCATCGCCGCCGCAGAAAGATTCCATATCCCCGAGTACCACTTCCAGTCCTTCTCCCCTGTTGAACCCATCAAGTACTCAGGTTCCCTCGAGGGGCTAATCCTAAGTGAACACCTAGTCAAGCTACCGTTTGAGAACGTTGTCCTAGATGACAACAATAAGATAGACATCCTCGTTACAGACAAGTCCTTCAATCCAAAGTATGGCTTCACTACAGGAAGTACCAGTCCCACCCCTTACTGGGTGGATAGGTTCTCAAGGCAGAGGGCAGAGGCAGTCATAGTAAGGTTCCCCCTAGTGAGCTTCACAGGAAGAGGCGCCTCGGTCCAGAAGGCATTCGGCCTAGTCCATATTCCTACTGTTCTAGACCCAGAAGACAAGGTCTTCATTAGAGCAAGGTATGAAGAGAAGAGGTACAAGTACAGAGGCCTCAACCTCAACCCGCTTCATAATAGAAACTTGAAGTCTGGGAGAGCTGTCGTTTACTGCATCCCCAACTCAGAAGTAAACCAAGAGTTAAGAAGCCTGTATCACTTCATCTTGGATGAAGACAACAGTATCATCGATTGGAATGACGATAGGCTAGGAGCCGGCGGCGTTCTAGATGGAGCATTGGTCCCAGGACCAGGCCAGACAGGCCTGGGTCTATTCAAGACCGTGCACCCAACGTTCTTAATCCTAGGGACAGTCTCCATCTCAAGAAATACATCAGCAGAGCAGCTGACTTACATTGACATAAGAGAACGTGGCGGGGTCTTAACAGATGACGTCAAGAGAAACATATCAGCGTACCTGGAAGAATTCCCTGAGCTACAATGGGTCGATGATGAGTCATTGCACGGAAGGGGCATCCCAGCACATGGCGCGGTTGTAGTGGACCTCCCCTTCTCAGTCCTAGAGAGAGCTGGTGGGAACTTCTCAGAAGAGGAAGTTCATGGGGCAGTCACAAGACATGCAGCCCTGGGCACCGCTCCTATTATTAGATACTACGCAGACAAGCCTGAGCTAGTTAGCATGGTATATGATACAGTAGCAGCAACGCTAGCCATCACATGGACAACGGTCTCTCATGCAGACAGCTACAGAATCTATGTAGCAGAAAGAGCAGAGGGCCCCTATCTATCTTTGGATGTGACAGATGCAACGGCAGGAGCTGTTGACAATTCACTAACAAAGACGATAACATTGTCCGCAGCAGGTGATATTACAATAGAGCCTAGCGATGAGTTATACATTTACATTGCACCTCTTAAGGATGCAGTGGAATGGCCAGAAGGAGATCCTGGATTCATTGACCTGCTAGGTCAAGGCGGAGCAGAGATAAACCCACTGAACGCAAACCTTGTCTCTCCTCCAACAGAAATGAACCCACTTAATGCGAACATAGTAGCATAGCCGGAGTAAGTAATGGCAGCACCCGACCTGCAGATGGACCTAGGAACAGCAGCCCTAGAAGGCGCCGATGGCGATACAGCCCGAGCGGCAGCAACTAAGTACAACACCCATGTGCATCAGACTACTGATGTGCAGGCAGCTATTGATGGAGCCGCAGCGCCGGCTGGTGGGAATGTCTTTGCCACCATGGCAGACGTTGGTGGAGGCGGAGGCTTAAGCATTTCTCAGCTGAGTGTAACCACAGGTTCCATCGCTGCCATGAGCAGCGACGAAGTCGAGATCACGGGGCTTCCTTCTGACAACATCCTAATCCTTCAAGCGACAATCCAAGAGGTTGGCGCAGGTGGATCTACAGGGGTTTCAGCAGAAATCTGGAACATCGATGGGGTCAGCGACTGGGGGGCAAACCCAGCAGTAACTGGTGGGACACCAGCCAAGCTGATGCCATTCTTTGGAGAGAACTTCTTGGGTCTTACCATTGCTACCGCCGTAGTCTACGGTCCACAGATTGGATTCTCAAGCCCTTTCCCACATGCGGCTGTGCCCTTCCACGATCTGGAGGGAACGCAGAAGCTATATCTCAAGGTCTACAATGAGGACGCTACCTTTCCTGGAACTTTTGAGATCAAGATTAGATTCGTAGACGTCGGAGCATTCACCTAAGATGGCTTTCATTGGTTCACCTTCACTCTTCGTAGGTGGCAGCTGGTTCATTGGCTCTTGGGCCGGTGTTGCATCTGGCACTGACTCTGTCTATCCAGGTCTGAGTGAGGGGGACCTGTGGGTATACAAAGACTCAACTGATCAAGTTATAACTCAGCTAGAGTTTGGAACCAGCGTCCTCCCTGGGAATAGCCTGCAGGCCAATGTAAAGATTCAATACAGAGGATACAGACCCATCAAGGTATATGGCTTTTATGTAAAAGCATTCGAGAGTCCCTTCTATGATGGAGATAAAACTCCAGAGGTAGATAGCAGCACCATGATTAAGTGGGCTGATGACTTCACCTTGGCTGCCCCCCTTGCAGTTGGCAACCCAGGCCTGGAGATCACACAGGTTCATTGGAACACAGGACTTCCAGAAACCACACAGTTTGTTTCTGGAGCTGGCGATGTGGAAGACAATGCCATTCCCTATGTCGGACATGAAAGCTATCTTACAAGAGACGATCAGATGCTTGTTAACTTTAGAATCACAGCCCCGAGCGCCGCCCTGAGACAGGTCATAGAAGCAGGGAGATTCCATTTTGGAATCGACATCTCATTCCTTGAGGTCCCCATTAACCTAGTCGATCCAGGAGCTGGCTGCTAATGTCAAAGCTATTAGACAAGTTCATCAAGACGCTCCCCCGCCTCCAGGCTAGAAAGATAGAGAAGGAGCTTCAGACAGAGAAGGCAAAGCTTCTCTACCCAACATCCCAAGCATTCAGAACGGCGCTCCAGGACCAGCTCAGAGAGCTACTAGACAACGATACCTTAATTCGCTTCCAAGAGATTGGACTTATAGAAAATGACCTGAGACTCTCAGAGCCTCTCGATCACATGCTTAAGACAATAGCCTCAGACTTAGAGTCGCTCTTTGCAGAGACGGATAACATCCTACAGCTAGAAGCACAGCAGGAAAGACTCTTCAAGGAAGAGATCCTAGACAAGCTGCACAAGGCAGTGGACGAAGCCGAAGCAGAGATCCTTAGGCTTGAACTCCTAAGGGGGAATGTCTCAGGACTAAAGGATGCGATAGTAGAGAAGTTCACCAGCGGAGCAAATAGAATGCCCCGCAACGGTCCCATGGCTGGCTTTGCATATGTAGACCCAAAGGGAAACCAAGCGTTCACCCACGGCCTGGACATGCCAGTCGGCGTTAATGTCGGGGGGCTCGTCCTGCCAACAGACATCGATGAGTCGTCCAGAGTCTCAAGCATCAAGGATATCCAGACATCAGATATCAGAGACGACACTCTTAGGTTTGCTCTCCCTCGTGCAGTCTCTCCTTCCACTGATGGCGACGTTGCTATCACAGGCCGCATCTCAAATCTAATCGACAGACAGAGAGGCACATTCTGGAAGAAGGATGTCGACACAAGAGAGCTAGTCCCCGGAGGGGCCAAGCTGAACCTAAGCTTGAACCTCGGCGCGTCAACAGAGATTAACTACATCGAGATTCACCCAATCGGAAACTTCGATCAGTCTCTGTCAGAGCTCTACTATGTCGACCCCACGGGAACCGTCATCGAGATCGAGCTACAGACCACCCCTGTTTCACTAGTGGAGCCAGTAAGGATCTTCTTCAAGAACATAGAGGCCAAGCATATAGTCTGCGTGCTCAAGCAAGAGAACTCTATAATGGTCGGGCTAGGAGAAGGTCTTGGTCAGGGCATAGCGCCCACCCAGAGAGGTCTCCATAGAAGGTACACGTTTGCTCTAGACAATATCCTAACAGGCAAGGTCAAGTATCTCCCAGTAGGCCATTACGTTTCAAAGACACTCTCACTGCCTAACATCTCAAAGCTCTTCCTTGCAGCAACTGAGAACTCCTTCATTGGAGTAGCTCCAGGAGACCCCATCTCCCCAGTGACAGACCCCTTACCTCCAGTAGAGTATTGGGTATCCTATAGAGAGATAGATGATTCAGAGACGGTCGTAGCTTCTCTTTATCTGCCTATCCTTCCAGTAGGGAGAACAACAGTCACAGAGAAGATAGAGATCAACAGCTTCAATAAGGGCTACCTTTCATTTGCATTGGATCCGGCTCTGCTGGATGCATCAGGAGATCTCCTCCTATACAAGAATGGAACTCTAATCACAAGACCGGTGGACTATCAATTTGAGCCTGCTGCGACGAACCTAGTGGACAGGGCAAAGCTAAACATCCCTCAGGGCTACCGCCAAGAAGGCGAGTACGTTGCTGTCTATACTCCCTTCCATACAGAAGAGGGAACGGTACCCATTCCATTTGTTGACGCAACCGGCCTCGTAAGATACGACACGGACAACTCAATCTCTATCAGAAGGCCTGAATCTTCAGGAGCCGTTCGCTCAGAGGCGAACCTCATCATTGTAATGAGAGGCACAGGCAACGGCACTCGAACATCTATCGTAGACGAATTCACGTTCGCAGTAGGATAAAATGAAGATTCCAAAGAACAAGCCGGTAGAGAATTCAAGAGTAGTCCTAGAACGAGCTGAGAGCCTCGCTAGGCGCCCCTTAAGCGCAGACGAGAGGAGCACTATAGGGACAGAGTTCAATCCCAGTAGAAGGGCTTCTAAGGCCCTTGCTGGCGATTTTGTAAATCCAATAGCAATTCCTCTATCGGTCAGGCCTGGACAGGTGGCAGACCCCCGCCCTCTGTCGAAACTATTTAAGGCAACCAAAGAAGATTTGGAGACCCTAGATAGAATCAGCGATGCTATGGGCATCGCCCTAAAGGAAAGCTACAACGCAGTCGCAACAAAAGAGAACGATCTCATCGGAGAGCTAAAGACCCTCAGAGATAAGATCTCCTCCCTGAAGCTATACGCAAGAGACATCACCGATGATGACCAGTATGTCGCATACACATTCACAGATGGAACTGAGATAGGACAAGCAGAGGGAACACAGGCCACATACGTGGAGGCCGAAGGCGCTATCGTCTTGCCAGTGCTTAGCACTTCCGTTCAGACCATACGTGACATAGCCATTCAAGAGGGCAGCAACGGAGCACCAGGAAACAACTTTGAAAGAGACAGGGCCAGGAATGGTTCAGTCAATCAGATCACAGACGGGGCTGCGCAGACCTGGTTCGAATATGAAAGGGTGACCGACCGAAGGGAAGGGCAGCTCAAACTAATCTTAAAGCTCACTCTTGAAGAGCCCGCTGTAATCAATAGGATTAGAGTTGTGCCTGCCAACCTAGGAACATCGAACTGGGTTGAGATTGAAGACATTGAGATTGAGACTGAAAGAGGTGTTGTATCAATCAAGTCTGATATCGCCTCAGCATCTTGGGACGAGTCAGAGAATCCATTCAAGCTATCTCCTGCAGCGGCAAAGTTTGCTGGTGAAGGTCTCTACACCTTTGCTCCAAGGATGGCTCGAGCGGTAACGGTTACCCTAATTCAAGACGAACCATACAACATCCTCAACGGAGCCAAGGTGCGCTATGCTATAGCACTGCGCGAAGTGGAGTTGATGCAGGTTGAGTTTGGATCAGAAGGTGAGTTCGCTTTGGCCCCAGCAAGATTCCCGCGCCCAGCAACCTCCCTTGGTTTCATCCAGAGCATCAGTCCAGCTGATCCAAGACTATCTAAGGCACAGTTCTCAGTTAGTACAGACGGAGGAGCTACATGGAAAGAGGTCTCCCCTTTGGACAACAAGGATTCTGCAAAGACAGAAGCCTTGATACTTGAGACCCCTACTCAGGATGTAATGGTTAGAGGAAAGCTAGAGAGAATCTCTGAAGGCTTCCAGAGGGCCATTGACCAGGGGGAAGATGTTCTGCTGGAAAGGAGCCTGGTCGTTACCGGTGGTGCTGTTACATCTGGCATTACATTAGAGGCTCAGCCTGAGACATATCTAGAGGTGATAGAGACTCGCTATGGCGCACAAGGAGACTATGGAAACAAGCTCTTCCTTGGAAGATCTTCAGGTGGCCTTGGCGCTTCACAGGTATTCGAGCTTCCTATTGTCTTTGATAAGGATGACCTATCTATTCTAGTCAATGGAGAGGAGTGGTCCAGAGTTGTGTCCTTTGCAAGCGAAACGGAAAAGGGCTTCTTGTATGATCAGACAGGAGACCAACCGAGGATAGTCCTAGGAGATGGCATCGACCCGGTACTGCCCTCAACAGGACTAGGAGGAGCCGTGCCACAGGCAGGCTCTGAGATCTATCTAAAGGTAGCTAAGCTAGAGAACCCAAATATTAGTGCGATTGAAGGAGGCCACAAGCTGTGGCTCAAGTATGAGTCAAGTAAGGTTAAGGACAGCACAAGGGTAATGTTCAGAGACTTAACCCTAAAGCAGAACACGTTGAAGGCCGGCCCAGGTGCTAACTATATAGACATCCCGTGGGAACACACAAATATCACAAAGACTGCACTGAGCACTCCAGAGTTTGATTACATTTTAAATGGATTCGAGGATGTTTTTCAGAACGGACAGCTTGAGTTCGAAGGCCTTGGAGTCGGCAGATTCTCAATTGATTTTGACAACAACAGACTATGGCTGAGTGAGGCGATCCCGAATGTAGGAGGCGATCTGACCTTTACATACACCCATACGACTCGTAAGATTATTCCTACGTCAGACTGGAAGTTCTCAGATAGGGAAGCAGCCATTGAAGTAAGGTCTGACCTTGCAGTTGCAAAGACCAGCCATAAGATTGTCGCAGCAACACCTGGGAGGACCTTGGACCTGGATGGAGTGAGCTTAGAAGCAAAACCCTTCAGCATAGTAAGGGGCTCTATCAAAGGCATCGACCTTGGTGGTACAATAGGAATCTCAAAGACTCTAGAGACAGAGATAACTTTCATCAATGGAGCCGCAGAGTTCCAGAAGATTAGATCAAGTGTTGGCAGCCTTCTCGGATACTTCTCAGTAGACTACGAAGACAATGTACTTCACCTTCCTCCGACAGATGGAATTGCAGCAGCGGATCAAGGATTCCTCCCGGGAAGGATTCAGTTCTCCTATATTTCTTTCGAACTTCACTATGACCTAGGAAGAGTCTTGAAGGAAGGCGCAGACTATACGACAGAAGGGAACGCAATCGAGACAACAGCCTTCTTTGCTGACAGAGTCTCTGGACTTTCTAGGAGAATAAAGAGAGGAATTGATCTTCACGTAAGATATAACATAATTGATACCGGGGAGATTGATGGAACTCTTGTAGAAAGATTCTATACTCCCGTACTAAGAGACCTTGCCATCATAGGGATTGGACTAGACCCGCGTCTAGGAACACTAGAGAGTCTATAAGTGACAATTTCAGATGTACACATCAGAGCAATAGCGAAAGAGGTAATCATTCGGATCCTCCATGAAGGCATAGTTCCATCAGCGTCAGACATACTTCGTATCATAGACCTGAGAACAAAGGACCTTGACCTTGCGCTGCCTGAGTTCTCTCAAGCTGAGCCGTCCGTAGAATACGGAGAGGAGGCCTCTGCTTCAAAGTTTAATGACCTATCAATGAAGATGGTCGGAGACCTTTTTGTCTTATACAACAGCTACTTAGAGGCAGAGCGAGGTCTGGGTGACTCAACGGAGCGAGCCCTATTTGAGCTAGATAGGCTCTCGAGGAAGACAAAGAGCCTCGTCTCCCGCGCCAACCGTCTCCTTCTGACAACAGAAAAGACAGGCGGCCTACTTAACATAGTAAGCGACAACTTCGAAGAGACAACTCTAATTGACATGGATAGGACCACAGCATTCGTTGACCTAGACGGTCACTCTGTGCACTCAAAGTACTTTAGGAATGATGAGCTAGAGGTAGTAGATGCACTGGACTTCGAGGACATAGACGTCGGGGGAATCACTGTTACACCCCTGAGCCCACAGACTACTGCAGCATCGGCCACGAGAGACTCAAGGCTCGTGGACATGCTAACTCCATCAGATAGACCATGGATGTACCAGCTGACCTCCACCGTTCCAGGACAGGTAGGGATCGAAGTAAGGATCGACTTCCAGAGCGTCATCCCTCCAACGAGGGAATTTCTCAAGACATACAAGCTCATCCTCGACCCGCACATCACAAACAACTCCCTCCTGGTTTTAATCCAATCTTCTAAGGATGGCATCACCTGGAACGACATCCCGGTAGCTGACCCAACCCGAAGAGTCAATGGCCCAACCATCTATATGGTAGAGGGACTAGAGTTCAGATTCCTAAGGATCATCCTCACAAGAGATACTCACATCAACCTGGACCAAGAAGATAACTTCATCCACCAGTTTGGAATCAAGACTCTTATGATTGCAGAGGTAGGCAACGTCTACCTCGCAGAGAGTGAGCTCGTATCAGAACAACACATCGTCCTCAAGGAAGATGGAACCAGAAAGCAGTTCACCAAGGCCTCCCTTTCGATAGCATGTGAGCACCGCGAGCCTGACACGGACATTGAATACTTTATTGCCTTCTTAGATAACACCCTCACAGAGGGTGACTTCCAAAGGATCATCCCTCTAAGCAGAGAAGAGAACTCAGGCGCACTGATCGCAGAGGTGGACGCCGTCTCTAGAGCCACCACTGAGACCCTTATAGATACAACAGCGCCAGCATTCCCTGGCGATGATATAGCTGCTACCTATGTATTAGAAGATGCAGTGGCAAGTGACATGGTTGAGGTATGGAGGAACGTAGGGAAGAACAATAGATACTACTCCATCAGGCAGGCAGACAATACAGTCGTAGAGGACGGATGGAACTTCGATGGGACTCACTACAATACTTATGCTTACATCGATCAGGTGGGAGGGCAGGAGTTTGATTTTGGCCCACGTCCAATCTGGGTTGATGGAGTTAGGCTAACGGGGAGAGCAAGGCTTTCGGAGGGGATTCATTACGTCAAGGTCCTAGGAGAGAACTGGCATTCTCTTGAGGGACTAATGGGAGTCTCGACCTTTGACGAACTTACAGGACAGTTTGGTGGGACTTCAACAGTATATGGAACCAATGGATTTACCGTAGCTCTAACAGGAGCACCAACGGTTACAGCCGGGTACAATGTTATTGATCCACTGTATCCTTACAATCATAAGCTTTTGATTGAAGGCCTTGACTACAATACTAATTTCGATCAAGATGTAGCAAGACAGCAGTACCGTGGTGTCGCAAGGTATGCAGGACAACTTGTACAAAGAGTTGGGAACACAGACCTTGAAGCTGCAGACAGCCAGGACTACTTAAAGTTTGCAATCGTCCGAGGAGACGACGGCATAGGTGGTGTAGTCAACAGAGTGGCAGTCAAGTGGGCACAGCTAAACGCAGAGCTACCTAGAGAACAGTTTGAGCTAGTCTCAAAGACCGCAGCCTTTGCTGAAGGTCTTGTCTTCAAAGCAATTTTTAGAACAACCAACCCAAGAAGAAGTGCTTCATTGGATGGTTATGAAATCAAGATCGCGGAGTAACAAATGAGCGAACTAAGAGAACTTCGTCCAGTAGGTGTCGTCAGGGCAGACCTTGAGGACAGGGAGGCTCTACAAGAGTCCTTCCAAGAGATCATAACCGACCTGAACGAGATTACCGCTCAGTGGAACGGCGCACTATACCCCCTGCTAGCATCACTTCCCCAAGGAAGGGAACAAAGATCCATAGGAGATAGGAACGCTAAGATAGATCCTATCACTAACGGACTAGATGGTTCACAGGTATACATGGACCAGACTTCACGACCACAAGAGTTTGGGGGATTGCTTCATAACGGTACACGTCCTAGAACAATTAAGGAAGTAGTACTGGACTCATATCAGAGTCTATTCGGTAGGGTGGGGAGAGTAGAGGACCTCTTGAACGAGGTCAACGCGAACAACGCAGCCTATGATGACACACAGCTAAGGAACTGGATCATTCAATTGGCCGGTGAGACTTGGGACCCAGACAACATAGGAGCAGGTGGAACGTTCAACACGGTGCACTTTGCTGGCGCTCCAGTTGCATCTACCTACTCTCTCGCAGAAAGAATCCTAGACGTTAAGCATCAGATAGGAACAGAAGCAGAGATAAACACCTTCAGGGACATCTCCACAAGGCTAGAGATATCTGGCTCTACTTACATGGTAGGTAGCACCGATATCCTCACAGCGCTAGGGGCGCTGGATACAGCGATGCTTGGACTAGGAGGAGTAGCTACCCTTCAGACTGCCTATAACAATGGGAACACCATAAGCACGGTAGCAATAAACCCCGTACAAATTTCAGTGCCTGTCCAATCTGTTGACCCAGCAATAAATATCGACGGACTACTCACCTGGACTGGACCTGTATTTGCAGGAACAGGAGATGCGGGAACTCTCAACTTCATGTCCATGTGGTATGAGAATGATGAGGTCAGTGGGACGGAGTATACGCAGAGCCTATTCGCGACAGGTGGAGCAGCCCCTGCGACAGATCTGCTAGAGCTTCGTATGACCAGAGGGTCAGGTCAAGACGAGACGGACGAGCTCTTCATTGGCAAGCAGACTGCAACGGCAGACCCCAGATATGGAGGCATCTTTATAGGCAGGCAGACCATAGCAAATGGCGGGCTGCCTCACGTCTCTCTATATTCAGAGGATTCCGTTGGGGCTCATTCATTTCTGACAGCCCCACACCAACTTACCATCAGCAATACCATTAGTGGAAACCTGACCATCGATGCATGGGCTTCATTGCTCATGGTTGGCGCAGCAGGCTCTAGCATAACGACAGATGACTTCCTGATTGATACAACGGGAGGGGACTTCATTACACTAGATGCTGGAACATTTGCAAGAATAAGCTCTGGCTCAGGCGTTGTCGACATCAACGCCGGCAATGGCATGACTGTAGACCTGACGCTAGGCTCTTTGGTTGAGACGATTAGTGATCCTACAGCTTTAGGAATCTTCACTCGGACGGCATCAGGAACTGGTGCCAATTCAAGAATCAAAACCATCGGGGCTGCCAACAGCATCCTTGTGGATGCTCAGGGGTCTAATTCTTCTGCGCTCGTAAAGGCAACTAATGATGCTTATTTATATGGGGTAGATGCTGCAAAGATTATTTCTGGCGGGGGAGGGATTGAGTTCCATGCAACCAATGCAGCTTGGATTACAGGCCTGACCTTCAATCATGGTCCTAGCATCACAAGCGCAGAAGGCGCCGGGACTTATACAGCGAATGTGACCATTGGCGGTGATGGAGAGATTGGTTCATTCAAGTACCTTGAAAGCCTTTTCGCTGACAATACATGGCAGGGCCCAGCAACAGCAGACGCTGATGGGCTTGTTTGCACGGCAGCAGCCTTCTCCCCAACCGGTTGGGCGCCTCATGATGATGGTGTTACATACGGCGGCGTAGGAGGACCTGACCCATATAGGGTTTACAAGGATAACGTTGTTAAGTCAAAGGGGATGATCTCGGTTGATCCATCAAAGGGCACTCACAACATTTCCGCAATTGATACTTCAGACCTCTTCAACGTTGACGTAACTGCAGGTTCTACTTGGACTGTGGGAACGGGCATCCTGAAGGTAGTCTTTGAGACTGCCTTGGGTCACGCCAACTACACAGTGACCACTGGTTACGATTCAACTGCAACCTATACACTAAAGGTCAGGAATAAGCTGACGACTGGATTCGACATAGAGCCGAGCATCTTCAATGCGGTCACACCTGCATTTGACATCATCGATGGAGCCGACCCAATAATTGTAATCGACTTTCAAGTAATTTAAGGAGAAAAGATGAGTACTAAAAATGTAAGCAGAGTTGGCAGAGGATTTGCCCCCAGGTCACCACAGAAGCAAAGAAAATGGAGACGTGGTACATGGGCAGTAGAGCCAGCCCTACCTGTGGAAGCGGCGCCTGCACCGGCAGCGCCCGCCCCAGAACCTAAGCTCGAACGCCCCATTCCAGACGACAAGGAACTGCGGCCAAAGCCTGAGCACGAAAGAGAGGAGCCTCTCAAAGAAGCACCTAAACCATTACCCCCTGTTGAGAAAGAGCCTCTCGAAGAGAAGGCTCCCAAGAGAAGAACCCGCAAGCCAAAGGTAGAACACCCAGCCAAAGCTGAGGATACCCCGGCGTCCGAGGAATAAATAAAAATGGCCCTCACCGAAAAAGACTACCATAATGACAATGGATACTTAAGTCGTAAGTTTTTGTTAGCTCTAATAGGAATAGTACTTATCAGTACAATAGGAATTTCGTATTCTATTTTCGGTTGGGGTGTGGGAATTTTTGAAACAATCGCATCTTCGATTGTAACCATAGCCCTAGGCTATATAGGTATATCAGTAGCCCGTGTCGCAATCCCAAGGACTGCTCTAAAATTAAAAGGGAATATAGGGGATACAACATCAGACCAGGAATCAGACAAAGCTATTGATAAAGGGGAGGGGGTGTAATGGCACTAACTAACACAGAATTGGAAACCGCATTGAATGCGGCGTTAGTACGCATAGACCAGCTAGAAAAGCTGGTCAGGAACAGTATCAGCACAACACAGTTTAATGCAGCTACTCTTCTTTTGGAAACCGATCTCAACGCCGTGGAGGCGGAGATGGTAACGACTAAAGCAAGGCTTACAGTCGCGGAAGCCGCGTTGGCGGCTATTGTTTAAGTAGAGGAGACAGGGATAAGAGGTGGGGCTCCCCATCCACCTGGCACAGGAATCTCAGCTTCGGTCTCATATTCCATATATGAAACAAGGACCGTAGCAACACCATTATGGTCTACCCGAGATTCAATGATGTGTGCATCGTGAGGAAGATCGATACTTTCGTTTCGAGCCAAGGTATAGTAGCCAACAACTTTCTTCATGGCTATCTCCTTACGTAGGGAGCAGCAAGCCCCGGCATATGCTTAGGGGTATTCTTGTCTGTCCCATCGTTAAAGTGTTCTTTAGCTTGTGTGTAGCACACAAACTTAACTAGTCTCACATTAGGAATCTGCTTCAGAGAAGTGTAGAATCGCCCAGAGCAAACTATCTTACGATAGATGCGTCCAACAGGATTTCCAGTCTCTGGATTCTTGTGAGTGATCAAGAGGAAGTTCTTATTGTCGAAGCGACTATAAGGCACTGCGGCAGTCTCGTAAAAGAACTCGAGCTTATTATAGGTGCCTCCCTCTTTAGTTACCCTAACGGCAACAGGAGGTTCGAAGGATACAACCTGATCGCTTGAGGAGTTGGTAAACTTAAAGCCAACATCTCCCTTCGGAAGAAACACCTCGACGCCCATACGAGGACCAACAGGTCCGAAGTTAATAGGGGCAACCCTATCCTCCTCCCTATCTCTGGGCACCATCCTCTTATCAACTTCATCAGCGGACTCTTCGGACTGTACGACTACAGGCTCAACAACTTCTTCAGTCTTCTTGGGGCGTCCTCTACGGGGCGCCTTCTTCTCTTCAGGCATTTTCTACCTCCTCTTTGGGGTCGGCAATTTGAACTAGTCCGACCATGTCAGCTTCTTTCCTTGGCTGTCCAAGTCTGTCATAACAGAAATCTCTGTAGTCACAATAACTTTTACATAGGAAATGTCCAGGAGTTTTATCCAATGAAGACTTGGGCTTACCTGCTTTCTCCCAGGCTTCGAACATGGTTTTGGAAACCATTCCTGCTGCCTTATAGCTGTCAATCTCTTCCGGTGAGTAGAACTTCTTGTATGGTCGCACGGGAATAACATTCTGCTTGAACATCTCCTTCTCTTCCAGCCAACGAGAGTACATATCTTCGAGACTGAATCTTACCTCTATCTTAGTAGAGAAGCCATCGGTCTCAACCTGAGCGTACCTTTCCCCGTCCTTCATCTTAGGGCCATACTTTGCAAGCAGCACACTGTCAAGATCAGCCTTTGTAACTAGGCGAACAGTATACTCTCGTCCATCATTAGGCTTATCTCTTGGCATGTACACAAGCTTAAAGAACTCTAGGTGGTAGCCGTCGCCATGCTCCTTGGAGAACTGGTCTAAATAGACCATGGTCTGCATGATGTTTGACTCTTTCGGAAAGGGATCAAACGCCTTCTGCCCACGCCATGCACGGGACCTCCCCATGATAGTCTTGCTAACACCAATGCCATAAACACTCTTGACCTCTATTCCATAGTAGCCAATTGATTGGTCCTTGCGACGATATCGCCCAACGATATCTAGCTCGCCAGAAACATTATGCTTAGGGTCGTAGAACTTGACTCCATCATTTTCATAGATGCCAGCACACTTCATTGCATCAATGAGCTTGCTCTCTATGGCGCGACCCAAGTGCCAAATCATATGCATGTACAATTCAGATTCATTGGTAGGAACCACGTTGTGGATTCTATACCAATCTGATCTCCAGCAACCACCAAGGACATGTCCCTCTGGTGTTACTGCCGAGGCTGATGAAGGATAAAACGTAGGATTTCTTCTAGCTCTAGGATGCCTAGGGCGAGTAATCTCACGCTTTATAATGTTCAGCACATTCAGTTCTGCTCCGTCCAAACCCCACACTCCTCTTCTCCTGATTCATACTATTGGCAATTTTAAATGCCGCAGCGTACACATCATCAGGATGAATTAACGAATCCTTTCCGTATGTAATATTAACGTCTTGACCATCCATCTTCAGTCTATACAGAGGAAGAAACTCATTGGCCTTCTGCAGTAGCACTTCTGCCACGATCTCTTTGATGTCAGCCCCAGTAACTGTTGCCGGCAATGCGAAGTCTCCCTCCAAGGGAGCGAACATCTTCCTACCAGCCTTAGACTCAGCGAGTTCAATATGAACTTGCAGGGCTTCTTTTATATGCTCGGGCTTTAGCTTGTGATACTTGATCTCAGTAAAGCGCCCAGACCTCTTAAGGGCAGGGTCAATTAAGTCCCACGCATTAGAGGTGACAACCATTGTAAAGTTCTGGCTGCCCTCCATGTCTCCATCAATCCAACGAAGGAAGAAGTTTGTCTTCTTCTTGTCAGACGCATGGACATTGCTATCGAACCTAGATAGAAAGAAGCTGTCTGCTTCGTCTATAAGAATTAATACATGTCCATGCTCTCTTGAGACTTCGTCCACCTGAGCCTTAAACGCCGCCAACTTTTCAATCGATTCATCATACAGATGAGACGCCAAGTCTTCATAGCACAGTTCAATCAAAGGACATTCAACTTCATTTGCTAATGCTCTAATTGAGTGGGTCTTCCCACAGCCAGGCGGCCCAGTCAAGGCTATGGCCTTTGGCTTATCGAGAGCCCAGTCAGAGAAGTGATCATCATTCAAGATTCGATCAACAAGACCCGCTAGTCTCCTTACGGCCTCCTCTTGTCCAACGACATGACGAAGCCTAAGATTCTTTTCTACTTGAACTAGCGAGCCGACTTCTGGTGCTTCAGCGTTCCCCATCCGTTATCTTTTCCTCCAGCTTTTTAAGAGCTGCGCGTAGGTGACGTTTAATCGTATCCTTATCTCTCTGCAGCTTGTCTGCCACCTTGACAATAGGAAGTCTCTTCTCAAAGATAAGGGAGATGAGGTATCTCTCATATCTACTCAGGACAGCATAGAAAGACTGACGAGGACTCAATGTCCAAATCAGATCCATGCTCAAGTCCATCTCTTCTACGTTAGGCTCTACGTGCCAATTCAAATCAATGAACTCCTCAAGACTAATCCTCTGCCCGCTGGCACTAATGCCTCTGGGCTCTACTGTCTTGAAGAGAGGATCTTTCACAACTCTATTGAACCAATCCTTAACTCTCCATCTGAAAATCTTCGTCAGAGGATTTAAAGCGTTCACTCCTTCTACGATTCTATACTTTGATAATACATTTAAGAACAATACTGTTAGCTCAGACTTGATGTCGTCGCGAGTAAAGCGCTGCATTACCTTTGCAATATACAAACGTTGATGAGATAAATTGGCAGGAGTTTTGGGACGACCTGTTAGGAACATCCCGAGGAAGCCTCTGGTGTCGTAGTTGCTTAAGTCTATGCTAGCCCCAGAGAATAGATTTACATACTTTTCCAGATAGCTGTCAAAGTATTCTAGGATCTTTTCTTGAGCATCGTAGGCTTCTTTTTTGGTACCAGTCTTGAGGGCCAAGCAGCATTCATCAATGCGTGCAATGTCCCTGTTACGGACCTTACGTCCGAGAGCTTTATTTTTCTTATCACCCATAATTACATCCTTAGCCGCACCAAGGGATTCTAATTATAGGATATCATTTGACTTTTGTCTAGGTCTTTGGCTGAAGAAAGTTTATGACTATTTCAATACGAGGCTCTTTGGAAACCTTCTTTCGTCCAGACTTTCCTCCAAGCTCAACCTCTTCATAGAACTTACGAATGCTAAGGTCCCAAACTTGAGAGTCATCCTTCCACGCAACCCCAGACAAAGCATCCAAGACAGCTTTCGCCAAGTTGTCTACATCAGGCTTTCTTACATGAGGGGGAAGATCATCAGGAGAGACAGAAAGCATATCGGCGGGGCGCTTCATAATGAAGTCAATTCTAACCCGAAGGGGCCCCTCAAGGAGTTCATTGAACCCCCCGAAGGCGGCAGCTTCTGCATAAGCGGTAGCAATTGCAGTCTTATGGTCCTTGACCTTCTTATTGTTGGGTGTATAGATTTGGATGCCAGCCCCAATGCGTCTTGCCTTGGGGCGTGGTTGAGCCATAGGAGCCTCGTTGACAGAGAAGGTTATTCCTTTCTGCATTCCTTCATTAAGCCCCCCCATTAGAGCGCTTCACCTCTAGTAAACTTGACTGCAGTAAGAGTGTACTCATCAGTCTTAAGTGCGCGATCAAGACTGCACTTAAGCTCGGCAACCCAGGCTGCTGGGTTGCCATAAATGGTCTTAAACTGAAGCCTGTCTTCAACAAGTCCAAAGTCTATGCAGATCTTATTGACTGCACTTCTCTTCCTCATGCTAATGCCCTCGGCGACAGTAAACATTATTTCGACCGGAACTGTTTCAATCTTTCTCGTTTCCATTTGTATTGCTCCTTTCGAGCTTCTTTGGCTTTAGCCAAGCGCCTCTCTCGATACTCATCCCTCTTTGGAGGGGGAGCTTCCACTGGAACAAACGAGTCTAGCGCTTCATTGATCTTACTCTTAAGTAGTTCTACTGTCAGAGTCTCATGATACCAAACCACAACCAGAGCAATGTTTTGCTCTGCGCAGAGTTCAATCTTTTTTCTGTCTCTTCTCTTTGCATCATCGAAGCCTTCAGCATCGCCATGAAAATGAGAAACAAACTCCTCATGTTGGCGGCCATGATACTCAACTGCAAATCCAAGTGAAGGGATATAGTAATCCAATCTGAGCTTATAGCCCACTTGATGTTCTTCTACAATATGAGTTGCTTTCCCATAGAGTTCAAACAAGAGGGCCTTAATCTTTTCTGCACCTTTCGACATTTGTCCACACGCTAAGCCTTGAGGGTGAAGGTAGGATTTCCCACGTTGGGGTGTAAGCCTTATTATGAGCAAAGATAAGAAGAGTGAAGTCCAACGACCCCTTCTTCTTAAGTTTCCATATCATACTTTTGGTTCCTGTATGAATTGTATCGCTCTCCTCATCTAATGCTACGCCCGGCGCGGAGTTCCGGAACGTCAAGTTCCGAACTCCTTCGATGTAGACCTTAAGTTCATACATCTCCTCTTCGGTCCAGAGTCCCTCACCGGGAGAAATCGTTACGGGTCTAATCATTACCTTTCATCACTTCACATGTCATACGAATAGAACATGTGTTGCATCCACTAGTATTTGGATACGTAATAGAATGCTGTAGAGATTGCATAACGCCAACATAGTCTAGCATAGCAGACTCCCAGTAACGGTTGTCTGGCTCAAACTCCTCTGCGTGGAACAGCTTGTAATCGATGAGCGCCACATTGCAGACCTTCTTAATTTGGAACTCTTCCCCTAACGCCATCGAAACATATCTGATGGCAGGGTCAAGTCTAACTAAAGAAGCATCCACCAAAGGCTCAGTCAAGATTAGAGTCACAGACTTATCTGGTTCCATCAGCAGGACTGGCACATTAGAGGACAGCTCATGGCCATAGACGAGGCTAGACAAATCATGATTGATACCAACAGCAGAAGTTGGCTGCTTAAGATACCACTTATGGAATCTATGCAAGGCGACCAATGATTGATTATACAATCGAAGGTCGTCCAGGCTGTCCTCTGAGTGAGCCTGAAAGAAGATCTTCTTCCATCTGCTCGTAAGGGAATCAAAGTTTTGCTTCACGTCCAACTCAAGGTCGCGCCGAAACAAGTAAGTAAGGAGCCGAGTGAACTCGACTCCACCTTGATGCCTCTCCGAAAACTCTCCCCCCTGTTCAAAGAACTTCGGGCAGAAGGAGTACTTCCTAATATCTTCAGTCGTTGCCTTCAATCTCGTAACGCTCCTTGAACCTCTTGACGAACTCAAGGGCCTCTTTATTGGGACATGGAGACTGATGGCCATGTGCCCGACACCAGTCATAATGATCAAGCCAACACTCATCTACATTAGCTAACTTTGCGAGCAGCTCTACGGCAGCACGAAGAGAGTAGTGATCATATTCCCAGCTCATGTAATTTGTACTTTCACCGTCTTGAATGTAATGCAAGCAGGATTGTTTTTGATAAGATCCCTAAGCTTCCTCTGGTCAGAGCTAAGAGCAGCCTTCTTTCCAGTCTTAATATCGATGAAGTCGATATGCGCAGGCTCAGTCTCAGTGGCAAACTTAATCCCAATGAAGTCTACAATATCTCCGATGACCATAAGCCTATCATAGGTGGCTTGCAGCTCAAGGAGCTGTATCATCTCTCCAAGCTTCCCAGTGGTGTTGTTAACGCTTCCCTGAATGGTTTGTAGGGTCTTACCAGGGGTAGCCTTTACAGTCGCTTCTAGGGTGGTCAGGCGTCCAGTAACAGACGCTGTGTCTTCTGCTACTTTCTGGTACACCGTGCGGAGAGCAGCGAGCACGGGCTCAAGGTCTTGAGCAAGCTCTAAGCCACCCTCCTTATCATCCTTGGGCTTAAGGAAAAGCCAAGAGAAAAAGATTGTTCCAACAATGACTCCTAGAATAATAAGAGCTTCCATCAAACTATAGAGGTCCTTCTCATATTCCAGCGGAAGCCACCATTCTTGGAGGGCCAGACACGAGTCCAATTGTTTGCGCCACAAGCGCACAGAAAGTCTTGCTCAGGGGTAACCTCACGAGAGAGCCCACTAGAAGTTCCTACTCTAGGAGCATCCTTCATCTCCATATTAAATTCACGAGGCTTCTCGCAAACTGCACACTCAAATTGATATATCATTAAATTTCCTCAGAATCATTTAAGCCAATAAAAGAGATCCATTTTCTCTCTTCTTCCCCAGGGTATTCACCAGGGACAACATCTATAGTTTCAAACTTAAGATATCTTCGACCTTCGTTAAAACCCTTCTGCAATGGATTAGAAAAGAACCATCCTAAGAGACTAATCGATCCTGCATCCAATAATTGGGCATAGCCTGGGAATTCATTTTCAAAGAAAAGCTCTACATAAATAAAGCGTCTTGTATATTTGATGGAACACTTGTCAGATTCATACTCAGTTCCATCAACAGTTAACATAGGAAGAGAATTCACTTCTTCGGCCTCTTGGGCTTCTTCGGCTTCTTAGGAGAAGGATAGCCCTTTGTTTTGGCATCCTTTAGCCCCTTAAGAACATCTATGGCCGCAGTAAGGGCAGCATCTCTAAAAATATCTGAGTACTTTTCCATTATAAAGTCCCGCCTACGCTTAGTCCTGCGGAGTGTTCACCGGAGTAACTATAGCATGGGCTAATCCAAACGTTTGAAACAAGAGGAAGGTCTTTGCCGAGGTTGTAGGACCCAGGGCATATTGAAATGCCTATGGTCTGTTCATTGGCAAACGCGCCAACCCTCATCAACCTCCACGTCAAGTCGTCCTCAGTAAGACCATATGATCCAACTGATAATGCAATCTCTGGAGCAAGCCCAAGGCTTGCATCTCTAATTCTAAGAAACGAATGAAGAGCAATCTCCAACTTGGGGTTCAGGATTTCCCATCCCCCTGATTCTTTCTCTCTCCGAACAATTTCGAATGAGCTGACTTCAAGAGCGGGCTCGATACGATTACCGTCTTCGTCTTTCTCCCACATGCGTATATATGTTGGAGAACCTTCTCCTCTTGATCCCTCCACAAGGAGGAAATCAAACTGCTGGTGAAGCTCATAAGTAAAAAACGTACCATCTGTTAACCTTGCCTTGAGTCTCCAATCTTGGAACTCTATTACTTCAGAATTGCTCGAACTCTTACCTCGCCGTCCGACAGGGTCATTGTCAAGAACTCTGGGTGCTTCATGAAGAGGCGGTGTCGCAACTCTCCTTGCTTGCCCACCACCTGAACTTCGATGAACCACTGTGGCTCTTCCAATTGCCTCAACCTGAACGCCCAGTTCTTCAATCTCTGCACGAACGTCTTGAGGAATTTCATTACGCAATGTCTCCAACATACTTCCATTAGCATCAATCTTTGTAGTAGCTCTACCTAGCTTAGAGTCGAAAGAATTTAATCTTTCGGCAATCAACGAGTCAGATTTCTTAAGGGATGAAGTAAGCTCACGCATCTGCATCCATTGAAGACCTACTGCTACAGCTAGCACAACAATCAAAACCCATGGAAGTATATTTTTCATTAGAAGGGCACCTCAGTCTTAGCCTTTACCAGTCGAGTCTTACCTACATCTACGTCAGCTGGGAAGTACCTACCGTTCTTCCAGGTGCCTTCATGCCCAGCTTCAATGGCTTTGCTGCCCCTATTGTTTGCAACAATGGCAGAGACATCGGTAGAAGCATAGCATTCATACCTTGATTGAGCCGGATAGAAGCCAAAGAACCTGCGCCCCTTAAGGTCAGTAATCTTATTCTTCCCCACATCTCCCTCAATGATAGGCAACTTGTTGAACTCATCTCCATGCCACATTTCGCACGCCTCTTCCTCTCCTGTATCCTGGGCAGCCTTCAATGGGCTGAACAGGTTTATTAGGTAGTTGATATCGTACTCAATGTTAACGGCATCGCGAAGGTCGTTGTTCACCGGACGCTTCCCAGTCTCGACCTTCTTGTATTCAAATGTAGAGATGGCACTACAGTTATATGCCTGTGCAATGTTTCTCTTAAGGAACGCGGACTTCTTCTTCACAGCTGAACGCTCATCTAGATTTGAGAAGTCCTGTGCCTTATGGAAGTTATCCAATATAACAACCACCTCAGCACCTGGATGGTCCTTGTAGACCTTCTTCACAAGCTTCTCGAGCATCACCAGGGTGGCCCCATGAGTGGTATCCTTGATGTGCAAACGCCCATCCTTAAGATACTCCCTCAACCTCTTATACCCTTCCTCTCGACACTCCATAAGTCCCTCATTCTCACGAGGGTATTCATTTAGCCAGTACTTAGGACTAGCAATCTTATTCAGTGTGATGGCATCAGCAAGCTTAAGCCCCTGTTCAGTCGCCATCTCCTGAGCCCATTGAATTGCCATCCTTCTGTTGAATTGGGCACGGGTGTCATCAATGGTCTGGGCTATGATAATGAGATTCGGATTGTTATCCAGAAGCTCCTTGGTGAACTGGGACTGAAGGGCGGTCTTGCCCGTATTAGGCACGCCTCCAACTGCGATGACAACACCTTGGGACTCACCATTAAGGTCTGCTGTGAAGTGAGTTAACTTCCCGTAGTTGTGACCTTGAGGCCCCTCAAGTTCAAACTCTTTTTGAATCTGCGCATCAAGAGCTGCAATGGTCTCTTCGCTACTAAGCGTATCAACCGTTACGCTGTCAATGGCTTCAATGCGGTCTAAGGCATTCCTCAAAATCTGGGTGCCCGCCCCATCTCCATATCGAAACTCTCTTAAGGCTTCATCCGCAATGTTACGCATCTCTCTTTCTGCAACCTGCTTATTAGCATCTTCTCTTCTGTGCAACTCATCATTGATGGCAACTGTAGAGAGACCGGTTGCTTCTGATAGACCGTCAACCATTCTCTCCCTGCGAAGGAAGTTGTCCTCCGCCAGGATGAATGGAAGCACTGCTTCACAAGCCTTAAGTGGATCAACGGAAGGGTCCTGCCTATTTAAGGCCCATTGGAAAGAGCTAACTCTTTCCAATCCCTTAAAGGCTTCCATTCCGTTTTCAACGATATAGGAATTGGGGTCATACCCAGAAGGTATTGTGATTACGTAGACGTTCAAGAAGGAAGCAGAAGCAAGCATGCCTGGATCTTTTGAATCCCCAAGCAGCAGCTTCTCCAGCGCTTCCTCCCCCGCGCTATCTCCATCCATAACAAGAGTCAAAGACTCGATGCCATACTTACGGAGAAGTGAAATCTGGTCTGGTGTTATAGAACTACCACTAAGGGCAATGCTATTGTCCAGTCCATTCTTCTTAGCGATGGCCCAGTCAAACTGACCTTCGAAGCCATATAAGTCCTTGTAATCATTAGATACAGCGTCTGAGAAACCAAAGAGAACTGACCTCTTGAAGTAGATACGATTCTTCTCGGGAGACGAGTCGTACTTACGAGGAGGAGCCCCTCGGCTACCCTCGGCTCTCCATCTCTCCTTCTTTGCCTCGTGCTCCATGTCTCTACTTATGAATCCAACGGGAGTACCGTTATGATCCTTAATCGTAAAGATAATTGAGCTTGAGGAGAACATCCCTTCCTTTGCCAAACCAACTTCCCTAAGGAAGACGTTTGAGAAGGCTGTTCTAAGGTGAGAAAAGAACTTCGAGTAGTTCGGAATTACACTGATTCCCATCTCCTGCGCCGACACAACGTCAACACCTCTTGCTTCCACATAGTCTCTTAATTCTTCTGACCACAATTGAGCGGACATATAATCAGAGGCCATGCGAATCACACGAAAGGAATCTAGCTTAAACCTATCTTCTTCAGACAAATCTCCAAGTTCAAAATCAACCTTAAACCTCTCGCACAATGGCATGAGGTTGTTTGTGATGAAGCCGAACCCAGAGATAGGAGCAGACTTAATCCAATGATTTACATGAAGCAAATCAAAGGTAGTCTTACATCCATGACAAAATGCCTTTACTCCTCCTCTAAGGATTTTCGCAGACGGAGCTGTGTCCTCATGGTTGGGATTAGGACAGATGAACTGATCATTACGAGCTGGGTTGTCAGTAGTGATCACACCTTCCGCTACGAGATAGTCAAACAAGAAGGGTCTGACCTGCTCGAGCGCAGTTGCCACAGAATTTGTATCCATATTTTATTTACCTTGCTGGTACGATTTTCTTATCAGGCACCCAAATCTGAGGGCCGGCTTTGTCCATTTCTTCTTCTGCGGCCTTACGTCTCTGTTCGACCTTATCGAAATAGTCCTGTCGATGGGCATCATATTCAGCCCTATCCACAATATCCTTCTCGATAAGAATTTTACACAGAGCCTCTAACGAGGCCATCATCTGCAAGAACGTAGACTCAGCACGGATATGCGCCTCCTGAAAGAGTGCATTCCTATCATCTGTAATCTGCGCCCACTTCATTAAGGCATTCACCTGACCCAAAATGTTAGGGTCAAGGGCAGGCTTTGTAGCTTTTCCTGTGTTTGGCTTAATTATCATCCCCATCTTTTAAATCCTCGTCTAAAAATGTAGGGATCGGATCCAACTCCGCATCCTTCTTAGACTGATTGATCTGTTCTGTTAATGCTTTGATCTTTTCTTGCATTGCCTGGCGCTTCTTTAGTCCACCAGGCAGGAAGAAATCTACTGGAAGGCCATTGCTCTTTGCCATGGCCCTCTTGATCTTTCTCTTGAAATTAGACATCGATTATATCCGGTATTAGAATCTTACTGAAGGCTACGCTTTCAGCATCAGTTACACCAATGAGCCACTGTCCACAAGAGCTTTGGAATCCTAGCCTCTCTGCAAAATCGTTAGCAGGAGGGAGTGAGCCGTTCTTGAAGATCCTTCTGTATCCACTAGAATACATTTCAGGGTTGTGATAGTGACCATAGAAGAACAGCTGAGCATCATGCTGGTCCAACCAAGTCATGACCTTCCTGCCAGGCCCGGCAGTAGCTGCCTGAGTCACACCAATGTGGCGTGAGTGTACCCTCCAGTCTCTGACGTTGAAGTCAGTCCACATCTGATGAGGGACATGAACTTCAATATCATACTTGGTCTGGATGGATGCCATTAGCTGTAGGGATAAGTACAAAACATTATCCCAGTTAGACATCTGTGAGTGTAGGCGTGAGGCTCGTCCGTGGTTCCCTGCAACACAGTGAACGCGGACTACTCCAAACACCTCTGAGAGGCGCACAAGGCCCTTCCAGATATGCTTAATGGCAATCTGGAGCTGCTTGTATGCATCTCCATCAGTCTCGAAGGCATGACCCGGGTAGATGAGCTCTCCATCGATGATGTCACCGGCCAAGAGAACAATGAACTCATCTACCTCATAGCAGTCAAGCTCTCTTGTTTCAATTGCCTTGTCGATGACACTGTCAAACCTCTCCTTCGCAATCTCTACATTGAAAGTTTGCAGTCCATTCACTTCTATTACTTCACCAAAGTGAAGGTCAGAAAGGCAAAGGATGGGAGAGATTCCTTCTGCAGTAAGAGCTGATGGAATTGCAAGGACCTTCTCTGCGGCAATTTCAGTCTTTACTTCATTGACGAGGACTCTACACTGTTCCTTTATATTCTGACGCCTGACTGGTACAGGCAATAGCTTGGTAGAGGTCTGTGGCACAGCAGGCCTGAGCTCGGTAAGGAGCTCTCGAGCCTCAGCTGTAGTCACAGGCACCTTGAGGTGCCTCTGTAGGATATGAGACAAAGCAGCAGGAGACACTGTGGCTCCTAGCCTCTTTATAATCCTATCCGCAAGCTTCTTATTCTTTTCAGTCCATCTCATTCAGTTCCCTCAGCATGTGGGGTTGGATTTCAAAAAATCCAAGTCGTTGTTTGATCTGGCCATTTGAAAGCTCAAGATCTATAGGAACATTTCCTGCAGGCAATTGCAAGAGTGTATTTAAAATCGTGGAATCAAGTCTATGAATGACCACTCTCTTCAAAAGTCTTTTCACTTCTGATTCAGCGTCTACAATAGAATCCACAACAATTTCAAGTCCTTTGTAGGAGTTTGTCTTTCCTCTGACAACAACACTCTTACCTTCTTCTAAGTATGGACGAGCTTCAGCCATATTGTTAGACCAAATCTTAGCTCCAATGCTGCCGCTAGTATCTTCTAGCTGTAGTATTGCAAAGCTTCCCCTCTTTCCATTTCTAATCTTAAGCTCTGTTATCCTGGCAAGAACTGATACCCAAATGCCATCAACTTCTAAGCTTTCAATTTCATCTATATGGGATCTTTCCTTAATAGTATTGTACTTATCCAGAGGAGATCCTGAGATATAAAAGCCCAAGGCTTCCTTCTCTAGCTCCAGTTCATCTCCATCATCCAAATGAATTGACGGTCTCTGAACATTAATCTCATTTTCTGGAGCTTCAGTCATAACAGAAAAGATAGACACCTGGCCTTTCTTCTCATCTTTATGATAGCTACGAAGAGCAATCGCTGTGTTAACGGCATACTCTGCAAGCTCTGCTGTGTTCATTCCAGTTTCTATTTGGGAAAATGCACCAGACCTTGCTAAGGCTGTGAGATTATTCGACTTAATCTCAGAAGAGGAGAGCCTCTTGCATAAGCCAGTGATAGACTCAAAACTCCCATTGGCTCTTTCATTCATAATAGACTGAAGAGCCTTTGTCCCAAGCCCCTTAATTCCAGCAAGTCCAAACCTTATTTCATGTCTGGCGGTCGCCGTAAAGCACTCCTCACTAAGATTAATATCAGGAGTCTTGATCTTCATGTGGTGTGCTCGAGCATCTGCCATTGCTGGGAGAAGCTTCTTGACTTCCCCTTCGTGGCTCGTAAGCTCTGCAGCATAGAAGTCAGAAGGATAGTGACACTTAAGATAAGCTGTTCTATATGAAAGCATTGAATAGGCCACACTATGGCTTTTGTTAAAGCAATTGGAAGCAACCTGTCCATCAGCAAGAAGAAAGTTATGGTCTTTTTCTACTCCAATATCATAGACTGATTGATCCTCAATCCTTTGCTTTCCAACAATTTTCATACTTGTAGCTCCGTAGGAAGGCTTCCATTAGTTGCTTTTTGCGATTAAGGCACAGGGTCTCTGAACCATCAGAATCATATAGGGCTTCATAAAAAACATTCACATGTTTTTTTGCAAAGATCCTCCAATAATACATACCACTGGGATGTGAACTAATTGTTCCGAATCCAAAGTATTCTTTAAGCGATTCGCAAAACGCCTCGGAGGCTACAATATGAACAACTCCACCAGAACCCTCTGGCCTTAAGTAAACACATCCATCTCCATCAAAATACCCTCGAATAAAATGAGGCACAATTGAATCTTCTAACTTCGGAATTGCTTGAAGATGTCTTCCGGCAATGATTCCATATGAACGAAGTTCCTCTGACATTATGGCAGAGCTAAAGTTCACCCTATAGGCATCTTGGCCAGGGGGCTTTCGCTCCTCGCCAAGGATAAGCCGAACTTCTCCTGAGTATTCGATCGCTTTGCGAAACCATAAGACAAGTTCTTCATCAATAAGCTGGAGGGCGATGTAATCCTTATGAGTAACGCATCCATCTGCTGCCAGTAGGCCTAAAAAATATGCACATTCATAATGATCATATGCTCCACAGAAGAAGCTTTCATTAAGGGTATAACGGTTTTTCCTTCTGGTGTTAATATTAGCCTCTTGCAAAACACGACTAACAGAACGTTGAGATACCACAGCTTCCTTTGAGATGTCCTCAAAGGATAATCCTTCATAGTACAGTCGTTGGACAAGTTGTTTGTCCAGGTCATTTAGTTTATTATAAGGCTTCATTTCAATCTCCCCTATTTGAATCTTGCCTGTTTCAATGACAAGCATATCCCTATTCTGCAGGAAGATTGTTTCAATAGCAAGCATATCTCCATCGACGGTCATAAACTTATGATCTTCGGTCGCTCGGATGACAGAGCCATCCTCAAGCTTGTATTCAAAGACTTCTCTTATGCCCCTGTCATGCCACTGAGCCACCGGCTGAGAGTAGACAAGCCCATGCTCATCAATAGAATAAACAGAAACCTCTAGCTGATTTTCTACAATATGACCAATTGAGAGAGGCCCCTTATCGGTCAATACCTTAGTATCATATGACAAACAATAGTCAGCGAATTTCTTAATGATTTCAAATACTTCCAAAGCTTGATGCTTTGGATACCCCTTCTCTACGGAGCCATCAACAAAGTTTTGCTCCTGCGCTTGCATCTCTTCGGGCAGCTTCTTGCCAATCGCGCGCCTCAATAGATCAGCACCCGACAGGGTAAACCCAGCCATCTCCCTTGATATTGCTAATACTTGTTCCTGATATGTCAGAACCCCATTCGTATCCTTAAGGATTTCTTTAATGACATCAACAGGACTCTCTTCAATCTTCTTCCCCTTGCGGACAGACAGAATGGCATCTACCATCCCATTATCCAGCGGACCAGGTCTGTATAGAGCTGAGATGATTGAGATGTCATCGATAGACCTTGGCTTATATCCCTTGGTAAACCCAGAGATACCAGATGCCTCCAGCTGGAAGACACCAAAGGTGTCTCCTCTGCTGAGCATATCGAATGTAGGACCATCATCCTCGGGAGTCTGTTCCCAATCAATAGTCACTCCAGTTCTTTTCTCTATGCTACGACAGGCGTCTTCAATTACATCAAGTGTGCGGAGTCCCAGAAAGTCGAACTTTACAACGTGTTATTCCACTATTTCTAGTGGCACAGACTATATCATATTCTCTGTATTGATTCAGAGATCAAGGCGCTTCGAGAGGAGCAATACCCCCCCTACTCCGTTAGGATAGTCGTTGCACTTTCTTCTGTAATAATTGCACATCCATTAGATGTGTAATATTTACATAAAGACTTTGAGGAGCACCCATATTTTTTAGCTGCATAGTTACAAGCAGCTTGGATGTTTGGAAACCTTTGAACAAAGCCCCCAAAATAAAATAAGAAACAACTTTTGTCACTAGATTTGGCTCCAAGCACTCTATGTGAATGAAGCTTATTTTCTCGATCTGTAACCCATTCCAAATTGGAAAGCTGATTGTTGCTTTTATCTCCGTCTTTATGATTGACTTGTGGCTTATTATCTGGATTTGGGACAAATGTTAACATCAATAATCGATGCATCATTCGATCCACTCTACGTCCATCCTGATGAAGCAAGCTTATTCGACTATAGCCATAAGCATTTGGCCTCTCGGAAAGAAATTTTATTCTATGTCCGTAATCTCTGTAGATCCTTCCGTCTGGATGAATATAATACTCTCCCAAAATTCCTTCAGATTCTACCTTCTCAAATCCTTCTAACTTTTGCATAACGCAGCTCCTGTTTGTTGAGCTCCTATTATATCAATTTTGCAATACCTAATCAATCAAAAGCTTAGCACAGGATTGCCTTATGAGACTCGCTCACTTAGGTTCCCCTGTTAGCGCTGCAGATGCAGCACACCCCCTTTGCTTTGGGGTTCACCTTGTTTGCTGTACGGATTGCTCCATACAGGGGCTAATAAGCTAACCCCATCTTTTCGACCTGCTTGTCAGTCCACTGACTAACAGGCCTTCCATCATTTGATTTCCTAAGAGGAATATCTCCCCATAGAGAATCAATTCCGATGACAACTCCAGCTGCGTGCACCCCGTAACTCTTTGGGATTCCTTCCAGCTCTACAGCAAGGTTGACAACTCTATGAAAGTCTTTGTCGAATTCATAAGCAGTTCTGAACTTTGCAAGAGCCTCTCCGTGAGCCTTAACAAGCTCCCTGGGAGGATCCAAGAGGAGGCTCAAGGTGATAGCATGATCGCCCTGTCCTCCTCTTTCTTCGTCGGGAATTAAGCTAGAGAATCTTTCCAGCTCAGAGGGATCAAGTCCAAGGGTTCTCCCCACATCTTTGACCGCAAGCTTTGCCTTCATGGTGCCAATAGTACCAATCTGACAAACGTTCTGATGTCCGTATTTCTCTGACAGGTAGTCAAAAACCTTGAGTCGATCTCTCTTTCCAAAGTCAATGTCAAAGTCAGGCATGGAGACTCTACCTGGGTTCAAGAACCTCTCAAACATTAGGCCCCACTTAATGGGATCCACATCCGTTATGCCTACAGCATAGGCAATCAAAGAGCCAGCACCTGAACCACGTCCAGGCCCCACTGGGATTCTTTGACTACGGGCCCAAGCCACGTAGTCAGCGACTACAAGATAGTATCCTGCAAACCCCATACGAGAGATAACTTTCCACTCGTAATCTACCCTATCCTTATAGACCTGGTCATCCCAGAGCCCTCTTGCCTTAAGCCCCTTCTGGGCCCAAAATAAAAGGTAGGAGTTCTGATCATCACTCTTCATTTGAACCTCTCCTTCTCTCTGAGACCTCTCCATTCTGACATCATACCTCAAAGAAGAGGCAGCCCAAGCTCGTATCCCTTTAGCTCCAGGGCATACTCAAAGAAATCTCTTGCCTCGAGGGCCTTGTCATGAGGAAGGACATCAGAGAGCCGCTTCAAGCGGGCCCTCCAGGGCCGTCCAATAGTTCTGACAGACACGTTATTTTGATCTCGATTCCACGTTCTACGGTTCGCAAAAAGGAACCTATTTTTAGGATCTCCATCTGCATTCATATAAGCTTCAACAAACATGGCAATCTGTGGCCGAGCCTGATCTCCCCCGGCGACGTACAAGAGTATATCTCCCACTCTGTATTCATTCCCAAGTGAATCTGTCACTCTCCTGACTCGACGATCCTGCCAACAGTGTTGTTCCGCCACACGAAGTAGTAGCTTCCTTGCCCCGGGATTGAAAATTCAGTTCCCTTGTCAAATAGAACGACATCTCCAACATCTGCTGGGAAGGCGATTGAAACACCATGGTCTGTGACAAACTCAGGGCCAAGGCCTTCTACGCGACCTCTCTTTAGGCCGTCCTGTGTGCCTGCAACAAAAAGTCCAGACTTTGTCTGTGCGTCCTTCTCAAGTGTCACCATGGCGAATCCAGGTGCGGGGGTAACTTCTAACATGCTAATCTCCTATAGTTTTATTTCTAGTGGTTATGCCCACAGGCTTTTCCATGTACTAAGCACTCCCCTTTGTCTGAGGTGTGACATTCACAGCCTGTCTTCCATTTAAGAAACTCTTGGAAGTCTGGCTGTGCTGCAACATCAAGGGTGGGAATTTTATAGCTCTTACTTTGGTAAGTAATCTCTGAGTGAGAGTTGTCTCCAATCTCTACCGTCCTCCGACAAGCCTCCAATCCAAGGTTCCCATACTTATCTGTGAACCTCTTGATGGCTTCCTCTGGGGTTTCAACAGAGTGCTCTTCTGGAGGCATCTTCAGCCTCTCTGGGTCCTCTAGGGATTTCCCTAACTGCATTGCAAACAGGATGTCCTGGTTGTGGCTATCAGTCTTATCTAAGTAGTGAGCATCAACGGTAGCAACGAGGGGAATCTTTGTAGCATGATGAATTGCTATCACTTCATCATTAAGAATCTGCTGGTCAGGTATTGGGTTCACCTGTATCTCAAGAGATAGCCTATCTCCAAAGATACTATGCAGCATATCTACCGCAAACCTTGGGGATTGATTATTCTTAATGGCTGTATTTATGAAGCCGCCGAGGCAGCCAGACATACACCACAATCCTTCGGAGTTCTCTCTGAGCATCCTATAGTCTATCCGAGGTTCGTTATAGAATCCCTCAAGATTCGATAACGCAGTAAGCCTCAACAGATTATCCCAACCGGTCTGACTATAAGCAAGAAGTCCAAGATGAGAGGACTTCCCCTTCCGCCAATCATTCCCCCTGCTCTTTTGTGCATCAGGAACAACATAGAATTCATTGCCAGGGATTAGATTAATGCCATACTGCTTAGCGTACTTAGCACAATCCCACATCCCTGCCATATTCCCATGATCTGTCACTCCAACGGACTTCATCCCATGATCGGCACACTTTTTCATGAGCCCTTCAGGCTCAGTGGTACCATCTTGTAGGCTGAACTTAGTGTGCAGGTGAAGATGTACAAAGTCTTTCATATACTACCAATCATATCTATTAGAGAGGGAAGATTCCATCTGGAACTGCCATAATCTCAACTGGAAACTCTAGTCCATCATTGGCTTCGATTTCCAACCCAGCCTCGCTTAAGAGGATCATGATAGACTCACGAAGGCGCTCGTTCTCCTCTTCTGCCTCAGCAAGGTCAGCCTCAGAGGCTTCTAGGGTCTTATAAAGATCCTTATTAACTAGTCTCAGCTCTTTGATTGTCTTCTTTTTACTGCTCATTACATTAACATCCTTAAGCGAACGCTTTCGAGATCGCTTCCAAGTAGGGTGATTAGTTTATCGCACTGAGAACCAAATTCTTTGGTGTTCAGCTGGAAGCCCGCTGCGCGCACATGCCCACCTCCACCAAATTTCTTTGCTATGTCAAGAGCGCTATACTCATAGCGGTCAGAACGCACACTTGCCTTGCCTGTCACAGAATTCACAAAACACGCCACATGTCCAAACTGTCGAAGGATCCAAAGGATCTTACGATAGGACAAATCATCTTGAGCATCAGCAATTGCCATAGCAATTTGTAGCTGCTCTCCATTATGAGTGCCTGTGAGGGTGTAGATTGTTGCCTCAGCAAAAGATTCTAAGATAGAAACAGGAGCGGTGGGGTAAACCTTCTTTATGTAACCTTCAGCGTCTTCATCAGAAATATCTGAAGCCTCTGTAAGGATTGAAGCATACCTAATGACTGTGCTGGTGTTGACAGTAAAACCAACTGAATCTGTATAGAGAGACACCCACAGAAAGGGGTGAAATATCTCTTCATCAATTAAGATGCAGGCTGTTGCTGGGCACAGCTTCCAGAAGTTAATGACATTGTCATTAACAACAACAGTAGGGGCACCAAGGGACCCCTTCTTCGCTATACTATCTGCCACATCATCAGGGAATCCTGTCATATGATGGTCTATGCAAATAGTAGGAACTTTTCTAAACTCAAACCCAAGTCGTTCAGAATTCACTTGGTCATCCACTACTACCAGAGACGCATACTCTTCGAGCGTCTCTGCGGTGGCTTCATCCCCCTCATCAAGCATCCAACTTAACGTTGGAGGCGGTGGGAGGACGCAGTGAATGTAAGCCTCATATCCTTCGTACCTTAAATAGTCCAACACTGCAGCTGCGCTGCCTAGACTATCTCCATCTGGCATTCTATTTCCAAGGATGAGGATCGGCTCTGGTAAACCAAGGAGAGCAGACTTTAACGTCTTAACTCTATCCCACATTTATTCTACTCACTATGTTAATCTGGTAAGAACATGCATAGATCAGTCCAAAGCTTTACCGTGTGACCTTCACACGCGAACTTGCTAGATGTTGCAACAATTTCTGACCCAACTTTGATGGATTCTAGTGCCTCCTTAGCAGAGGCATCCTTCATTATTACTTTACAAGCAGTTCGGCCAGCTATAACAAAAGCCACCCACTTTCCTGCCTTCTCTATCTTTGCGACCTTACCAGTCAGAGTCAGTGTCGTCATCTGGCTCTCCTGCTTCAGGCCTAAAGGTCCTCTCGAGCTTATTGATGAACACCTGGACCTTATTTTCTAGTCCAGCAAGGGTCCCATCATGCACCCCATTGTTGTCCAAGACCTCAAGTATCTCCTCTTTGACAAAATTCCAATCAATCATCCTGTGTTAGTTCCTTAGGGGTAAGCCACCAGATCTTAAATCCTTGGTGGGGCCTAGTCTCTACTGTTTCAAAGCGGTCTGGGACACGAATGAAGGTGTCACAGTCGAAAGTCTCTGGAATCCCAGACATGATGATGAGGCGGCAGCTGGGGTGGTCAAATGCTTCTTTATATACTTGCCCTCCACCGATGACAAAGACAGTCTCTACACACCCAAAGTCCCCATGATCCATGGCTTGCAGTGCATCTTCAAAAGAGAGAGCTCCCCAAGCATCACCTTCGGGCGCATAGTTTTCATCCCTCGAAAGCACCACATTCACTCTGCCCTTTAGAGGTCTTGCCCTCTCGGGCAAAGACTCCCAAGTCTTGCGTCCCATGATTACAGCATTCTGCTTGTCAGGGTCTTGAGTGTGAGAAGTTACCTTCTTAAACCACTGAAGCTCCTCGGGGAGATGCCAGGGGATTTTTCCATCCTTGGCAATACCACCAGCCTGGTCGCAAGCGACCACTACATCAAAAAACATTTATCTCATCCTTGGAGGCAACCGAGCACTCCGTAATCTCAATTATATCAGACATCAAAGACTCTAAGAAGTCGATGTCTGGCTCCTTAGGCAGAGACGTTGTAGTCGCCAATGCAGAGTTCCTGGCCTCAAGGTCTTGGACCACCTTATGAACACGAGCCAAGGACCATCCACCCCTCCTGATCTCTATCAGCTGCTCTGCATCCTTACGGAACACGTTAATGGTTCCCTCTGTCAACATCTCGTTGCAGACCCTTAACAGTCGAATCAAATGCATGGCAAACTTGGTGTCATATCCATACAACTCCCGCAACCTAGCTCTCTCTGGATTGGCAGCCCTATAGGTCTCCATCTTTTTCAACTGAGACAGAGCATATCCATTGTATGAAGAGATTGCACGCTGAGAAAGAAACGCATCCCTGTTCTCAGCCAGCAGTCTTCCTCCCTCAGTGGAGTGCAAGAAGGACTTAGAGTAGAGAAGCTCTAAGATGTTGGGGTTACACTTAACCCCAAGCTTAAAGAACTTACGGATATCATAAATGACATACTCAAGCTCACATCCCTCTTGGATAACCTGCTCAAAGGTCTTAGAAAAGCCCTGGCGGTACACTCTAGGAGGGACAACAATACCCTTATAGTCCTCATCAGAGGTCTCAATATTTGTCCCATAAAGATGAGACCCGTGGATTCCATACAGAATCACACGGCCTTCATTGATCCATTCAATGGGACCATCATAATGGACCAGAGGTCTTGAAGTTTGCATCTTTTAAATTCTTCCATTCATTAGACGACCACATTGAAAAGAACCATTCGCCAGAGCGAATGCAATAGAGATAATTAAACCTACGTCCCTCAGCCTCAACCATCTCAAGAGAAGTATCATAAACACGAGCAACCTTAAGTGGCTCTTGGAAGTCCTTATGATAGTAAACGCTTACCTTATGGCTAGCGCCAAGAGATGTGATATCTCCTCCCTCAAGCAGGTCTCTAATATGACTTTCTTCATAGTAGAACCTCCAGAGACGCTCACCGTTCGCATCAAGATAGCCATCCCAGTGGCAATAGATAACGCTAACGCTTTGATCCTCTTCTAGGATGCCTATGGTGCAGTTTGTATTGTTCTTCATGGGTAGCTTCTTTCTGACACGGGGATATATCTCTGGCCTATCTCTTCTTCTCGAACCTCCCTGCCAAGATCAACTCCCCAGTGGGGAGCTGGGTACCGATAGGCTCTATGTCTGGGACTACACTTACCCATCCAAGCGGTAAGGTAACAAATGGTTACAAGCTTCCCCGAGGAGGAGTCTCTGTAGATTGTCATACCTTCTCCGTTTCACTGTAGTCTGGAACACTGCCATAGCCCTCCCAGAGAGCTCGACGAATCTCCAGATAGCCATTGCCATCTCGGTAGACATCAGCTTCTGATATAGACCAGAACACAGCCTTTAGGACACTTGGTCCGTCGGGACAGCAAGTGTATACAAAGTACCAAGTTGTTTCCCTGCTCATAGCTTACTGACCTACCATTGGAACTCTATCCTTACTCATCACTGGAGAGGTCCAGAACACACAAGTAAATGGGTAGGCATCTCCAGCCTTCAAAAGAGGGGTATTAAGTTGGATCTGATTAAAGGTGCCGTTCCAAACGCCATGCTTATTACGCAGCCATGTCTCTACAGTTAGAGGCTGACCGTCCAACATCACACTCTTGTTAACAACCAAACGCTGGTCCTCTCCTTCTTTTTTAAGGAACAGGACCTTAACAAGAGGGAGTTCACCTTGCATTAGGTGGATCTTACATCCATCTGATTCTTGAAATTGGTTCATGCTACCAGCTCGGACTAATGCTGACACAGAACTTAGTAGAATACTCTTTGAATCTTTTAACATCAGTTCGAGCATAGTATTCATTTGGCTCACCGCCAAGTTGTTCTGTCATCTCCGCATACCAAGTCCCTTCTTCTACGCTGAAATTGTAGGGCTCTCCGCTATCCCTCGCTTCTACTAAGACATCTGCATCTAAAGGGAAGTCTCTTAGACGGCTGATCAATTGTGCTACTGTCATAGTCTCTCCTTAGCCTTCCGCTTTAAAGAAGATATGGTTAGGCAAGTCTTGATAATTAATTTCTACATACTCAGAGCTATCTTTGGGGAGCTCCCCATCAGAACGCATGACTTCTCGAAAGTCATCATAGAATTGCTCCCCCGAGTTACAAAGCCACGTCTTAAATACTTCCGCCTCTTTGACTGAATCAAAATGAAGCGTCAGCGTATCAGATGTAGGAGTAAACTTTTCTTTCCAACTCATTTCTTTCTCCACTTATTGTTTGGACTACCAGTCGATGATAATTATATATTCACCAACAGGAAGAAGCCCTCTCTGGCACAGGTCTTCTGCAACAGCTTCAATGCTGGGATAAAAGTTTCTCTCCCACCATGTCTCAAGGAAGTCTATAGATGGTGGGGCCTCCTTGGGGTCCCTCCTGAGCCATTCCTCAAGGGCCACTCCAAAGAGGTTGTTATCCAGCTCTAAAGGAAGGCCTTTGCATCCATAGGGGTCATACCCCTTCTCTCCGTGGACCTCTAAGTGATATGTACCTCGCATCTTGCAACCACCTTGTTGCTGAAAACAATATGGTCTTCCATATGCTTCTCGTACAAAGGTGTCCCAGTTGAAACAATCGACTACTGTCTTAGTTACTGTCAAGAGGCTCATATTGCTCTCCTAAGTTGTGTTAAGGCAACCTTTAGGCCGGCAGCTACGCCCATAATATAGCCGTAATCAACACCATAATCCCAGGCCTCCCTTTTTCTTCCATCTAGAATGAACAAGGGGCAATCATCATCCATCTCTCCAAAGAATTCTTCTTCATCTTTAATCCGTTTTTGTATCTTGACAAGGTCAGACTTTATTTGATCAATGGCTTCTTCAAGGTTTATGACCAGCTCAGGATCAGACTGCAATGGGGAACTTGATTCTTCCATGGTGTTCATATCCTATCAGTTGTACATCCTCAGGCTCCAATACAGAGCCGTCCCTGGCACAACCAGGGTAAGGCATAGGCTTATCAGCTATCGTCACTCTAGGGAGCTTCAGCGGCTCTCTAGAGAGCATCTCTTTAACACCCTCGATGTGATTTGAGTAAAGATGACAGTCGGAAATAGTGTGAATTAGGGTTCTGGCTTTTCTGCCTAGTCGATTAGCAAAAATCATAAGAAGCAGAGCATACTCAGCAACATTCACAGGATACCCAAGAATCAAATCTTGTGATCGCTGCACCATGTGAAGATCCAGGAATTGCCCATCTGCACTGGGATAGAATTGTATGACTATCCCATGACACGGATAGAGGACGCCTTTAGGAGCGTCAAGGGGATTGAACGTTGTTATGATGTGGCGGCGCGATTTGGGGTTTTGTCGCAGAGACTCTAGAACGTTAGCAATTTGATCGTTCCCACCCTCAGTCCCATCCGGCCAATGTCTTAGTTGATGTCCATACAAGGGCCCAATGTCTCCACCCTCTCGAGCCCAAGGGTTCCAGAACCCTGCTCCCAAAGTTTTAACATTGCGCTCACCCCTAAGCATCCAAAGGATTTCTTTGACCGCACTAGCAAAGAAAGATTTGCGGATTGTGACCAGAGGAAAGGTGGCTCCATTGTTCAAATCATATCGCTTTTGGACACCAAAGATAGAGCAACGGCCGGTGCCAGTACGATCTTGATGGTATTCTCCTTCGCTTAAAACTTGTTGAAGGAGTTCTATATATTGAATCATATATGTTTCCAAGTGTATCTATTAACAATATTATTTATATTTGACCTAGTTGTAGAAAACATGTTAGCGAGTTCTTTTTGAGTGTGAGCATTCTCTTCCCACACAGATCGTATTTGTAATACTTCCATGTCAGTTAGATCCGATCTATTATATTGTTCGCCAACAGCAGTTTTATAAAGACCCTCTTCCAAAGCATGAGCGCAGTTTTCTTTAGATGTCATCCACTCTAAATTTATTGCAGCATTGTTAATTTTGTTGCCATCTATATGGTTAACTTGCGGTCTGTTTTCTGGATTCAAAATATAAGTTAATGCGACAATTCTATGGACAGGCATACGAGTTCGCTTGTTTGAATCAAACAATGTGACTCGATGATATCCTTTAACAAGATCTGGCTTTAATTTTCTAGGGATGTGTCCTACATATGACCAGATCTCACCATTAGCCGAAACTGCATAACGATCCTCGAACCCAGGAATCCACTTCATCTCTTGGTTCCATTCTCTAGTACATCTTGTACTAACTCTTTGTATTGCTTCACCTCAAGTTACTCCATAGCCGCCGATGCAAATCTCGTCGGACTTATTATTATTGAATGAGTAGGCAATAAGAGGGTCTCCTAATTTGCATATCTCCATATACAACTTGGCATAACCTTCTGAATCTATAAAGAGAAGCTCTTCATTCTCAGGATGGTCCCAAGAACATTCAATTAAACTTTTAGTTGATTCATCCCAACGACAACAAGGGTCAGTAAGAAAGTCCTCTGGATCCAAACCAGCTTTAACAAGCTGGTGAGCCAATCCTAAGGAAATATAAGACTCCTCATAGTTTTCGCAAGAACCCTTGAAAGCGGGCACCTGCTTCAGCCCCTTTTCATGAGCCTTAAGGAGTTCAGCCCTACTGACATTCATGGTCACAAGAACGGTATCAGTCTTACCATGGCCATCGTTAGACCAGTCTCCAATGATTAAAGAAAGTCTACTCATCGACATACTTCCATTTGAGCCACTTTCCAGAAACACTTCCCGTCATGGGCTGAGTGCAGACCATATCGTCAAAAGAAACAGCCGTACTATTCATAACGATAGGAGCAAAAGGCTTCTTGCGATTCTTCACTTTAGCCCATGCCTCTATCCGCTTCACCTCTTGAGGAGATACAATGCTAGGCTTAACCGGAGCATCAAGCAGATGCTCATTAATATCTGAATGGAACCTCTCGGTTCCAGAATCCCAGAGGCCAAAGAAAGATAGTTCCCCTGCCTCTTCATGATAGAATTCCACGTCCTCTAGATAGACTTCAAATATTGGCTCTAGACTTTCCATTTCTCCATGGTGTTCTGTCAGCGTATTCTTACGAATCTTCCAGCCGTGGCCGGGAATCTCTTGGATAATAAACCGAGCATCATATTCACGCCTATTCTTACGCACAGTCTTTACAAAGTCTTGCCCCTCAAAGACAATCAATGCTTTAGTCACGTACTCTCCTTTACGCTGCTCTAGAAGAGATCCAAAAACCTCAGTCTTTAGATCAATGCCTGAAGCATTAACTTCTTCATGAACTACTGTCCACTTTTTGGACTTGATAGCCTCTGGCTCACAGAAACACTGATCAATACCAAAGCCCTTCAAGGGCATGCTACATTTGTTGCATCTCATTCTTCACCTCTGGGACGAGGATTGGCCGTAAGCCAAGCCTCTACAATTTCCACCATTCTTTTGACGCCAGGATTCTTAGCATCACCTGGATCCCAGGTAAGATTCATCCTCGCACCAAGTGGCTCCAGCTCAAAGGGCTTGGAGTAATAGCTGTGATAAGAGGGAGAAAAAACCCACCAGTTCTCATCATAGGCATACAGTTCAGCGGACTCTGCTTTAGTAAACATCCCTAAATGAACAGCACCAAGGGCTTCAAATCTTTTCTTAAGCGTCAACGGCCACCACCTTCTGAATTCTATCGACCCTAAAGGTCCTCTTTGCATCTCTTAGCATGCAGTAGCCAATTATATATGTATTACCAAAGCTCTTATAACATCCCAGAAGCTTAACGCTCCTGGTGGTTGCCCCACGACTAGGAGAAAGGTATTCAAACCTTATGTTGGTCTCATTCACCACTAAGTGAGCCCAAAGAGGGTCTATGTTCTTTACCACGGGAGGCATGGTATAGATGGGAGCCATATCACGACGATCATCGTCATAGTCTGCCCCACATGTGGGCATATATTTGGCCATACTAGACTTACCAACAGCTGGCTCACAGAAGCATCTATCCATCATTGTGCCATTGATAGGCATATCACACTTGTTACATCTACTCATGGAGGAGCTCCTGCTGTTATTGCTTAACATAACTAATAAAGGAGTGGTAATGATTATCTTCCCAATTTGGAAGAGCTTTACTGGGACTGAAGGCCCTGCTGGCCTTTGAGGTTGCGGGCGGGTCCACAGGTGGGTGGAGAGGATCTAGGCTGGAGGGAGATCAGCTAAAGATCAATTTTCACTTCAGCTACCACAGGAGTAATCTTCACCTGAATCTTATCTTCTGACATTTCCAGATTAAGATGACCCGAAGGGATGTCCTGAACAATCCAGTTAGGACGCTCCAAGCTACCCTCATTAACACTCATCCAGAAGCCAGTCTCATCTGCCCAGAAGGCAATGCGTGCGTTCTTATTCATTAGAACCAACCTTTTCTTAGTTTTCTCTCTTCTACGACGTCTCCAAAGGAGACGGCTTTAATATTAGGATACTGCATGTCCAGCACAGCATAATAGGAACTCCTAGATGCTAGTGCTGGACCATGACATAGGGACTCAAGGACATTAACACAGATGTTTAATGTTTCAACGTCTAGGTTCTTCTGTTCCAAAGTCCACTCTTCCTATCTACGCCAGTGCTACCAAAACCTCCTCTGGAGGTTACCTTAGCAAAGGTGGCCTTCTCTTCCTCATCCCACGAAACCGTGATGTACGGCGTGAAGAGCAGCTGCGCCACCCTATCTCCCGCCTTAAACTCCACAGCCTCCTTCCCCTGATTCACAAGCATGATCTTGATCACATCATCTGGGCCACAGTAGTCTCTATCAATTAGACCAGGAGCGTTAGGGATGGTAATCCCCTTCTTGCAAGCCAGTCCGCTACGAGGTAGGACCTGGATGCAATACCCTCGAGGAGCCTTGATAATCAAGCCTGTGTCAACCAGATGCTTAGCACCAACCTCAAGAACAAAGGGGACGGGAGTAGAAACATCTACTGCCGCCGCCTCTGTGGTGCTCTCCTTGGGAAGGGGAGACTTAACTGTCTCCCCGTTGTAGGAAACGCCCTTGTTATAAATACTTACTCTCATTCAACAACCTCATTATTAACGAATGTATTATAGAAGACATCAGCAAGCGGGTGTCTCTCCTGCTTGAGAAGCTTAATGTAGCTCACCAAAGGCGAGCGAAGAGCATGCTCACTGTGGGCAATCTTCCAAAGCCCTGTGTGTCTAGCATCCTCGAACCTACCATATCTCTGGGCGCTGTCACCAAGAAGAATCAACTTAGAGTTTGCAGCAGGGCGTGTGCCCAGTGCATACATCTGTTGTGCATTCAAGGACTGCACCTCATCGGCAATCACGAGTGTATCATGCCATGAGATGCCACCAATTAGTTGCAATGGCAGAATCTCAATGTCCCCCTTCTCCATCATGGTCTTAAGATAGGCAAGACCATGCTTCCCTAACAGGAACTCAAAGTTCGAGAAGTAGTTCCCAAGATAAGGAAGGAACTTCTCCGCTTGATCTCCAGGTAGAGCTCCCAAAGGAGCTCCCACAGAGGACATTGGTCTCGTAAGAACAATCTTCTTATAAGGGGAGCTGGGCGATCCAATGCAATCCAAGGCAACGGCAAGAGCACAGAGCGTCTTCCCACTTCCTGCCTTGCCTTCTACAACGACACATGCAATCTCATCATCCATCAAAGCATTGAGGAGCATGTTCTGCTCCTTGTTGCGTGGCTTCAAGCCTTGCAGTGGAGTCTTGTTGTAGTCCCAAAGGACTTCAACTCTCTTGCAATCCTTTGACAGTCTCACAAGAGCGGACTTCTTAGGTCTGAAGACAGACTTTAGAACAAAGTTTGTATTTGGATACTCAGTCCAAGAAGTATTTTGAACTGGAACATTCAACTCCTTGCAAGCATCTTCACTCAACGTTCCGTCTAAGAGTTCCTCAACGGAAAGGGATCGTTCAGAAAAGACCCTATCGATTAGGGTCTCATCAACATAGAGGACGTACACACCGGTGTATGAATCGGGCATTTAAGCTCCTGAAATTAAAACGGAATATCGTCTGAAACTTCCGCTTGTGGGCTACTGGTTGGGAAATAGATTTCACGAATGTGAACTCTAAGCTCCTCCAATAACTCTGGTCTCTCTCCTAGGGCCTCTATAGCAGAAGAACGCCCTTGAACCCTCCAGCCCTTGTCATCGAACTCCAAGGCATCAAGAAGGGGACCTATCTTTCGAGCTCCTTCCTTGATACTTTCCGGAACGACATTAAAATCCTTTGGAGCGGCTTTAATCTCTTGGATCAAAGCCTTTACATCCTCATGCTGACGAAGCTTTAACAAGAGTTCCGTTCGGGAGGGGTCAACGTATTCGTACCATGCCCCTGACTTAAGAATTATGTCGTTGTCAGCGGCAAGGTCCAAGATTTCTGCTGTTCTGTTGATGCCAACATTCATTTCCATATCAATGTGAGCAACTCGGAAGGGAGGAAACAGCTTGTTCTTTACGAACTTGACCGTCGTCGGGATGCGGAATACATTTCCATCTGCATCCTTCTCAGTATCTGCTGCACTTGTCTTGCGACGAATGTCAATCCTCTGAGAGGCAGCAAACTTCAGAGCGTTGCCTCCACTAGTCGTCTCTGGCGAGACTCCCATAGATTTATCATCTCTATGGCTCGGACTATATCATCATCCTCAAACGAGGAGCCTTGCGCTTGGGGATAGTACCTATCTCTATCCCTACTCTACTCACTCCCATCTTTCGATGTGCTTTCGATAGTCTCTACACCTTCCTCATTTATGAGGCTTGGCACGGTATTGCCCATTATGAAGGGTTTCACCGTTAGCCGCCTAGAGGCGACACCTGCGGGTAGCAGTTCACAAGGTTTTTTACTTAACGTTACCGCTAAGGGAAACCCAGATGCAAAATCTAAGATCTTATTTTTGGCTTCTTCAATATCCGATTCACGAATGACAAGGTATTTAAATCCCTTGTCTTCCATCCATTTTGCCTTGCGCTTGTCTCTTTCGACAATCTTAGGTTTTGAATGTGCCCATGAACCATGAACGTCTATGTAAAAATTGCAACCCAGATAAAAGTCTATTGACCATTTGTCTAGGTTTCGTTGTGGGATATATGCTAGCCCAATCTCTTCTAGGATAAGTTGAATCCTATCTTCTAGCTGAGTGGAACACATATTCCTTCTGACTGTAACGCCAAGGTCAGTCCGTCGCTTTGCAACTGCTTCCGGTGTACAATTGTACTTCTTTGCAATTTTTACATGTGAGAGATATGGATCTCTCATTAGATCTTCTGCCTCTTTATTCCGAGGTATAGATCTCTTCCAATGCCTCTCTCGCTGGATGCCCAGTGCTTTTATCATTCGATAAACTGTTTCATCGGAAAGGCCAAGGCCCTCACAAAGATCCGTTAGTTTATCCTGATAGTGAGCCTTTAAGTACTCAACATGAGATTCATCAATTTTATTGAATTTATAACCATTTATAATCATCAGCAGATCCTCCTAAGCGGATCAATAACTGATGTAGTCTTAGTTTATGCAGCTAAAAGTTGATTTCCAAACATCACACCAATCTTCATACGAATTTGGTTAGTAAAGACAAGAATCGTACCAGTCTTATGGCAAAGTCCTACCAACTTACGCAGAGCCTGCGACATAAGCCTAGCAAGCAGTCCAACATGAGACTTGCCCATCTCTCCCTCAAGCTCTGCTCTGGGGAGTAGTGCTGAAACAGAGTCGACAAAGACCGCCGAGACCTTCCCACTCCTAATGAAGATGTCAGCTATCTCTAGCGCATCTTCACCAACATCGGGCTGGGCCACCAACAAATTATTAGGGTCTACTCCAATGCAATTAGTAGCATACTCTAGGTCAAGGGCATGCTCTGCATCAATAAATAGAGGTCGTCTGCCTTCAGCAACATAATCTGGATCATTTTGAATCTCTCTAAGGAGATTCAAACACAGGGTCGTCTTACCTGAGCTTTCAGGACCATAGACCTCAATGATACGACCCTTCCCGGCACCACCACCTGCAGCAATGTCTATCTTAATAGACCCAAAGCTTACCTTAGGAACCTTGGGCACAGTAGATGAGGAGAGGTCAAAGACCGCACCTTCACCAAATTGCTTTTCGCAAGACTTAATCAAGAGCCCGAGGGCATCATCTTTAGACATTTTCTACTTCTACTATTCCTATGAATGTGGTGTTCCTACCCTTGCCCATCCTAAATCTACCAAAGCCCATGCCTCTGATAAGAGAACGCAAGAGCTGGCTTAGCTTATCCTCTGTTACCACCCACTCGCCTGCCACCCATTTCCCCTTTGCATCTTGCTTGATAACATAAGCCTCATCATTCAAGGCAGCAAACTTAAATTCAAGTCCGTAGTTGTCCCATTTGACCAGGTCAACCCTTGAATCAAAGTCTCCCCTAACCTCTCCTGTATAAACTGCCATTTACTTTTCCTTTGCTTCTAGCCTATTAGCCAGCCTAAGGAGATACCATGAGGCTTTGCGCAAGTCTTTGACGGGAGTGCCCTTGAAGCGATAGCGTGCAATATATTTGACCGCACAGCCTGCATGATAGTTAAGCTCTTGGTCTTCAATGTAGTCGATACACTCAATGGAACCATTGTTGTAGTGGCTGGGATGATTAATCATCTCATCATCAATGAGATCTTTCTCGGCAGGATCTTCTAGCTTAGTCGTTCCCGCAGGGAAAATACAGCCACACTCTCCCGTGCAACATAAATTGCCAGCAAGGTCCTTGTCTAGAACGCCATTCTCGCAATTAGGACATTCATCTCCCTCAAGAGAAGAGCCTAGCTGAAGGACCGTCTTGCATGCTGTATTCCTAACAGAAGCAGTTGTTGCGTCTTCTGCCTTAAAGATAGGGACATACTGTTCTGCTTCCCTCTCCGCTAGAGCTAGAAGCGCATGGCGAGTCTCCACGAGGCGCTTCGCCATCCGCGCCTCGTCCGCAGCTCGCTTCTCCTCATCGGCCGCCCACGACTTACCGTCACCCATCATTCCACTCCTGTTAGTATATATCCCTTAGAAAAGCCACCACGTTCCATCTTCTTTTGAAGCCTGGCCTCTTGGATGGACGCAAAGGGAACGTCTAGATTATCACAGAGGGCATACAAGACTTCCAGAACGTCAGCTAGTTCAGATTCAATCCCAGCCCGGCCCTTCTTGTAAGGAGTGTGCTCTGAGGCTTCACGAGCCTCTTCAAGAAGCTTATCTATCAGGAACTCCCAATAGTTATGTCCTGAAGTTTCATAAAACAGAGGCGTCCTTCCAGACGCCTCGATAATCTCAGGAATCTTATCCCTTACTAGCTTACCCATCGTCAGACAGCTTCTTCGGTAGCGACTGGACGATATACCCAAACAAGTGACTTCTTGCGTGCGCTTTAGCCGCAAGCTCCTCAAGGACGTTTTCAGACCTGGCCCAAAAGCGCTCAGCATTCTCCCTCATATACTCTTCATCAAAGCAGTAGCCCTCAGGGTCATTCCTACAGTCTAGGAACTCAACCTGATCAGTGGCAGTACGCTCTCCTGTTTCCTCATCTACATCGTAGATAAGAGCAAGGGCAATGCCTAGCGGATGAAAGAACTGACGGTTCACCTCTTGAAGGTAACCCTTGTTTCTGACCTCATCAAAAGAAATAAGCTTCCTACTCATAGGTCCCCCTTTATCACAAGCTCAGCATCCAATTCATAAAGAGTATCTGATGGCGACAATTCCTTACTCCCACCAGTGCTCATATAAAAGAACCTCTCCCCATTTGAGGTAAAGATACAAAACAATGGAGTGCTACCGCCCTCAAGGCGGTATAGTGAGCCTGGCTTGCAATCAGCAATAGGAGTTGCATTGCTCTTCTCGTACGTAATCTTCATCATTATTCCTTTGGAATGCTAAAGTCCAGCTCGCAAGAGCCACCACCACAGGCAATATTGTCTGCAAGCTTTGTAAGATCCTCTCCCTCATAGAGCTGAGAGTAATCTACATCAACCATATTTTCAGTAAGGCTCTTCCATAGTTCCTCATGTCCTATAGCGGACAGTAGAAATAGGATGTCATCTGTGTCTTCAACATGGATGACAGCACGGATCCTCTTATAGGTATCCCACAGTAGCTCTGGATGCACCTTGGTGCCCTCTATAGCCTCTTCTGTGGTGTACCCCTCAAGTACCATCTTAAGTGGCATCATGACGTCGTGAAGGCTACCGTAGCGCCTTTCTATATGACGCTTCAAATGCTTAGCTGCACCAACGTTAGATCTACCAAACTGTTCCGCAAGCTCATCCTCAAAGACAATCCTCTGCATAGGGGCTTGCCTGTAGATGAAATCTCCCGAGCTACTCAAGAGAGAAAGCCCAGAGAAGAGCTTCTTGTTCTCATAGATATAGCGTCCGACGTCACCCCACTCATCAGGCTGAACGGTGCATGTATTGGATACATTATGCGTTAAGCCTTCGCAGGACATTGGTCTAGCTGTGCCAGGGATGACCCAGTTCTTTTGAATCAGTGCGACAGTGCTTAAGAATTGAATTGCCGTAAAGTGATCCTTTGTGAGAGCCCCCTCTTGAATCTCAATGGGGAAGCTAATCACATCATCAGTCTTGTTTGCACTCCAAACACTCTCCTCAATCATATGAGGATTATGTTCCTTAAACCACTGTAGGATGGGACCATCCTTGTGTGCCTGGACTCTACGAATCATTCTCTTAGCGTGGTGCGCGTGACAGCCAGAGGCTACGAAGAACCTTTCAGACAGAAGGACCGAACTGTTACCAGCAGGTTTTACGCATGTGGTTCTAGCAGCAGGATTGATACCAATCTTTGCGGCCCACTCTGCGTTTGTTTCACGAACAATCTCAGCCATCCTCCTAAGCACAATTGGATCTAACGACAACGTCGTATTATCCATCATCCCTGTCATGGAAACACCCAGGAGGGACTCTCTTTCAATGATGAGTTGTGAAGTTGCTGTTAGATATCCAGGATCAGTGTAGCCAGCCTGAAGGGTCCCAATAATCGCTGCATGACGTGCACATTTATATGCATCATGCTGAGAGGTCCAGGCAGAAGCATTCATTTCCGTAAGATTGCAGCACTGCCATCCACTCCGAAATGTATATCCCTCTGCGGTCCATTCATTTCGTTTCGTGAAATTAAGTAGGTCTAATGTATATTGTTCTACAACATCTCCATTTGGATCCAAGATTAGAACCGGACACATGCCAACTTCTACGCAAGGGTTGTAGATATATTCAAGAGATTCAACAAAGATGAACCCAGGCTCTCCAAACTCTCGGACAGACCTCATGAGTCGTTTGAAGTTCTCTAGGTTGTCCACTCCTCTTACAAGAACAGCAGAGTTATTACTCCTGCCACGCTGAGGATTATCAATGAACCAATTGCCAGTCTTTGCTCCTGCCATGAGCTCATCATCAGGAGAGAAAAGCGCGATAGAAGCAGAACGACGCACGCCGCCAGAAAGTACAGCATCAGAAGCATGCATAACAATATCATAGGCATCAACGGAGCGAAGTTCTGCCTGTCCATTTGCAATGGCCCTCTCAAAGATTGCCTTAATCTTTTCTAAGGCTCTTCTGAGAGGCTCAGGTCCTGGGGCGGTACCACCTACTGAAAGCTTAGCTCCTCGATCTCGGATCTCAGAGTAGTCAAATTCAGGCTTTGCAAAAATCTCTTGTGCATGATCAATAGGAGCTAGCTGAAGATAGTAGCTAACAAGATAGTCAAGCGCATCTGCCCATCCTTCGATGCTGTCTTTTATCGTAACGACCTTGCTAATCTGTGTGGGATGAGTACGGAACTTAGGCAGCTGAGCAACGTGATGCTGCTGCACCGAGAACCCTACGCCGCATCCACAGAGCAACATGTAAAAGGCTTCTGCAAAGAACCTTGGTCTGTCACAGTAAGAGACAGCACAGTTGTAGATTCTCATGTTGTGAGCTTCTACACCCTTGCCTCCAAATTGTAAGGCACGCTGAGAGCCAAGGAGGAGCTTCGCCCTTACAGAATCTTCTGCATCACTGACCTCCGCAAGGTCTTCAGGTGACAAGAGGTGAGCGTAAGCGTTGTCGTGCATGTAAAACATGCGACGGACCGACTCAGGCCACTCTTCCCTCCTGCTTTCCTCTCCATTATAACGTGCGTACTTTTCTTTGAAGTTGTAAGCGGCCATCAGGCCGCTTCCCTTTACCTTGGACATGCATGCTCCTCCTAGCGAATGCTAGGGCTTATTGGCGGAGGCCTTTGTGGCTTCTGTGGCCTTCGCAAGACTCTCTACATCAGCTGTTCCTGCCGCCACGGCTTGTGCCGAAGAAACTACGTATGCCGTGTTGTAGTCCTCGCCAGTTGTACGGGCTCGCGCAATGCTGCGAGAAAGACCCTTAAACATACCATCAGTGCCAGCGCCATCTTTATTGAATATGTAGGCGCTCTTAAACTTCAGCCTATCTTGTTCTGCTGCGACATCAAAATCTGTTCCGATGAAGACGAACTCCCACTTGTAGTAGTTCTCTTGATGGGCAATCATTTGTGCAACTGTCTCAGCTCTAAACATTTGAGACTGGTTCTCAAGACCGTCTGACACAATGACAAACAAAACCTTGTTAGGGCGCTCTTCTTCTTTCATTATCTGAAAGCGGACACCTGTATTGTTGATGGTATACCCAAGGGCATCCATCAATGCCGTCGCACCACCAGGACGATAGTCCCTCTTAGAAAACTCCCCAGCTTCACAGATGGGGATAGCATCATAAGTGGTTTCCATATTCACATTGAACTGAATCAAAGTGAAAAGGCACTTGCCACCAACGGCAGCCTGCTCAGTGATAAGATCATCTACGCCCTTGACTGTGGCACCAGCAATGGATCTCATTGATCCACTCTTATCAAGCAATACGATAACGTCAGTATAATTTTGGTCTGTCATTTAATTCCTTAGAACCCTCTGTTAGAGGGGTCGGCCCTTGCCATTTCATTATAGTCCTTAAGGCACCGTCTCTGTGTCTCTAGGTTCATCATGATATTGTAAAAGAATTCAGCTTGGATGTTATACCAACGAAGCTCTTTCCGAGCTGTGGATGTGTGAACTCGAGCTAACCTCTCAAGGACTTCCTTGCCGGGTGCACGAGGGGCCTTCTTTAGGACTGCGTCCCAATGCTTACCGCCCGGTTTATATTCACTTATTTCCTTACCGATAAATTCGCTCTCAACTCCCTCGACCTCTCCTGCTAAAGCCTTGGCAACAAGGGTGTAGTTAGCATGGAAGGAGGCAGCGGTGTTGTAGTTGTAGGCAAGTTCAATCCAAACAGCTTGAAGCTCCTCTGGGGAGAGCGTGTGAAACTTCTTGCCGGGGTCTAACACCCTCAGCTTGGTCAACCAAGCCATGGGTGACATGCCCTTTGAAATGACAGCGCCACCCTCTCCATAGAGCCTGCCTACGACGGCATTCTCGCTGAAGCTCCTTAGCCAAGCGTCTCTAAGTGCCCCAGATGATGGGTTCAGCGTAGGCTTATGTGCCGTATCAATGGTCTGTTGCACTTGTTCGCTCATTAAGGCTCCTCGTTTTCCTCATCTAAGTTATCTAAATCAAAGATTCGATCTAGAGTATCAACACAATGATAAGCATTATTGAGATATGTTGTGAAGTCAAAGGCTGGACCTGGATCTACCTTCCTTGTCGGAGAGGTATCACTATGTCTGTAATGCATATTCTTCTTGAGGTCCAACTCTAAGATAAGAGCAGCCAGCAATTCAACATAAGAGTCGGTTGCTTCCTTTCTGTATCTCTCCCAGCACACACCGCGAACCATACTGACATCAGATTCATTGATAGGCTCACCAGTCCAAGACCTTGCTATCCTAGGTGTTAGTCCATCGAGCTTTCCCCAATTGGAAAGGTCAATGCCGATGAACCATTGGTTGGGGCTTCCAGTAGTGTGACCATTGCCCATGGGCATACGCCCATTGGTCTTAGGCCATTCTACAACCTTACCGCCGAGCCTCTTAAAGGCAGCATGCCAGGCTCTATCGTGGATGGAAACCAGCTGATGAATTCTTCCATCTCGCGCAATGATAAAGTGAGTTGAGGGGGTCTTCCTCTGTGAAGTCATCCCCTGAATCGTTCGCCTTGCGGAAGGCAAGGCGTCATAGTGCGTAATGGTTCCATGCAACTGATTGCCAAAGTTCTTTTTGATATAGGAATGCATTCCCTTTGAGAACTTATGAGTCTTGTTGTGCTCCACAAGGAGATCGGCTTCATCCGAATGAAGCCAGCCCTCCTCATCAAACCAGAGGGCCATTATCGATTGGCGCGGCGTGTTGCATTTGCCTTATAGCCGGCCACCGAACGCCTCAAGCGTAGGTTCTCACTCTCAAGTTCCTGGAGCCGCTCCTGCGTTTCCGTTTGAGCTGCGCGACGACGTGTTCCATTGGCCTTATAGGCCCCTACACTTCGACGAAGGCCACGGTTCTCTACAGTCAAGAGCTCTCTATCCTCTTCCAGTTCTGTAACCTCTGCCTCAAGGCTTGCTGTGTAAATGATAAGGTCGTCAACTGTTACTGTTTCTGCGTTCATGATTAATCCTTTAGTGATGGAAGGACCTCTACAGAAGTCCTTCGTGCGAGAGAAACAATCCCTCTTTTGCTGTCTGACTTCTTGATTACAAACAACAACATTGGAGCTCCATCTTGATAGGGAAGTACCTTTATCCTCAAGGGAAAGGTCTTCTCAAGGAGAGCGTTTGTAACAATTCTAATTCTTTTGAGATGCTTCTCTGGAGTCTCTGCATCCGACCTTCTGTTCTTCCTAATGATAGCAACAGAAGAGTCGGCCTCTACCATTTCGCCAAACACCTCAGCCCCTTCTCTGCAAGCCATAAATGTGACCGCAAGGACTCCATCATCTGGCATGGCTTCGGCAAGGTTTTGAAGGTTCTCTAATCTCGTAGAGGTAATCGGACCACAGTAGTCCAACCAAGCAAGATCGTAAGAGGGGAAGGACGGAGCGAATTCTCTCGCCAGACCCAGCCAGACGTCTACGTCTGTTTCATTCACTATTACGCTACGAGCGTGCTTCCATTCGGGAAGAGTCGTCCCTCTTAGGTTATAAGCAAAGATGCTTTCCCTAAGATATTCAGCTACGTCCAAATCTCGTTCAAAGAGTTCCATTGAAGATACGGGATGTTCTTTTACTAAGAGCCTCTCGAAGATGGCCTCTCCTGCGGGGAGGCCTAGGTATGTGTCTACCCTCTTTAGGTCCAGCTGCGACAGCAGCCAATCTCTTGCCTTCTGCTTTGCTGGTCTTTCTTTCCAATCCATCTGCCTTCTTCAATCAATGCTATAGATAACATATTCAAAATCAGAATTTAAGGTTAAGTTTGGCTCAGCCATTTCTTTGAGGACGCCATGAATTCTAAATGACGTCTCTCTCGCCGCACCATATACAAAGTAACCTACTACTAATTTAGCATACTTGCTAAACAGCACCTACCTTTCCTTGACTACTCTTTTCGTTCGAGGCGTACCGAGCCAGACTTGAATAGCCAAGCAGCAGCCACCATAGAGGCAACGTCTGCAGAAGTTAAACTGTACTCCACCCCATGGTTCTTATTTATCCCTATGACTGATCCATTGGGATGGTCTACTTCAAATGGAATCTTTGCCTCCCCAAGGAGCTTTAGGATTGTTTGAAGCTGATGGTCCGTAAGGACAAGAGGCTCCCTATCAGGAGCCTTCTTATGAAACAAGGGGACAAGCTTAGTCTCTATGTCTGCCCACACCTTTTCTTTTAGCGCGGGCTTCTTTATGAATGTCGTAGGACTTGGCCACTTAAGGTCAATGTGAACACCAGGTCTTGGCGCACCATCCTCTGCATAAACCTTAAACACCCCAAGAGCATCGGCGAAGTCATCCCAACAGGAGACAACCTCCCATTCAAACCCTCCCTTGATGCTATCCCTCAGAGCCTTCGAGACTATCGAGAGAGGCTCCTGTTGATTCTTCTTCACATAGATCAGTATCTTCACGCAGTCCCCTTTCTAGTTCAAATAGCATTGCTTCTGCACCCTTGAAGTGCTCTTGAGTTCGATCAAAGGCCCTCTTCATGATGGTGTTAATCTCCATCGCCAGGCTCTTCCTCTTTATGGCACAGTCTTCAAGTGTCATATCAGTAGACTCAACGCTTAGCTCAATATTATTTCTATTCAGATAGGCTGCTAAGATTAGCCCATAGTACATAGACTCTACATGCAGGCCGGGAACCAAGGCATAGCAGGCAGCAACAAGTTGCGCTGCAGCGCTCTCCTCTTGAGGAAGCCTTTGGGCTAAAGCATGTGCGTCCTGTTCTGCGAGCATTGCATCAAAGACTTCCTTTACGCTGAGCTGCTTTCCATTGGACTCCAATAGGAGCCGAATGGCTTTACCTTCTAGCAAGTCGTAGTCTACTGTAGCGTCGGACATTATTTCTCCATCTCATAACACGCTTGGTGTAAGCAAGTCCCTTCTTTGTGCACTTGTTGCCAGAGGCATAGTGACAGAGGACCTTGCTCCAAGGAAGAGGCTTACGCCTCTCCCTTTTGCATTCATAATTAGACCAGTTTATTTTTGAGCAATTTCTTAAAAGAGATATTGCTCTTGCACCAGCAATGTTTAGATCAGCACAGGTGGAAAACGTTCCGCCCTCACACCAATCTTTTGCTGACACTTGGAAAGGACCGCGAATGCCGCCCTCATAATCTTTATCGGCATGCCTTTGCTCTTCCATTAGAAGAGCAGCAACCATCTCAGGATCCAGACCATACAGCATGCCTATACTCACACCTTTTTGGCAGGTCGCACTTCTGTGCTCTGCATCAGGAAGATGTGAGTAATAGCTGTCTGAGTATGGCTGGCAAGCCATCAAGGGAAGTGACAAAAGGTACAGCCACAATAGCAACTGATTCTCCTAAGTTCGATGGGCGCCCAGTATGTAGGGAATTGCTCCCTCCAACAGCGACTTGAGTCTCATCATATCCGGTCCCTTGATGAACACAGAGACTTCATTTGACTCTCCATTCTTCTTTTCCGTAAGAGATAGAATCCACTGAGGCTCGCCTCTAAAGTCATCTCCCTTTCGGATTCGGAAGGTCTTATTGTTTTGCTTTGCATTTTCATCAGGAGCGTGAACAAGTCGGATGTCTTCCTTCTTGGCAGCAAAGCCCCAAAGGACCTGGCCGATGTCCTTGTCTGACATGGCAAAGATCATCTTCTTATTGTCCCAGTCCAGCTTGTCTGAGTTCGGCAAGGCAGGAGCTGCCTCAACGAAGACCGCTCCCATCTTATCTGCCCAGCGAACTCCAGCATCCTTAGGATTCTTTCGCTCAACTTCACGATAACGTGGAGCGGCGATTGTAAACTGCAGCTGGCCTCGATTAGGCATGAAGAAGTTTACTGAGGGAGGGCGAAACTGTGGGGTCCTTACATTATCAAGGACCGCTGAGATCCCTCTAACTAGTGTATCAAACTGTTCCTGCTCCATTATTCGTCTGTCTCCTTGGAGTCTGTTTCAACTCCTTCATCTATATTGGATTCTTTTGTCCGAATGAAAAGCTCTCTGATTACATGGATTTGATCTGCATGTATCATTAAAGCTCCAGCCCAACTTGGTGAGCTTGCATAGTCTTCGAGGACAGCCTCCTTAGAGGTGTCTTCTTTATCGTATAGCACTTCACCAAGACCACGCATCGTTGCTGCTAAGGCGTAGGCAATCTCAACATCATGCAAGCCTTCTGTCTCTCCAATTGCCTTTGAGAAGGCAGTTGCCAAGGCTTGAGTGCGAGCCATGCTGAAGACTCCCATCAGGAGCCCATCCGCGCCTTAACTTCTTCGATCCACTTGTTGACAAGCATCTCGAGCTTAATGAAGGCAAGCTCTTTGTTCCTCTTCGGAGTAAAGGTGTCCACTGTGGTTGTAATCTGAGTGGGATGATGAATGATTGTTACAGCATTCACTCCCTGCCCCAGAAAATTATTCCCTACAATTGTTCCTTGAATTCCTCCGCCCCAACGGGGCGAACGATTTTCACCACGTCCAACGTTATCTACGATAGCGCCAGAGACAGTGCAGTCACTCTTGAGGAACTTGACGTCTTCAATCTTCATGAGCTACTCCTTAAAACGGAATGCCGTCCGAACCTGTGTTGCTCTCCTTGACTGGAGTCGCCTTCCTCTCTTCGAGAAGGCTTCCAATGATAGCCTTGCCAAGCTCTTCCCTCTTCTCTCCGCTGGTACAACCAACCTCTTCGAAGTACATCTTGTTGGTCTTCGAGTGAGCTTCGTCAGGATTATACTTTGGGTTCTTTACTCTCGGCAGTACAACCTGAAGGGCGCCATCGTTTGACTGCCAGACTGTGAACTGTGAGTAAACAGCACCAGCAAATGTTACTGAACCGCGTGCCTGAGGGGCGCGGTCACTACTGGGAGTCGTTGCATAAAATCGGACCTCTGTGATCCACTCTGGAAGTGTTGCCATCTTCATTCTCCTTTGGTGCAATCATATGGTTGCACATTTTTTTATAGAATTGTGAATCTACCGAACGAACATACTCAAGAACACCCCTGAATTGTTCATCGAAGGTAGACGGATCCTCTCCCTTTGTAGCAAGGAAGAGTTCCTCTTTGTACCATCTAGGTAGCGTCAATTTTTCATTATTTACCACAATGCCAGTGACAATCTGTCTCTGATAGTATGGCATAAGCTTTACCTTACGTGGGTGGAGCTTTAGTTCAATCCTCTGCAAGAGAAGATCGACCTCGCGCGCCACCTTATCCCTCTCACTTTTCAGGACGTCTCCTCCTGAAAAGGTCATATCATCAGCGTACCTAGTATAAGTACAGTCCATCTCCCCTGCTACTCTGACTAGCTCTTCGTCTATCTCTGCTATATAGAGATTAGAAAGAACAGGAGAGGTTGGTGAGCCCTGAGGTAGCACTCCTTCAAAGAAGCACAACTCATGAATCCAATCTCTGATGTCTAGAGGAAGCTTCCCTTCATTAAAGAAGGGAGCTAACTTTTCCATCATCAGAGGCCTTCTAACACTGGGAAAGAAGTTCTTAA